TATTCGATATTTAATCTATCTCCATAGGTAGCATTTAATAATTCCATAGCTGCACTATTTAACTCATATTTGTTATCTCGTAATATTAATAAAGGTTTAGTGCTAGTTTCTATTTCTTCTAATATTTCAGAAGTAGTAGATAATACTTTAAAAGTATTATCCTTTCCTACTTCTGCAAGAGTTGTTATTTTAATTTTCATTTCTTCAATGATGGATAAATTCTTTCCCAATGTGAAACAAACGATCCGTCTGGCTGCAACTCAGCCACTATAATTTTCTTATTAGCTAAATGCTCGGGTCTGGCTCCTGCCGTAGCGTCACCATTTGTTTCAAAATTTATACATAAATTACTGTTTTCGTCTCTAAATACGAATCCAATTGCATCACTTTTAGCTGCTAATATCCTGCCAGTTTTACCTGTTAAATCCAACTCTTTAATATTACTGTCCTGGGTTTCTCCCATAGTAACAATAGCCTTGTCTTTAACATGCCCTACCAATATAATATTAGGTGCACACATAGCAAGTTTTTCAATAATTTTCTGCATAGCTTCTCTGAGGAAACCATAGCCTGCTCCATGAGGAGCATGAAGGACATCATTATCATTAAAATTCGAACCAAGAGGAGACTCTTTATACATTTTAAGGGCAAGAGGTTTGGCAAATTCCTCTAATGCAGTAACTGTATCAATTGTTATAAACTTATAAGGATATGATGCTTCCTTAATAGCCTTACACAACTCATTAAGCTCCTTAATGGTAGTAATTTTTACTTTCATAGCTTCCACATAATCAGAACCTTCTTCTAAATCTATAATAAGATTATCTTCCAAAGTAGCTAACAAAGAAGTCTTTCCAATTTTAGGAACGCCATATAATATTAAATTTTTAGGATCTTGAGTTACTTTAGGCAATTTCTTTAAAGGTAAATCCATTAATTTATAATTTAAAAGTTGCTTTAGGAGTATCTGTTGTTTTGATAGTATCTTGTTTTAGTGTCCAACTAGGATTTTTATAAATTTCATAGTCCATAATCTCTTCAGGTTTAGGAAGCTCCTTAAACCATCCACACTCTCCATAAAATCCGACATGGTCTATTATATCGGAAGTACCAAATCTTGATTTTAAAAGAATACAAGCCAGATAATTATGTCCTATTTCCTTCATATTATATCCTTTATAACTAGCTAATTTAAATTTAAGAGGAGAATGTAGTGCTAATACTACTTGTGAATCTTCATACATAGCAGCTGAATCCTTAAAATCAGAAGCGTCGGGCTCTTGTTGCCCCTGCCTTAATCTCTCAGAATTGTTCGCATTTCTATTAAACTGCATAATATGAATTGGACTTATTTTATACTTATTTCTTAAAGAAACAGAATATGAAGATAATAAGTCCATTTCCTCCTTCTTACTTTTACCTGTACTAGCTCTTACAAGAGACATATGATCGATAATAACAGAAATTATTTGATTTTCGTTATTAGGTATATAATGCACAGGAGTAAAAGTACCGAATTTTTCTAAGTCTTCTAACACAGTCTTTTTATACTTCTCAGCGTTTAGAGTACCACTATGAAATATAATCCTTTCATCTAATAGATTCAAGAACGGAGTACAAGACTTAACTAATTCAAGATGTTCATCAGATAATCTGCAATCATGTCCTCTGGAGAATAACTCCTTATACGTTATTGAAACACCATATTTTTCAAATATATACATAGAAACCAGTTTAGCATAAATTTGTTCTTGAGTCATCTCCAAATTAAACATGATAAAATATGGATCTCTAAATGTAGATACTCCATTCATATATTCTTTTAACGGTTTATATATAAAGGAGTATAACATAAAAGTACTTTTACCAACGCCACTTTGTGCGGCTATCAAATAAGATGTGCCTGGAAGCAGCCCGTCCATATATAATTCCATTTTAGGAAGACCAATAGTTAATCCTATATTATTTCCATCTCTTCCTTTATCAATCAATTCATAAAAACGTTCTGTTCCTGTCATCATACAGATGTCAAAGTATCAAATGTTATAGTACCATTACCATCTTTCATTTCAGCGATACTCTCCCACATCTTACTCACTACAAAATCAGCTATATTCATATTAATAAGCCTACAGTTATTTTCCTTGGCCCATTCTACTAGCTCTAATATTTCACGGTGCTTATCTATATTCCACCCTATACTTTTGCCATAAGCGAAAAAGAATTCATCTTCTGAATTGAATTTCTTTGCAAAATTCTTGAGCGGAGCTTCAACACCATTAATAACACAGATACTAGGATAAGTTCTCCAAAACTCATAACCAAGTTCATTACTGCATTTCATGTGGCCAGTTAAAAAGTTCTTAGAAAAAGGAACGGTTTCAGGATCGAATGTTGAGCCTTTATCTGGAACTTTATATGACTTTAATATGACATTTTTGTTTTGCAGCGAAACAAGTATACTCCTCAGATCACATTTAGATGCTTCTAAATACTTACATAGATATTCAGAATGCCTTAACTCACTATTAGCTAATAAAAGTAATTCTATTATAAATAATTCTTCTGCATTTAGACCATATCGAGTCATCAGCAGTAGTTTATTATCAAGTGATTTTATTTCCAATTAAATAGACTGGTTACGTAGTTTCGAGCTATATCTATTTAATTGCATACAGTTTATATTCCTTTCGGAGAGTACCTATTGCATTTTATAAGGACGAAGTAATTTGCGCTCTAAATCAATTAATTCGTCTTCGAATTTTTCCATATCATACACGGTGCTGTCTTCATAACGTTTAAACAGCATATGCATGGCAATATATTTTATATACTTAAACATATAATTAAATAATTAAAATCTAAAAATCATTTGTTTAGGTTTAGTATTTATTTTAGGAGTTATACTTTCACCTTCTAATAATAGATGTAAGTTCTCCTCGTCTATAGTAATGTACTTACTATTTCCTACACTATTTCGGAACCATTGTTCTTCTACAGTATTCTTAATAACTAAATTGAATATTTCTACAACCTTTCCTTCTTGTTGTCTGATTGCTCGGCCTATTCGTTGTTTCTTGGTCGTTTTACTACTATTAGTACCTAAAATTATAGCTACTGATATGGAAGGATCATTAAAGCCTTCATTTAACCTCATAATAGAATGTACAACTCCACTATCCTGGTTAATGAATTCTTCTAAAGTAATTCTTCCTTTCTTCTTAGAGTCTTTTCCAGAATAAACCTTACCATATTTTAGCTTTTCAGCCATTGCAATTGTTGCACTAAAAGTGATGCACTTTTTATCTTGTCTATGCTCTAATATTAAATTGGTTAACTCTACTTTCTTAGGATGATTATTTATATATTGCTTCCTTTTCTGCAGGGTCCTAGTAAATCCCATAGCATGTATAAGGATCTGCCTATTTACTTCTTTAAAATTAGTACCATCAGACTTTTGTTTGGCTAGAGCAGCTCGTGCTTTCCAATCAGTAGCCATTTTCATAGCTACTCCAAAATTGAAGTCAAAAAAAGAGAAATGCTCAAGAAATTCTCGGTTAACCTTTTCATATTCTTCTATATCATCAGGTTCTATTAGAACCAAATACTCTCTATAATCATTCAACCAATCATTTTTGATGGATTCCTCTATTGTAACTTCATCAATAACGGGAGCATGTTGTGCTAATAATCTGTCCCTACCATCCAGCCTTTCAAATGTAGCAGTAAGACCTAATATTATCTTATATTCTACATTTTCAAATACTGAATATAAAGTAGGAGCAGCTACTTTTTGTATTTCATCAATTAGCAATAATGCACATTTATATTGATTACGCGATACATCATACATTGTGTGTACTTCTGCTTTTATATTATTATCTTGTAATTCTTTATCCCATTGTATTTTTATTGCATCACTTGGTACAACAATTATAACTTTCTTATTAGCATTTTTATTCTGAAATCTTTGAATAGCTTGTAGTCCAATTCTAGTTTTTCCAAATCCTGTAGCAGCTACTATAGTACCGACACACTTACTTTTTACCCAATTATCAACACATTCTTTTTGTCTTTTACTTCGAGAAGAATTAGGATCAAACATTTACTCCTTTAGATTTGAGAACAAGGCGTATTTGTCTCTCTCTTTCTTCCCACTGACTAATGTGATACTGTACATCGGACTCAAGAGAGAATAATATCCTGTTGCGTAATACTTCCAACTGCATTGTAGACAATTCAGAATATTTCTTACTATGTAATATAATCATAGCTCTCATTTGATCCAGAGTAAGACCTTTATAGTTAATCAATACATTGATATTAGGCTTCAAATCCAGATAACCTCTAATATAGTCTACTTTGCTAGTGTTCTTATCTATCCTCTGTAAGTCACTCTCAGTTAAATAAATTCCTTGTTTAAGTAAGAACGTCAATGTAATATGCTGCTTAGAAAACTTTCCTAAAGTATCCAGACAAGCAGCTAATACCGTACTTATAGTCAGTGTACTAAATTCCTTAGGACAATCGCCGACAGCCATTGCTATAGAATTAGTTTTAGGATCAACAGAAGGATTATTGTTTAGAAATTCTCTTAAAGCAGACATAAATACAAATCTAGGAGTATCTTTGTCTTTTTCAAGCCATCTAACAAATAATTCTGCATTACATTTATTACGTTGCTCCTTAATAATGTCAAGTAAAACATATCTTCCAGGATTCTCTTTATCCTTATTATAAAGCATTGTTTCACAATGATTGTAAAAAGTTAAAAGTTCTTCAGGAGTACAATCCTTCAGTTTCTTCTCTTCTTGAAATACTTCACCGTCTTTAATGACTTTTTTACCTTTCCAAACAAAAGAATTTATATCATTTTCCTTTTTACTAAGGGCTTCTTCGTATCTTTCTTTAATCATGTTCTAATCATAACATATCATATCCTTATTATAATATCTTGTTTCTTTATTATTATCTATCCACAGTTGATGAATCAAAGTACTATTTCTTTTGTAGGAGCTTGTTCTCTGACAAAGTCTAGAAAGTGAATATTAGTATATTTATAAGGGATATTGGTATCTGAAATACTATCGTACCAACAATCTATACCACCTTCCACTTCTCTAAACTTAAGAAAACCAGTATCTCCTATATTTAATTCATCACATTGCCAGTTGGGAAATCTAGTACACATTACATATTTATCATATAACTTATCAAAATCTAAGTTTTCAAAAACATATACTATGTACCCTCCTGGCTCATCGTGTTGTGCCAACAGTTTTGCTTTTTGTGTTCGTATATTCTTTACACCCATACTTAGCGAAATCACATGACAGTGTGCTTATACCATAAAAGCAAGGATATCTGTCACATTCTCTACATGTTCTATAGGGGAATTTATATATAATACCTGAAGGATCTCTTGGCCTATCTTTTCTCATTTAAAGATTAATAATATAGCCAAAGTAGCACTAAGAGTAACTCCCCCTATACTTACCCATTTTAAAACTTTTTGCTTTGACCTAATGCTTTTTAATTCTTTATCTTGTGCTAAAAGTTTTTCATGGGCCATTTCAGCGTAATTCTTATACTCAGTTAACTTTAATTCATTCAAAGCTTCGGTTTTTTGATAATTATCAACCAAACTTTGATAATTTGTAATCTGAGTATTTAATTCAATATTCTCAGCTTTTAATTTCTTATGCTCAGCAAATATTAGATTAGTTTCCTTTAGTTGCTGACTGGTTATAACTACTAGAGAATCGTTTAAAACTTTCGGATAAGTAGTCTGTGAAAAACTTACTATCACTGTCGACAGGCTGATTAATAATAGTATTAAAATCCTTTTCATACTGTAATTCTATTAAGCCTATATTCTGCTTACTACTGTCAATATTACTAAGTATTGTATCTCTTTGAAGTTTGAGCGAATCAATTTTAACATTAAGAGAATCTACCTTATGTATCATATCATCATATGGATCATTTTCTATTTTACCAGTAGAACATTTCTTCCAAAAGAAAAATCCAGTTATAATCAAAACTATACATATACAAAGTAATATTAATTTACTTTTTTTCGTCATTGTAAATGTACTATAGCATCTTGAATAGCTAACCAATCTGTACTCAATTCTGCTATCTGATTAACTGTTCTAGCCAATTCCATCTCTTCGAGTTGTTCTCTAATCATTGTATATATAAAATCTATAGCTAACAAGTCATTCTCCTTTTTGGCCTGGTCATGCAATTTATAAAAAGCTTCAGTAGTTTCATCTTCAGCAGTTTTAAATATTTTAAGAGGCTTCTTAAAGTTGCCATCTTCCATTACTTCCTTTACTGGAATCATGCTATAGCTATGAAGTCTATATCCTCTAGCTTTAAGGAAATTCTCAATAAGTTCAGCATGGTCTAACTCTTCCTTTGCATGATTTTTAAAGAATTCCGCTAGTCCTTCTAAACCGAAATAAGAATAAAAGTTAGACATATAATTATAAAGATTAGAATTATATAACTCGCTATTAATCTGATTTTCTAGTGCAGATAAAATACCTGCTTTAACATCTGTAATTTTAGGAGTAGTATTTTCCTTTTCCTCCATCAATTCTTCGTCTTCTGTGTTGCTATAAATTCTCATTTTTTATTTCAAAGTTACTAAATTTTTTTCAATTTAAGGGGATTTAAAAATTTAATAAAAGTTAAAGTCTGAATTTAGTAATTCCTTTGGATACAGATTTTACTACTGCCCCACGAGCTAACCTATCAGCCATCTCATTGTATTCAACATTACAATGTCCCTTAACTAAAATAAACTTTACTGAAGAATGCTTAGTAATAGCTTCATCCAATCTCTGCCATAAGTCAGAATTAGACTTTTCTTTACTCTTCCATCCTTCGTTATAAGTGTTTACTACATAAGCAGAATCACTATATACAGTCACATCACTACTTACTTTAATTGAATTTAAAGCTTGTAATACTGCCATCTGTTCCATTCTGTTATTAGTAGTATTCTTATATGATTTTGTAAATTGAGCTACTATTTTACCCCTGTCATTTAATATAACAAAACCTATTCCTCCAGTATTTTTCTGAAAGGAATAGGCTCCATCTGTATATATAGTATAGGTACTCATATTATTTATCTAAATCTTTAATATGTTCGGTCTCTATAATAGACAAATTAACAAACTTACTTAAAGAATCAATTAGAGCGTTCTCTTTAGACCTATAATAATCCACTATATCTGTTAATACAGCAGTAATATAATCAAAGGCTTTCTTGTCACATAATGACTCTGTAATACGTACTGCTTTTGTATTATTAAAAAGATCTCCCTCTTTAAGTGTTACTTTTGAAGTAAATTGTTTTCTAATATATAATACATCAGCTTGATTACGAAATTGTACATTAGAATACTTCTTTTCTAACAATTTCTTTAGATTTTTCGCATCAACATTATCGATAGTAAACACTATCCATTTTTTGCACACTGTAATCTTGTCACTACCAAAGAATTGTTTATCCAATTGGTGCATTTTAATCCTCGGTAATTCTTCTGGATTTTCTTTTAACATAATCTTAACTTTTTACAATAAAAAATCTCCGTTAAAACTAACGGAGATTATAATTATACAAATAACATTCTAAAAATTTGACCACCATCTTTTTTAAAGAGTGTTTCGTCTGCTCCAACAACTTTATCTCTTATACCCGATAAATATGTTGCATGTCTATTCCAAAAATCATTGTCCATTTTAAAGCGTCGTCTAGTCATGTCTCTAAATATAGCATAAGCTTGTTCGTCAGTTATATTTGGACTGTTATTAATAATATCATTATAAATATCAATTAACTTTCTTCCATTACCAAGACCTGCATCACGATTTAATCTGCCCATTACATGATCTGCATCTACTGTATAATCCTTTCTAAAAAGATTATTAACAGCAAATTGATTTGCAAGATTTCCCCAAGTTTTATCTCCAGCATATTTTCTATAGAATTGGGCTCCTCTATACATTTTATCTCTACTATTCAAAGCCTAATTTAAATATATTTTATCATCGTCTTCTCCCTTAAATTCACTATATGCTTTATATCTATCTAACATGGGAAGTGTAGCTTGACCTCTCATTAATTGATTAGCATATTCTTTACCTTTAGCATCAGTAGTGAGATATTTATTAATTAAAGCTGCAGCGCCTGCCACATCATTATCATTTCCAGTCCAACTACCATCATCACCAAATAACGATTTTTTCTTATTTCCTGCTATATAGTTTGAATTAACATAATCACGTAAACCCTAATTTAATCCAGCAACAACCTTAAATTCATCTGCGGTATCAATATTACCATAGATATTAGATAATGATTGCAGGCCATCAAAATTATTACCCCAAGGAGTTCCTTCTTGCCACTCCTTATAAGTATAAGCACCATTATTAACAGTAGGGGCAGGAGCAGAATTAGAATTTAATCTAAAAGCAGTACCACCAGCGGTATTAGTTAATCTAGAGTCAGGCTATGTTCCTGCCCAATAAATCTAATTAGCTGCTAATTGAAAAGGCGATGTACCATCACCAGGATCGTAAGTCATCCACTATGGGGTAGATACTTTTCTTCTTTTCTTTCCTTTACCAGTATATGTAACTTTTGCTGGATTTACTGTTAATTTAGTAGGATCAATTTTTGCATAGGTTCCATCACTTTTTTTATAATACATATCATTGGTATCATCTTCATCACCATAGAATCCCTTCATTAGATTATAATTTGTTCCCTATTTTCCAAAAAATGCGTTATAGTATGGATTGTTTTTATCTATTACGTTATAAGTATAGTCTGCCATAATAATTTAATTGTTTTATTTTGTTTGTGTATTGTAACTTCTATTTATTCTGTGCAAGGAGCTTAAGTAAGTAGAAACTAAACTAGATATTGCATTATCATTTAATTTAGTATCACTAACTATAGCATTTGCTACTTGATTTGGATCTAAGTCTGTGGCTTTATCTTTACTGCCTTCTTTTTGTGTTCCTAATACATCATCAAGAAAATCAAAACTTCTAGTAGTAGTAGAATCAGTACTTGTAGTGGAACTAGTATCTGTACTTGTAGTGGAACTAGTACCTGTAGTAGAATCGGTAGTCGTAGTAGAACTAGTACTAGAAGTACTATCAGTGCTAGAAGTAGAAGAAGTAGAATCAGTACTTGAAGTTGTACCAGTAGTAGAACCTGTGGAAGTAGTACTTGCTGTACTACTTGCACTACCTGCACTACCTGAAGGGACGCTAGCTTTATTTAAATATACTCTCCATTTTCCATTTGACGCTTTTACTAAGGTTCCTTTTATTCCATCTTTTCCTACAGCTAGTTCGTTTTTTAAAGATTTACCATACTTATAAGTTATATCAGTATCTGTTATCTTTAATCCTTGTCTTCCTGAATGGGATTCTTGTTCTTCTAATTCAGAAATATCAAATTCAATATAAGGACCTTGACTGGAGGATTTTATAAGTCTATATGCAGGATCAGTGCGAAAAGTCTATTTTAACCAGTCTGGATTTTTAACAAAATTCTTATTTAGCCATTCATCGAAGCCCTCTAAATACATTCGATCACTAGCTCCCTTTCTCACATCGGAACTTGTTTCCTACCCAACTTTATTATTCATTAATGCATACTTCTTTTTTCTGTAATATGTTCTAAGAGGACTTTTATCATATATACGAGCATATCCTATTTTATCAAGCTCATCTAAAGTAGGTACAGGTATTGTTATTGTACTCATAAAAAATTGTTATTTGTATTTTATTTTAGTATCTCGGCTGAGAATCGAACTCAGATTATTGGTTTAGAAGACCAAGGCTCTATCCATTGAGCTACCGAGACATCAGCAGTAATTATTTACTGCTATGATTATTAAAGCGTAAAGTTAGGACCTTTACTTGCTTTATAATATTTGTTCTCTTTAGGAAGACCCATATCAATGATTTGTTCCAGAATAATATTCCTATCATCAATAGGCATTCCTTTAAATAAAGATACATTCATGATGTCACACAGACTCATATCAGTCTTCTCTAGCATAGTAATCCTTTGCATAGTTCGATATGAACATAAACATTCAATACCACACTTTTCTGTGGTTTCTCTAAATTTATGTACAAAGTTAATCAATTCTGTGTTATTTTCACAAATATTTTCCTCAATTTTTTGTGAATAATCGATTTCGACTAATGCAAATCTATCCAGAGAAGCAGCATCGATGCAATATCTACCAGTATAATTGTTATCTGCTCCTTTACCTACAGTATTACCTGCAGCGATTACTCTAAAATTCTCGTGAGCCTCGACTCTACCTGTAGGAAAATCGAAATAACCATTGGCAATGGCGGCATTAAGAATAACTAATACTTCAGGAACTGAAGCATCCATCTCATCCAAGAAGAATACTCCACCCTTAGTAAACGCATCATAGAACTGAGTCTTTTGATAATTACCGTGAGCATCAATAAATCCAGTTAAACGATACTCTTGGGTTACAGCATTGGTAAAATAGAATTCAAATCCAAGAGCATCTGCAACTTGCTTACAAATAATATTTTTACCAGTTCCACTCTTACCAGTCATAAACACTGGAATACCGAGATTGACCATGTTTAGAATCTCATCAAATTTCTCATGAGTTACTCCTTCAATCTTTCTAGTTTCAGTAGGGGTTTTAATCTCATGAATCTGAGGCAATACGCCATAGATTTCAATAAGTTTTCTAGTTAATTCTGGTTTAATAGCTTCTACTATAGACTCAATACCATCACCAACAACAGTATCAATAATAGTCTTTTGAATAGCTTCTACTACTTTACTGGCAGAAGTAGTATTTTTACCTTTTGGGGTTTTAATTCCAGCTGAAATTTCTTGTTTAATTTCATCTACAGTTTTCATCTATCTATAATCTTTTTACAATTTAAATATTTTAATAATTCTTCAACATCGTAATTATTATTTCTAATCCAATAATTACTTACCACAAAGTTATCTTCTTTTTTAAGATGTCTAACTACTTTCTCATGGTCAGTAATACTTCTCCCATATCCAAAAGTCCATCCATGATCTTTAATAAATGAATTTGTTTCAATCCATCTAAATCCTATTCTTCTTAACATGGAAGGATGGGTTATGGGAAAACAAATCTTTAAAAGATCGAGTCTTTGGCCATAGTTTTTAAGGTTAACTGTAGGAAAAGCTTCTTCGTCACCATATTCTGCTGATACAAAAGCTAAATCAAGTTTCACTTGAATACCATTAGCTTCTATGATATTTATTGCAGTTAACATTGTTACTCCTGCTTTAATAAAAAAGTCAGGATTCTCCCCACAATTACCTGAATTAGTATAAACAATATGCATAGTTTTTTGTTTCTGTGGTATTTTATGCACATTAATCATACTATTAGGAATATTTTGTATTGCATTTGGAACATGTGGAATATATCCTACAATATCTGAATGAGGAGCATTTTTATTAACAACTTGAAATTTATTATACTTCTTAGCAGTTACTTTCATTTGATGTTTAATCTTATCAAGGTGCTCTTTATAACCAAAAGTTAGTAACTTTTTAGCTTCATTGTAGTCAGAAGTACAGTACCATCCAGCATCTTCTATACTTTCACTGCTTAAAGTATGATTTTTAAATACCTGATTAGGTTTTCTACAATCTAAAGTTTTAAGTAAGTTATTTACACTTGGAAATTCTTCAGTATATACATTCATAGTAATAATATTAATCTCTATATCTGGCATCGCCATGATTTATAATACCTAAGCCAGACACATCATTATTAATTTCTTTTGCCTTAGGTTTTTCTTCATACTCAATAGTGCACAAGGTTTGAGCTACTTTATATAAATCTTCTAGCTCTTTTAGTTTCTTTTCTTCTGTAAAGATAGTTTGTCTTAATTTCCAAATACTATCTTGCAAGGCTTTAATAGAAGTATTTAATTGGATGACATACTCCTCAAACTTTTCCCCAGTCATCATGGGATAATTAGATGTAACTTTCTTTATCTTCATCATATTATTGCTTTATATCCACATCTACTGCATTTATACTTATATATATAATGATATCTATCTTTCATTCCAGTAGCATGTGGACGTAGAATTTTACCACACTTAGGACATCTTATAGATGCCCGTTTATTTCTCCAATGTACGGTCCAATAAACAAGTAACCCTAGTAAGGACCATCCTACTAGGGCTAATATTAAATTTTCCATTATTTATATAATTTACTCTCCAAAAGCTACTTTATATGCTTTGTCTAAAAGTTCTCTAGATAATGTGCTACCAGTTTCACTTTGAGCCATAGCATCAACAAATGAGCATAATGTCCATTTATCATCAGTATTAATGATAGCATTAGGATCAATGCCTAATTGTTTACATTTATTAGTAACATAAATTAACCTCAAAGCAGTTAATCCAATAGGTTCATTCCTTCTATAATATTCCTGCATTCCATTATTCATCTGAGGAAAACTCCTATTTCCATATCGTTCTCTATAAAGACGCATAGTAGATGCTACTCCATTAACTATATTATCAAATTTTCCAGCTTTCTAACCATCTCCCATTTTTTGTAATCCAACAGCCCCGACAGCATATTCACTTGGAACTGAAATATTACATGGATTATTATTTTCTCCACCTTTAGCTTTTAATACTGTCTTCTAAGAATAAGGAACTCTATCAAACGTTATTACCTTTCCTGTAGTATCATTTAAAAGATCCTCAAACTACTAATAATTAATTATAGGACGGGTAGTAATTCTTCGTGCATCGTACGTTTTTACTCCTTTATAAGGAGTAGTGTTAGCATATGGATATTTACCCTCTGCCAATTTCTTATCAGTACGCCCTCCCTTAAAATCATATTTTCTAATACCTACTGGATTAGACTTATATGGCGGTTCCTTTTTAATTAATTTACTCTTTTTAGTAGAATTATTAGGAACAAGAGGTTTAAAATTATTAGTAATATAATCAAGTGGCGTCATAAGCCATTGGCTTGTGTCAAGATAATTAGGATCAATATTAAGAACCTTTAATAAATCAGAATTAACAGATTTGAGGTCACTAGATTTATTTTGCTACTATGTAGACACATTATTTTGTGTTATTGTCTACTTCTATTGTGTTGTTTTCTATTTTTTAGCCATAATTATCCTCCAAATGCTATTTTATATGCTCTATCTAAGAGCTCTCTAGATAAAGTACTTCCTGTTTCGTGTTTGGCTGTAGCAGCTACAAATGAACATAAAGTCCATTTATCGTCGGTATTAAGTTTATCAGATGGAGAAATTCCTAAACGTTTACAGTACTTAGTAACTGAATGTAATCTTAAAGCACTAAGATTAATAGATTCCCCCCTATGGTAATGACTTTGCATACCATCGTTCATCTAAACTACATTCTTTTTACCATATACTCTTCTATACAAGCGCATAGCAGAAGCTAATCCGTGTTCTACACTATCATATACAGCGGCTTTTTGTCCATCAGCCATTTTAGCTTTTCCAACATATCCAATAGAATCTGTGGGATTAGATATATTACAGGGATTATTATTTCTACCTCCAGCAGTCTTTTTATTTATAAATGTTTTAGCATTATTAGGAACTAAATCAAGAGTCTTATAATTAGTACTAGTATCTTTTAATAATTGTTCATACTAATCGTAATCTATTATTGGACGCGTGGTAACTTTTCTCATATCATAAGTTTTAATTCCCTTATATGGAGTAGTGTTTGCATATGGGTATTTACCTTCAGCTAACTTTTTACCAGAAATGCCTGTACCTCCTGAAGGAAGAGGAGTACTTCCACCGCTAGAAGTATTATTACTTGTATTTTGTGGCTCTACTTGACTCTATGTATTTAGACTTACGTCAGTACTAGAACCAGCGCCAGCGGTAGGTGCGGCAGCACCAAGAGCTAAACTAGAAAGATCTATAGGATTACCTTTAAGTCTATTAAATAAATCTGAAATATTAGTATACTAAAAATTTCCTCGTATAGGAGAACCTATAGAATCATTCTGTAAATCCGATTCATCATCTAGGTCAAGCCCCCAAGAACTGGGGGGATTCCAAAACATACCGTATTGTGCTTTTCTTATAAGTTTCGTCATAATTTAATCGATTAAAAATAGAACCTCTTGAAGGATTCGAACCTTCATTTCTATATCTAGTGTACTGCCTTTGTACTAAAGAGGCACCTTATATGCTTCAGGTTTTTATTTATGCTGATTACTCAGCAACTACTGTAGAGTCAACAGAAACTGAATCAGCTACAACTTCTTCTACCATAGTAGAATCAGTATTAAGAGAATCAATGTTGCTCTTATTGCTGGTAGTACCTTCAGTGTGGCAAGAAGCACAAGCCATTGCTACAGCAGCAATCATAATAAACATAAATTTCTTCATAAATTAAAAATTTAAAAAATTAAACAAAAATTTAGCACATAAAATGCTTTATCTTATATATGGCACGTTTAAATAATCTAATTATGTATTTATATACATATACGACTGCAAATTTAAGTCTATTTTTTTTATAAACCAAATATTGCACCTTGGAATTTCCACCTGGAAGAACATTATATCCATTAGGAATCATAGTATCAAACTCCTCAATATACTGTTTTTCAAAGAAATCCAATGCTTTATGAACATCCTTATATGCTCCAGATATTCGTTCGAGTACGGTATACTTAAAATTAAATATACCGTACCTACGAATAGCTTTATCAATGCGTTGTTTGTTATTAGTCAAATGTTCTTTGAATCTTTCTTTTTCTCGAACAGTTTGACCAATATACTTTTTACCATTAATATTATTAGTAAAACAGTATATAACACCTTCAATCATGATTTTCTTCTAGTTTTCTTTGCTCGCTTCTCTCTTCGTTGAATTTCACGAATCAATTTGTTATTTAAAATACGAACAGCATTATATACTTTCTTATAGTTATTGTAAAACTCAGAATCTCTAAGTCTAAGTCCTACACTCATTAGCTCATTATTACCTGCTTTATATAATTCAGCTTGAGCCTGTTTTAAATTAAAATCATCAATCATTTTCTTCTTCTTCTAATTGATACTCATCTCCCCATTCTGAATCATCTGGAATATCAATATCTTTATCAAATACTTCTTTCCAGGCAGCCTTAACTGTGTCTCTATTAGAATTGGGACTGTGAAATACTACTCCTCCTCTAAATTGATTTTCTTCACGAAGACCAAATCTATAAAAGTGTTTGGCTTTATCTATATAATCTTCAATAGTGTTATATGCTTCGTCAAGAATCTTATCGTCTTTTATTATTTCTTTTAAGGCATCTTTTAAAGAAGGCAAATGTTTATAATTTCTACTATAAAAACCATTATCATCCTTTTCATATACTTCAGTTATGCAAGCATTATCTACATTATTTATATATCGCGATAATGCATCTATATGGTCTTCCCACACTGTACTAATATTAAATGCATAACAGAAGTTATCTACAATCATAGTTTGAAATTCTGCAGGACAATAATAAAAGTCTAAGGGATATAGATATTTCTTACCGTCTTTACCTGTCAAATAGAAAGCATCATTAGCTTTATCCCCTTTATGCTCTTCCCGTAATTGCTTACATTTAGGAATAATATCTTTCATGAAGTCTACCTCTGGATAACTCATATTATATAATAATGCTATAGTATCATCCACGAGATTAGCTATGACTTCAGTTTTATTTTTATATTTAAAAATATATTTCATATTAACTATTTTTTAATGTTTCATATTCTTTTTTCACATTAGGCATTTCAAGGGATATATCTTCAAAGAGTTTTATTTTTCTCTGTAAGAATGCTAATCGAATATCTTTGTTCATTTGGCGTCTTTTATCTTCTAAAGAGATAATTTCATCATAAGTAAACATTCCATATTCTACGCATAATTTACCGAATGGAGTTAAAGACTTAGACTCTTCATTGTATAACCCATATGACCTATTTTCCAAGATTGCTTTTGAACGAGGGCTATAAAATAATTCTCCACTCTCATCTTCGGCAATAAACATTATGAGATAATCCTTTTTATCTCCCTGACTTACGAATAAAACATATCCATTTAGATCAACTGGTTCAGATAAATCAACAAATTTATCAACTTTCCAGCCGTCTAAGTCATTTAATTCTTTCATTTTAATTCAGCATTTAAAGCATCTTTAATTTTTTGACAATTTTCACTGTCCTTTCCTCCAATATGCCAGATTATATTTGCGGTCTTCTTTATCTTACGATATTCTTTCCAATCGTAAATATAACCTTTAATACCATCAATAGTTTCTACTGCCCATTCATATTGGGTTTTGGCATCACTGTCTTCCTCTACATAAGTAGGAGGACCTAGTAACTTCTTTAGTTTACTATAAGAGGTATTTATAGTATAACCGTGGAAACTAGTTCCAACTGGTTGTTCAGTACATATTTTAATTTGTTTCATAATTTAAAACAGATCTTCTAATTCTTTGGGAACTTCTGGAGCATGGTAAAGTTCCCAGCCTAGCCAGGCATAGCCTGCTATCCATATAACTAATACTATTATTGCGCCCATATTCCAAAATGTGTATCAATTGCATTTTCGCATACAAAATCTTCTTTAGATTCTTTAAAAAACAAAAGAGCAAACTCAAGTAAATTATTCACACGAAATGTAACAAGTTCGTCGTGCTTATCATTAAAGGCTATAACAGCGCGTTCAGATTTATCATCATTTTTCCATCTTATAGAAACTTCTACAAAATCAGGAACTTCTCCAAATTTTGAAATAATTTCATTATACTTAGAAGAAAGAAAATGATATACTTTGTTGATGTTATCCAAACACATATCCAAACCTGAGTCTTTTGCTTCTGCTAATTCTCCTTCTATAAAGATAATACTGACAGTATACTCATATTCAGAATCAACACTTTCAATAGAATATCCATTAGCAAGAACTATCGTATTATACTCTTTGTCTATTTGTTCAAATAATTGACCTTCACTGTTAACTAATTCTTTAGCTTTCATTAAAGCACTGTCTCGATCAGCAAAAGCTTTAGGATAAAAGGCGTGTTCCATTTCATCTGGATACTTCCAGGACTCTTCAACAATATAAAGCATATTAATTTTCTATTAGGTGTAATAGTTTATCAATGTCTGAAAACGTTTGAACATCCATAGAAGCAATACTCTCACCTCTATCATTGTCAACATGCACATTCCAGGATTTACCTGGAGTATTACTAAAGGAGCATAACTCCAGTTTATAGTCTCTTGTTTTTCTTACCCAGAAACAATTTTCATCGGGAACTGGTAAATAGTCAAGTATTTGTTCCCAGCCTTCTTCTTTTAAACGTTCAACTGTTATAACATCTTCTCCTTTTACTTCATTCACAAAACGAGATACAAGACGCATACAAGCCTTTAAATACTTAAGTTTATACTCTTCATAATTATTTTTTAGATAAGGAACAGGCATAGGATAATTATCAACTAACCATTTAGAAGCTATATCTAACATCCATTCTGCTCCTTTAATAAAAGATTTTTCACAGTCTTTAGTTTCAAAGAGAGGAGGACATACTCCGCCAGACTCCTCTCCTATCTTATCTTCTAATTGCTCGCTGTATAGTCGAGCTTCAGTTTCAATTTTATTCATCCTTAATATCTTTTGAAGAGATAAGTACTAATTCATCTACACCCCAATAATCCCGACGGATTTGACATCTAGCTTCATTTTCATTTTCGGCATCAACCCAAACATTATCACCATCTTCGTCTCCGTTCTGATATATTCTAAAATAAAATCTTTTCATATAGCATAATTTATTGTTATTTTAACTACTTTGTCTTTTAAAGTACACATACTAAATAATAATTTGTACCAATGTCCATCTAATTCGCTTCCTTTAGACACATAGTCAAAATTATGATGAAATTCTTTACTCATCTCTCTTTTGAATTCTTCTCCCATATTAAAAAAAACTATGTCAACTATACCTTTTCTTTTACTTGGGCTTAAGGAGTTCCAAAGTTTCTTAGTAATCATTATTCTTCAGTTATTTCATACCATTCTACATCGTCATTTTCTAATCCCCAGAAATTTATTAGAAATTCTTGAGATACAGGCAGAGGAGAAGAGTAAGATGGCTCACAGATATGATCATCTCCTATTTCCTTTATTCTTGCTTTATATTTAAACATATTATTCTTGTTTATTTTCTAGAATTTCTTTTAATACTATTTCTGATTTACCATCTACAGTACTAGTAACTGTAAATTTAAACTTATCGCTCTTAGTAAATTTTACGCCATTTTTATAAGCAATATATACTGGCATATCACCAAGTTGTGCTATATTCTTTGCTAAGAACTCTATCAATTCACATGCTGTCATAGCTTTTACTTTCTTACAACATTGTATACCCAACCAACATCGTCGAAGTCAACATATAGTTGTGAAGTACCGTCTCGAGCAATACGAAGACGAATCATTCCCTTGTCATAATCCTGGTCAAGAACATAATATCCTTGTTGCTGACCACCCTCCGCATCATTATATGTTCCAGCATTTCCATAAATACCATATACTTGTGTTCTATTGCTATAAATGATAATAAAATCATCATCTATTTTAAATTCAATGTTAACATTACATTTCTGGAAATTTGACCAGCCTTGTGAATTGTTTCTATTATAGTTATTCTTATACTTAACAGCATAACTATAACCTGTAAACCAAATACTTTCTGCTCCTACAGTTAGTGTTACTAAACTAACTATTAGTATTGTTAAAAATCTTTTCATATTTAAATTAAATTTTCAAGTGTCCATTGTAAAGCTTGTTCAGAAGCATCATCATATGTTTTTGCTTCACCACTCTTTTCAGGAAAATAATAAGTAGCACTACCACCCCAACGACCAGGTTGTTTCTTATTTACAATCCAAGCCCAAGGCATTTCTTCAGAATGATTATTTTTAACACATACGATATGAATACCAAATTTACTCAAAATACGCTCTTCGGCTTGACTATGTCCCCATCTTGCACCTTCTTTAAAATTATCGGCAAATGTTAATTGCATATCCTTATCATCTGTTTTCATTTGCCCGTAATTTTCAGCTGCTTTATCTAACTTTTTTTGTATCATAATTCAATCTTCTTTTAATATTAAATCATATTTTATATCCAGTTTGGCTGCAAGTTCTTTAACAGATTGAATAAAAACTTCATTTTTATTTTCAAGATTGAAATAATATTCATATCTACCTTCAGGTAAATTTATAGCTTCTTCCCAGAGTTTGGCAAGTCTTTCACGTTCTTCTGCAGAAAGATCATCGTAATTTGCATAATCAGAATGTCTCATACCTTCGGCTTGTTCTAAACAATATTCCGAAACTCTGTCAGGTTCTAGTGTAGCAATTCCACTAAATACCCCGTCATTCCAATTCCATGTATCACCATCTATATACAAATAATTATTCTTAATCATCGACTTCTCTTATATTCTGTTTACACCATTCACCAAAGTCTTTGGCAATCTGTTCTAACTCGTCAATACTCCTTTCGGGAAACTGTAGATTTAAATCAATCCTTTCATCACTATTTCTTCCAAACATTACAACAGGTTCAAAAGATAACCAACTATCACTATCTGGAATTCTATCTCTAAATTCATAGAGGGACCAAGGCCTAAAAAACAGCTGATTTAATACTAACCTATCTCCATACTCGTCTGTAGTTTCATCTATTACTTTATAATAATAATAGAATAAACCACTATAATTAGGTTTATATAAATCTTTCATTTTGAAATTCCTATGATACCCTCTCTTATAGAGTTCTTTACTTACTTTGAGGAATTCTTTCTTTGTCATAGCTTACCTTGTTCTAAAAGTTCGTATTGTGGATATTTTGTACTTACTTCTTGTTTTTTTAATCTAAGTTTTAAAGAATCAAGTGCTTCTTCTGGACTACAAAACCTTTCTACAAAGAATATATCGAAAGTAGTACCCTTAGTATGAGGTTTAAAGCCTTTCCACGTATTCCACCAATGTTCTTTATACATTGGTATATACATTGGTGCTCTTAGACTATCGGGCTCATAGTTTACTTTAATTATTCTGTATTTCATTTCTCAATCTTTTGTTTTTCAAGCCAATCAAGAATATCTTGTGCCTCAACATCTCCCCATTCAAATTTCGCTACCGCCTTAATAAGACCAATTCTATCCTTTTCATTTTTCTCACCCTCACTCTCTTTGAGTTCAGGGAAAAGGTCTTCAAGGACATTATTTATACAATATTTCCCGTACATTTTCTTGGCCTTCTTAAGAGCCTCTTTATATTTCTTTTCGTAGTCCATATCTCACTCTTCTTTCTGCTTTTCAAGCCAAGTAAGTGCTTCTTCTCTTGTTACATCAGTACCAAACAGTTTACTACCCTCAATAATTCCTGAAACTGCTGTAATGAGACCTTTCCTTACCCTCTCGTCCTCTGACTCCGTAAGTTCGGGAAAATAGTGCTCAGCATCTTCTTTTGTTGCTCCATGTAATCCATCATAGAGACTTCGCATCCATTCCAATGCTTCTTTATATTTTCTTTCGTAATCCATATCTCAAGCTCCTTTCTCTTTAAAAAATACGCACCAACCACCTCTGGGCCGTAACAATTCTTGGATGGTTTCCTTGCTCAATCTTCTTTAGTTCTTTCTTCTCGCTATCCCATTCGCAACCTGCCTCTTTCATCTTTGAAAAAAGTAAGTCACGTTGTTCTTTGGTTGCTGGCTTTATTCCATTTTTTAATGTCCAATGGGAACCCATACCTGTTATAAACTTGTCACTAGAGTTAATTCCACAATAAGCGGTTGGGTTATCATATTGTACATCAAATTCACCAGTAAAAATAAATGGACGATTATCTTTACTGACAAGCACATCGCCGTCCATTGCGTCAGCGATAGTCCAAAGATGATAATTTTCATCAACAAATGAGACCGATATTGCGCTGCCGTCGGTAAAAACATACATACCATCTCTTATTGAAGCAATCTGCATAGGAAAACATACATCGTTAAGAATCCAATCACGGACCTTAAACTTAGGTGTATCAGCCTGTTTCTGCTCATCATGTTTTTCTTTCCAAGCAAGATATTTCTTCATATCTTCCATCATCTTATCAGGTGTAACAATGTCACCATTTAATGTGAAACTGAAACCCATATCAATGAGTTCCTGCTTTGTGTAGTAATCTTTCTTCTCTCCTTGCTTTTCAAGCCAATGAAGAATGTCTTTTGCAAAAGCATATATATCATAACCTCTATTCGGAAGATTAAAATCATATGCTTTTGCTTGTTTTTCAATGTATTGCATAAATTTATGCACATCTTTATCACTGAATGATTTCAAAGCATATTCTTCTTTGCCTTGCTTCTCAAGCCAAGCAAGCCAATCACCCTTAAATCCACCTCTGCTTTTAACGAAATCAATAATCTCTTTTCTTATCCTCTCATCCTCTGTGCAAATCTTTTTCATATTTTTATAAAAATAGTATAAACATTTCTTTTAATTCTAAAGTTTATTGTTCTCATATTTTTATGATAATTTTCAATCTTACCATCATTTAAAGGATAAATAGGGATTTTAGAAATATAAATACCTATTGGAAATTTATATCTGTTTCTTTTACCTTTCATGTATTTTATCTTCATATCAAATTATCTTCTTTAAGTCTAATAATCATTTCAACGCAAGCGTCAATTAAATCGCTTTTAGTGATATAAAAATATACAAAATGGTCAATATCATCATACATAACATACCAACCTTTATTGTCAGAAAGTTTGCCTAATACAAGGTTATATCTATCATCGATACAATGTGGTAATATATCAAGCAATGCAGCAAGTGACCAACAAGGAATATCATCTTCCCCGAATTTATAAGTGTAGACATTACTATATTCTGCACTTATACCAATGGCTGCTGTAGGATTATAATAAATGAAGTTCTTACTCCACCACATATCCGCACTCTCAATTGGCAGTATACTTGCTAACTTCTTGCTTTGTTTTAAGTCTGTATAACTTTTCATATTTCTTAATTTTTATTAGTTTTAAACTCAAAATCTTCGCAAACGTCATTATTTTTGAAATAGGATTGCGATGGATAGTTCCACCAGCGGTTCTTACAGTAGTACGTTCCAAGTAGTTCTATAGGACTATTCGCCGACATGCTAACGCCATTTCCATGATCATAAGTTCTCACTTTTGCCTTAGACCGCCTAAACCACTTACACTTGGTACATCTTGGAGTTTTCATACCTTAATCTTCAACATAAGGGTTAAACTCTTCTGTACTTATAGCATAACCAGCAGGAATAAGTCCTCTGAAATCAAACATCTTCTTATTGAGCCAATCAATTTCAGCAAGCGTTATATTGTTTATTTGTCCAAGATATTCACATTTTGAATACTCTCTTATTTGAGGCGTGTCGTGGATTTTATTTTCAAATGAAAACCAAACAGCAATACTTCCCTCATAAGGAGATTTTTCCCGAAAAGAAACTTCATTTAATTTAATGAAATTCTTAATGTATGCACAAGATGTACCATATTTTGCTTGTAAACGGACAAACAATAATTCTTTTGCTTCTTCCTCCGTCATTGATGATAGAGGACGGAGATAGGGTTTAATATAACAAATATCACCATCAAATAGAGGTGTTCCTATACGCCCATGTCCTGTACCAAAAGGACTGCAATTAACCACAAACTTAATTCCATCCCAACATATATTAACAAGTCTATGAGGTGTACCACGGTCATTAATATACACCTTATATGGTAACCTCCCGCTGATGTCTTGGAGTAAAAGTTCTTTATCTTTTTCTTCCATAACTTAATATATTATTTAGGATAATACTTAGTACCTTTTGATGTGTATGTGAACGCCCAAGAGTTCCGAATCTCCTCATCGCGCTTCTTAATCTCGTAGAAGGTGATAGGCGGCAGTCCAAACACTTTACACCACTTGTTGGCCTCATTCAAATTATTCCACTCTTCTGGTGTCATATCATCTCAGGTTTTGGTGGTAGTGGTGTTTGCCACACATCTTGTTTGTAAACTATTTTCTGCTTGCTGTCAGCCAACGTGTACAGTTGGAAGACTGGGCAAGTTATATGGTCTTCACAAGCATCTATGGATGACCATTCTGTACATCTCTCACAGCATTCTTGTAATAACTCTCTTGCTTTTGTCATATCAATTTTTCAAGTTCCAAAATTTTCTTTATCTTTAATATAATGTGTCATTTTCTCTTCAGGAATGATTATTCTTTTCATATCTCAATCTCCTTATTAATTTCTTTTTTAAGTTTCTGCTTCATTGTACTACGAGATAAAAAACTACACATATCTTCCCACCAATTCCTCCATCCTTTTTTAGGATGACAATCAGGTAGATTAAGTCTTACTTTCTTCTCTCTTCCGTATGGTTTCATGCCTCAGTCTCCTTTCTTTCTAATCCACCAATCAAGAATTTTGTTAAGTACCATAGGAATATCTTTAAATAAATCTACTGCTATGTATATACACATACAATAGAATATGATTTCCCAACCTCCTGTAAGTGTTATTATTGCTAACATAATCATTATTATCCATTTGTAGTTTTAATTGCCAATTCAATATCCTCTTTATTCTTGGAATTCTCCTTATAGAACACACACCAACCACCTCTAGGAACAAATGTTACACTGATGATGTCTATGTGTGACTTTTTCTCATTAGCCCACCAACATACTTTGCGATGGTCATTAAAAAATTTACACGCTATCATATCATTAATTCTAGTTTCAATAAATGCCGTATCTTCCTTCCATTGCTTGTCGAAATGCATTTATTAAATCGTCTTCATTTAAATCTCCTGTGGTTTCGCTAACATATATATGAGCATAATCTTTCAGCCATTTGCAGGCATTATCAATCATAGTGCGATCTGCCCACTCTGCGCCAGCTATAAAACCAAGCATTGTTATTTGCTCATTAAAGCAATCCTTTTTTGCTGTTAACCTAATTTCTTCTTTGCGTGTCCTATTTAAGTTTCTTTTTTTCTTATTAAATATATGTTTATCACACCAATCATTGATAGGTTTTCCCATCGCTAATAAGACATAAACTATTATTATTACAAGAAGAATAATTTTAAGTGTATTCATATCTATTCTTTCATTGCTTTACGGAAATCTTCAAGAGTTTCCTCTATTTCACAAAAAAGTGGTTCTCCATTAAAGGTTGTGTTTTGTAGTTGTTCTTTTAACCATTCACAAGCCTTATCTATAAACTTATCACGAAGATCATTTTCAATCATCTTCCAAAGTTTATCTAGTTGCGGATCTTCATCAATAACTTCTTTAGCCGCATCTTCAATATCTTTATAACGAATATAAGGATTGCTATCAGCCCATTCTGCACCTCTCAAGAAATGTATATGAGGATCTTTTACACCTTTATCATTATAGAATTTAGCTTGTTCTAATCTTTCTTCTTCACGCGTCATAAGGCATTAATTCATGTACTGGAACTTCAGCTTCTGTAGTTCCATATCCTATTAAAACAATACTACCACAAGTAGCCTGAATAATATCAGGGTCATTATCAATCATAAGGACTTCAAACTTTCTATTGAGTAACTCTTCTCGTTCTTTAGGAGGATAATCTTTAATACCAGGGTCTCTCCATTTTACAAAAGCTTCTACTGTTACATAAGGATAAGAGTCTTCTTTATCTAAAATATAATGACAAAAATCATCAATCTTTTCATCCTCCCATTGCTTATCTACAACATAGCACCAAAAGAGTTCAACAAAAGCACATGGATCTTGTTTAATGAAAGCTGAAGTATCACTCATTAACTTACTAATTCTTTCTTCTTCATTCATAATTAATCAGACCAATCTAATTCATCTAAGTTTTTATCAAAGATTAAAGCTAACACTTGATTTTCAGAATAGTTATCACATTTATAAGCTTCAAACCATCCAGCTTCATCGGCTTCAATCTTCCAATCTCCACTCTCAAATTCTTCTTTAAACTCATTTTTTGTAGCATCAGCAAATTCCTTTAATGCTGCTTCAACTTTCTTAACATCATTACTTACAATTGGGATGCGAGGACTAAATATCTCTCCTTTATGAATTTCAGTAACTAATAAACAAAATATCTTCATATCTATAATAAATTAAAATTAGTAAAAAAATAAGGGGATTGCGTTATAAAACACAACCCCCTTGATATTATTATAGGGTTAAAAATTAATATTCAATCTACCTTGTAGATTTTAACTGTCTCTAAAAAGATAACAATTACTTTAGCCCAAAAAAATCTTTCGAAATAGAGCGAATGAACAGAATCGAACTGTCATCCTCAGCTTGGAAGGCTGACGCACTTACCATTGTGCTACATTCGCAACATGAATCCTTTATAGTTAACCTTCTCATCATAGCTCTTTATGTATACAACTATTGATTTACAGATCTAGTTTCGTATATTTATCTTCTGGCCAGTATAAATATACTTATAAGATCTAGTGAGTGTATCCCCATGATTTGTGCACATTAATGGGAAATACCCGTACACTGAAGTTCGTTACCTGTGCTTACGTCTAAGCACGTAGACTTTATTGGATTCATAGTGGCGGAGGTAGGACTCGAACCTACAACCTTCAGGTTATGAGCCTGACCAGCTACCATTGCTATCACTCCGCAGTATAGCCAAGATTTTGCGCAATTTGGATACCTATCTTGGGGTTCCATGACGTTACCTCTGAAGTGGGTCTCTCTCCATCGCCTAAACAGTGCGCTACGTCAGTATCCAATATCTTGGCTCATTATTTATTTTAATTCTTTAATACCCTTACTTGTAAGCAATAATTCATTAAAAGCTTTATATAAACATATATGTTTATGCAGATGTATCTCTACATTATCATAATCATAATTAATAGCTTGCTTAGTCGAATCTTTCGATGGGAATATACAATGCAATACATGATTATGTTTATTATCAATATCTATATAACAAGTTAATCCATATACCCAAGAATCACCTATTTTAATATGTACTCTATCTAAATTAGAGATACCATTAACAAAAGGTTCTTCATAAGAATCAATACACTTATAAAAATCAATACATTGTTTGGCTTTATAAGTAATTTCGTTATGATAGAATTTACTTAAAGTATGAGTATTAACAGTAGACAGATAACCAGTTTCACTCAAGAAAGCTTTCTTTAAGTCTGGTTTATCTGATTTATATTCTTCATAATAGTTATTATACCAAAGAATACTTTCCCAATAAGCGTCGGAATGTATTTTGTCTTTAGTTTTACCATTATTAAGAAAATATATGTCAGGAGCTTTTACAATTATTGCAAACTGCCAAGCAGTTCTAAGATTTCTGCCTATAATAATTGAAAAGAATCCTGGGTGTTCATATCTGGGAGTATCAAATTTATCTTTCCAACAAATGTCTCTACTTTCTATTAAAACAGGAAACCATTTTGACATTGACCATTTAAGATAATCTGCACTTACAAAGTATCTGAAGCCTTTGTCTGTATAGAAATATGGTTGTACAATAAATTTGTTAGACCCAGTGTACCATTCTTTCTTTTGCATTCGACCGAAATAGAATTTAAATTTCGGGCATTTAAAATACTTACGAGCTTTCCACCAACTGGCAAATGGACATTGTAAATACTTATAATATTTACCAATATGGATAGAAAAAGTCATTGTACTTTTGTTATATGTTATCATAACATTATTTAATTAAAGTGTTTAGAATACCACTCTTCTTCTACAAAATATGCTGCAGAACCAAATGTAGCAAGACCTTCATCATCATTAATTAGATAACAATGTTCTTTCCAATCATCTATGTTCATTAGATATTGGCTCTCTGGCCATTCAATTACAATATATTTCATAATTTTATATTTTTTATTGTGGTCCTTCTAGGACTTGAACCTAGGACCTTTTGATTATGAGTCAACTGCTCTAACCGACTGAGCTAAAGGACCTGAGTACCAAGAGTGGGACTTGAACCCACACGGACGCAATGTCCAAGGGATTTTCTTACCACACTATGTTACCATAGCCAAATATTAACAGTAGGATTTGCACCTACACAGAACTCCACTAAAACTTGAGTCTTTCGCTTATCTCTCGTTTACTAATTCCGACATATTAATATTTGTTGTGGTCTGGACTGTCTCTTTACCATATTGAAATTCTCGCGAGATTGAACCTATCATGTCACTCACTCTTCTGAGCCGAGTCGTAGTATTCAAATTTCAATTTACGGTATCACCCGTTCAGTCTCTACACGATTATAAACTACTAGCAGTACATCGCTAGCCTGTTACGCTGTCATATTCCAATTTCAGATGCTTCTCACAAGTATGCCTACTTTATACACATCCTTCTTCATTAGACTACTCGTTTATTTTCGCTCGGTGTTGTCCTTACACATTATTGGTTAGTGTTGAGATAAAGTCGCAGACTCGAACCTTGGCCTTCACTTCCGTTAAGTGATGTGCTTCCTATTACACCAAAAATATCTCATAAAAGGATTTTCACCGAATTTGGGTGATTCTACATAGGAATTTCTTGCCTATGCACTCAAATTAATCTAAAAAAGATTTGTTAAAGTCCCTCGTGTCTACCTATTCCACCATCTTGGCATTAAAGAAATCTGCTAACGTTTACTACTATTAATTCTGCTATTTGAGTTGCTGTAAGATTTCTTATAGATTATGTTTAGTTTAAACTAACTCTAGGCATACTTTTCCACTCAGTGGGTTTAGAAAAACCTGTTAAAGATTTATGAGTATTAGAATCTTTCCAGATTTTATCATAATCGTAATAAGCTACACAAAAACCGCATAAGCTTTTTGTCCATACATTTTTATTATGTGCAGGTAAGCGGTCTTTGGTATCAACGAAATTTGATTTTTCAAATTCAATCATTTGCGTTTAGGTTTTTTTATTAAACGAATACCTCTTTTAGCATAATAAGCTTGACTAGGGCCTATATATCTTTTGGCAAATTCCTTAATATCCTAAAATTCTTCTCGACCTTGTCGTATTTTCTCTTTATCTTTAAGTGGTTCTCTCTTTTTTCCTGCCATAATTTTATTTATTTTATTTGTTAGTGGAGTCGGAGGGATTCGAACCCTCGTCCGCGAATGTTACAATATCAACTTTCTACATGTTTATTTCATTCAATAGCTTAGTGGTAACAGCTAAATGAACAACTTCTGTTACCATATATCCTAGGTAAGATTTCATCACATTACTAAGGCCCCTTATGTGATATATTGTTGTAACGATGCATTGTAAGTTCTCCAGTCCAACAATAAACTTTTGAACCAATGTCACGATGCTTACGCAGCAGCGCGATACGAATAATAATTTTCGCCAGTTAAAAGGAAGTGTTTGAAAGTTTAAAGAGTTATTTTCAACCTCTACATGCTTATCAACACCATATACAAGCCGTCAAATCCAAGTCGACCCCATATAATAAACACCTGTAGCAATAAATGCTACAGGTATTTATTTTAATCTTTTATGTCACTTCTTCTCTCCAATAGGCTTGTTTGCCTCTTCAGTAGGCTTTGCTGGAGTAGTTACGTCTACATCCTCCTTAACCTCTGGTTTAGAAGGCTTCTCTACTTCAGCTGTTGCAGGAGCTTCAATTTTAGTACTGTCAACTTCTACAATTGTACTGTCGCTAGAACTAGAAGTAGTTGAAGCGGGGGTTGTTTTGCACGAAACAAACATAAGGCTGAGTGCAGCCACCATTACAAAAACTAATTTTTTCATAATTTAAAAAATTTAAAAACATTAAACATTAAACATTAATATCATAATCTTTATGAGATTATTAAATTTCAATATAATATTCATTATCCAAATATGTCTATAATTCCTTGACCAGTATTATATAAATTTTCAGTAGAATAATCATCCCAGTCGTACATATCCATAGCAGTATTATATGTGTCAACGGCGGTATTAGCTTTATTATATAAATTATAAGCTCTATCAAGAGATTTAGGTAAAATAACTGGAATAATTGAACTAGATTTGTCTTTTCCATTAAGATAACCTTGCCCTATACCATACAAAGTTGCAAGAGTTTTAAATCCAGTTTTAGCATTAGGAGTTAGACGATAACCAGTTACTCCTCTAAGACCACGATTAAACATATTTACACCTTTAAATCTACCAAAGAAATTCCTAGTACCTCTAGCAGCACTAGAAGCCCAATCTCTAGTTCCCTAAGGAATATATTGAAGTGCTCTAGTTCCATATCCTTTAAGAGAACTTACAGCACTTTTTCCTGTATTTAAAGTTCCTCTTCCAAATGTAGCCATTTTAGTTCCTCCAGGAGCACTTTTAATTGCTTGCTTAGTTGCTTGAACACCCTGTTTAATACCCTTAGCACCAAGATCTTTAACCCAATTAGTTGCCTAACCAGTTTTGCCTAATACATAATTGACTCCTTTACCAGTAGCATTTCCAGCTGCACTACTTGCGAATTCGCCTGTTCCTATTCCATGTATTAGTCTACCTGCAGCCATATCACCAACTCCATTTATAACGGCTGTTGCTGTTGGATGTCTAGCGGCCCAGTTTGCTGTAGGATTACTTACTTCAAGAAGACCATAATTACCACTCTTACTTGGATCTATAAAATCTTGACCAAATAGAGTATTTGATACAGATCCTAAGAAGGATTGACCTTTTCTGATGCCTCCAGCCACGCCACCAATTGTATTAGTAGGAGATATTAAATTAAGAGCACCACCCATTACAGTATTAGCTAAATCATAACTAGAGTGATCTATATTATTAGTGGCTTTCTTTATTAAGTCTCTATTAGTAGTATTTTTATGCTAAGAAATCATTTGAGCATCATAAATATTTTCAAACACAACTGGAGTTACACCTTTCATACTATAACCATTATCCTTAAGATAATATTTAGAAACTTTATTTCCTAATTCTCCTGTCTTAGGATTATAGAAATAATAATATTTAGTAGGTTTTCCCATTTGATTTACTCCGTCTACTAATTTTACTTTATAACCGCGATTAATAGACCGAGCATCTCTTTTTCTACTATATTGTTCATTAAGCTAATCACTCCAAGTATTAGCTTCATCATTCAGTTGATTTTTATATCTTTCAAGCTAGCCCCATTCTCGTACTTCTCTAGGATCATTAATGCGTTGAGCTTCCTTTCTCTTCTTTTCCTACTACTAATTGTATCTACGAACTTCCTACTTTCTACGAGCATATTCCTATTGCACTTCTTTACTAGGTTTATAAGGAATTTTAGGTCCTTTCTTCTATAAATCCCAATTAGCGGCTCTTTCTATTATAGGAAGTGTAGATAAAGAAGATGTGGGTTTTGTACTTGTGAAATCATACTAACTCCAATTAGCATAATTATTTTTGGGCTTAGAACTACTAGGATTTAATTTAGTTCTAGTACCATCGGAATTAAACTAAAAAAGCCCTTCATTGGTCTTATAGGCTGTCCCTAATCTAAGAGTTTCTGTTCTCTTACCATTGACCTCTCTATACCATCTCTTAGCTTTTTTATCATATTTTAAAACTCCCATAAAAATTTATTATTTTTTATTTTTTCAAAAGAATCTCTTTTATAGAATACTTCGGGTTAATTCTATTACAATCAATATCAACACCATCAATTTTCTTTATAGCATATTGTTCTATAACATGATTACATAAAGGAGTGATTGGAGTTTTATTACTTAACCATATCCTACATCCTTTTATTGCAGAATGATATGTAAGCATATATTGATAATTAATATAGATTATTGGTTTAACACCATAATATTTCTCACACTCTGAAATAAATTCTATGATATTATATTTGTTAATTCCAGATATTTCAATATCCAGTGCAGGAATTAAATCAATATCTTTTTTAACAATATTTTTATAATGTTCAAATTGGCTCTTTCCAGAACAATCATTACACATGAAATGATAGGCTCCAACTTTAAGATTATGCTGTCTAGCTGTAATTTTATATTTAATGTATCTTTTATCCTTGAAGGTGGAGCCTTCACTAGCTTTTAAATATACAAATTGACTTTTTGATAATGTCTTCCAATTTAAATTCCTATTATGACTTGATAAATCATAACCATCAGGAATATCGGCATTAGAAGAACTTAGTAGAAAAACAGAGAGTATTAAACATAATATAGTAACAATTTTAAATTTCATTTATTAAAAAAATTTTTGTCTCGAACATATTTATCATTTAATACTTCTACTTTCTACCAATTATGCTGTGGACCATAATGCCATACAAACTTTAAGGCATCTTCATATGGGATTTGCTATCCATTTTTATTTATTAACTTCTAAGTTTTTAAAACATTATAATCACCAGCTAATTTAATTAATGCCGCCAGGGTTGCTTTATCATTATTTTTTATTATATCGCTTTTACTAACTTTATACTTATTAAACATGTTTTTATAAATAGGATCATTCACAAATGTATCATACTTCATTTGATAAGGTCCAACAGATAATGGAGATTCTTCTCCGCGCTTTATTCTTTTAGCCACATTAAATAAATCTTCTGCTGCTTCTGGACCTGCCATAGTAATAATAGAATTTCTAAAATTATAATCAAAGCCCTTTCCATTAGTAGATTCTCTTTTAGCAATATGTGGAAGAACCCTTTGTATTAAATCGAATTCTTTTGGACTGAGATTAAATTCCTTAGATATAATATCTCTATAATTATTACTAGTATCATATACATTGCCTTCTCTAAGTAAATTAGATTTCAATGTTGACGCTGTATCTCTAACATGTTTATTAGTTAAAACTTTATGAGCTGCTATACCAACATTAACAGGATTAAGAGGACCTAAAAGTAATCCCCATTGAGCTCTTGGAATTAATTTACCACCAGAATAAAAATGAGGACCAATATAAGGAGAACTAATATCATACTAAAAGAAATTAGATCTAGCTCTCTTTTCTTCTTCTTCCTTTTTCATCTCTGGTATAGATTTGTCTTTAATCTTACCAGCATCTGCTATACCTATAATTCCATAGAGATTTGTATCTCCCATTAATTTGCTTGCTGGTTCCTCCTTTTTTCTACCTTTAATATTATGAGTAACCATCCATCCTCTTTTAGGATCATAGTATAATAGACCCTCGTGTGAGCCAGGTGTTTGATTTTTTATACCTTTATCATAATAGGACAAAAGAGAATCACTAGCATTTGTTCTATTCTATCCAAAATACATATTTACAGTATAAACATGTGTTTTATCTAAGTTATTCACATTTACCTTGCTAGCAACATTTCTAGCTGCTCTGTGATGCATACTTAATATACTATCAGTACGTTCTGCTTCTGGCAAACCACTTACATTCTATTCTTCTGATTTAATATCAGAATATCCATTATAAATATTTTTAAAGAGTTTATTAACTTCATAAGCATTTCCCCAACTTTCAATACCATTATCTTCAAGTACTTTGTTTACATAAGCAGCACAATGTGGTGTAAACTCTCCTTGCCTATTTAATGGTTTATTGGGAAGACGCAATAAAGCTTCTTGTCTTGCTTCTTCACTTAAACCTGCCTATTTAAAGAAATCATCAAAAGAATTTACTACTTTATCTTGTTTATAAGCAGCTTCAGTTAAAGGGCCCCATCTACCATCAATGATGCCTTTATATAAACCTTTGCTTTTTAAATATTTTTGCATTCTTATCACATCATCTACAGATGCATCACGATATCGATGGTCTGCGCCTAAATGTGTTCTATTATACTATTCAGCAGACATACCACGTCTTCTACGTCTTCTACGTAAACGTCTTCCTCTGCTAGCATACTATATATAATATTCACTCTTTGGTATTAATTTCATTGTATATATATAAAAGTATTTAAATGATATTTATCTAGTTTTTAGAGCCTCCTGTCGGATTCGAACCAACGACCTGATGATTACAAAACAGCCGCTCTACCAGCTGAGCTAAGGAGGCACACTTATTATTTACCGCGTTCTATCTCTCCTAGAATGTCATAGTGCATTTCTGCCAACTCATCAGCTATCTTACTGATTTCTTCTTCAGAAGAAGGCTCTGCAAAAATTCTGTCCCAACAATCAGGGCAAATTCCTGAAATAAAGAAAAATTCACGATCGTCTGGAGACATTTCTGGAAAGATGTCTTGAACATTTTCTTTGCCTTGTAAATAAGTAATATAATCGTTCATAGGGATTATAATACTTCTCTCTTTTTTACAGTAAATACACTCGTGAGTGATTTTTACTTCTACTTTCTTCGGAATTAACATAATCTAAAGTTTTAAAAATTATCTAATGTAGTGTTAGCGGGGTACGATCCCGCAATCTCCGCCGTGAAAGGGCGACGAGTTAACCAGTTACTCCATAACACCATAGAAAGAAGTCTGCCAAAAAGCTAGAAAAACTCAATTTTCTAACTGCACTTACTAATTAATCACGTTTTAAAAATAAGGTTTGAATTTGCTGTAAGACTTCTTATGATATATAATTAAATCCCCACTATGCTTTAAAAAATACCTATAATTCGCTCACTGCAGTAGAGCTATAACTTAGTACTACGTTTCTCTCGCCTATAATGTACACCATAGGGTCCTCGAGAAAAAGTTTACAGGCTTTTTAAGAAATGATATTACCGCGAACTTAAACAAGCCCAAGATGCTGGGATGGAGAATAACGATATCTCGACCTAATGATTAACAGTCATTCGCTCTGCCTCTGAGCTACATCCCAAATAAAGAATACTTTCAAAAAATTTAAAATTATATAAAGAAAAAAACTAACATTTTAAAATTAATAAACAACATTTAATTAAATCATATTAATGTTTGCTGTAAGTATTCTTATAGTTTAAAGAAAAGCTTCTCAATTTCTCCTTTCATGTCTATAAGCATAAATTAATTTATTTGCTGTAAGCTTCTCTATAGTTAGAACTGTAAACAGGTAACGAGCCTGGATACAGTGGGTTTCGGTTTCACAACCAATTCCATTTTTTCATCATTCCTCTCTTTAAATAAAAATGTAATAATTAGTCTGCTTCACAGCAGACTAATTACAATCTGTGCACAAAAATACATAAAATTGAATTAATAAACAACTAGGTTGTTCAATAATTCTTGATTCATTGCACTTTCGAACAGCTCCTCAGCTGTTTTTGGCACTTTCTGTTCGTATTTGCCATTCATCAAGAAAGATATGGCAGCAGGATCTAAGCCAGACATATAGAAGAAATTCTCGGCATCGCCAAGATCTTCAAATGTAGCTTTTGCTCTTCCACCATAATAATCATTGGGAATATCCCAAAGAACAATCTTGAAGTTTTTGACAAACTCTTCACTAAATCCTCCATCACGAAGGATTTTAAGGAAAGCGTTGAAATTCGTAATGTCTTTAGAATCGCCGTCATAAGGGCTATTAAATTCACCATCAGAAACGCAAATTATTCCTGTTGGAAAATCTTCTTCTACAACACCTTGTTTCTTGATTCTAACAAGCAATTTTGCGACATTTACAAAGTTGGTACTACCAACCCAGCTTTTGTTATCGCTCAAGAATTTCTCTACTGGAGTTTTTCCTTCGAATTTGAAGAGTCTAGGTACATCCGAGAAATTGATGCATTGTCCTTTGAATGGGCCAGTCAAGAACTCACTAAAATAGAGAGCCATTGAAGAGGCGACACATTCAGCTGTTACATCCAAACCAGTAGCACGAGCAGTCATACTGCCAGATATATCTTTAACAACAATGAACTTGCTGTTAGTATCTACATCTTTCTTACCAGTTTCAAGTAAGCCTTCAAATTGACGATTGATCGTCATTATTTCAGCTTCTGACATTTCTCTCGGATAACGATATTTCACGTTTTTGAACAGTTCATACACATAACCAGTAAACTTCACAGTTTTCTGATTCTGCAACCAGTCCATATACTTGGCGGTCAAGTTATGTCTGTCAATGAACGAAGTGCCATCACTTGGGAGTTCATATAGTTCTCCATCTTTCACTACGTGAATAGTAGTTCTGGATTTAACCATCTGGCTAAGGACACGTCCTGGCAATTTATTGAAATCAATCATATCATAGTTATGATTAGAAATCAATTGTTGCCAAGTATGAGCATTACCGCTCGCCTTAAACTTCCTATACTTATTTGCTCTCTCAGCAATAGTAGTATCAGGAAACATCTTCCAAGCAAGCCATCTTGCGATAGTATTATTTGCTTTGGAATCATCAGTGGTTATACTTTTGTTGTTACGAATTCTTGGCATATATTTCTTGACCAAGTCTACAGTTTTGGCGTCACGACATCCCATATCAATTACGGAATATACATCTTCCCAATTAACTTTACGGTTATCCCAACCATTAAGCTTGAGATCATAACGCAATATAGTGAACAAATCATCCCAAGAACCGCCTTCTATGAATATTGGGAGATTTGCAATAAAGGTGAGAGGACAGTGCTCTGCGAGCCAAATACATCTTAAGATATATTCGTGCTTGAGACCTTGGCCCCTTTGGACAGTTTTGGTAGGATACATATTCTTCTCCTGCCTCGAAATGATACGCAGATACAAAGTGAGTTTGAGAGTGAGTAATGGGTCTATTTCCCATAACTTGCTCATATCTTCACTTACACTGTCGTAAGAACGAAGTTCACGATATCTGCCAATAGATGCAAAGTCATCTAGGAAAGGATTTCCAGAAGATGAGTATTTTAATGCTCCATTGCCCGAAAGAGTTACTGCAGATAATTTTACTCCTTCATCGAAAAAATCTTTCTTCATTCGTTGTGAATTTTTATGAATTTACGTATTTGTTAACTGTTTCTTCAATAAACTTATAAGGATCGAAAGAAGAATCAATAGTACCGATAGTTAAATCAGTCTTGATATCTTCTGTGATGTTCGAGAATTTTGGACTAGAAATTTTCAAATCTGACTCCATAATTACATTCAATAACGTTTCGTCGCAACACCAACCGCCTACATCGTAAATTTTACGAATTTTACGAAGTTCTTCATCTACTTCGTTAAGTTGATTTTCTAAAGCTTCTTTCTTATTAAACAACTCTTTAGCATGAAGATATGCTTCAGATGGAGAATACGATTCTCTGGCTTTCTCGCATTTAGCTTCAAAGGCCGTACGTATATCACGCACAGCCTTTGTAGCAATAGCCTCAATTTGAGTCTTGTTCAGTTTCATGTTACTTGCCCTCCATAGTCAATTCTGCAAACTTGCGAGCCATTACAGCAGCAAGAAGTGCATTGGTGATGTACTCTTGGAGTTCCTCATCGTACTTGTTGAAGAGCTCAACATAGAAATCCGCGTCTGGGTTGGGGTCGAAAGCGATGGTTACAACGTCTTTTACCACTTGCTTTACTTCTTTGAGGGAATAAGTTTCTTTCATTTTTTTTGTGTTTTTTGTGTTTTGTTTTGTTTGTTATTTTTCAAATTCGTTATAATACTCTTGAAATAACGCTTGTTTTATAGTAGGATCGGTGTCGAAAATATCCCTGGTTATCCAGGTTTCAACACAGAGAACTTTATCATCCTTTGGATGCAAATATTTTAAGGCATAATCAAGCATTTGTTCTCCAGTAACGGGGTTTGGGAAATACTTCGGCTTGATTACGCCTTGTGAATCGAGTATTTGCAAACCATTGTTAGAAAAGAACTTATACTTAATTATACCATTAGAAACTTTATAAGTTAGAATAAAATTACTCATCGAGAGGGCGCAGTACTAGCTCACACTTATCATTCTGTGTGAAATATTTGTATGGACCAACTACTCCCAGTATACATACAGAAGGAGCACAGAAATCTTTGTTGAGAAGTTGAATGTCGTCTACGCTCAGTTTGCCGTGATAAATCAGGACCTTATAACTCGATTCAAATACTTCTACTTGCAGTTCGCCAAGGGCGCGAATAACATTGTCAAATGATCTATTAAGCTCTTCTTGAGCGTTTTCACAAAGTTGAGGAATAAAAACTAAACTTGTGACGATTGAATCAGCTGTAACAGGGGATAACATAATTTTTCGATTTTAAAGATTGTGTCAATAATTATAGATATTATTTATTATAATATATAATAGAGAATTAAAGCTATTATTAATATACCATATATAATAGGCAAATAATATATACAGCATATATAATATAGTCTTCTTAAAAGTAAATATAATTTGCCCATATTATCCTGTTTAAGAAATACCTAGGAGTATACAAATGATAACTCCTAGGTATAAAACATATTTATTAACCCAAAACCGCAACTCGCTTCCAGTTGCGCGGACCTCACAGGCTAAACCTGCTCTCGGTGTTATATTACACAATTTATGGCCTTCTTCTTGAGTTCTCTCAGGAAGTTAACTGCAGACATCTTGGTAATATCGCTGATGAGCTTGATGTCTACGAGTTGTTGCTCATAATTGTAGCCGTCTTCCGATACATAGCCGAGTACATAGATGCCCGACCTCATGTTATATACCTTTGCATTCTTAAAGAATGATAGATAAGTTGTTTTTGTTGTTGGTTTGAAACGTTTCATAATAATCTGATTTATTAATTAATAATCTATTTGCGTTTTACACCTAAAACTTTAACCTTGGGGTTTTGTACATTTCAACAATATCCTAACATTGTCCATAAAGGTTGTCTCAGATAGAGGTTATATTAGAGTATTTCTATCTCTAAAACCCATATTAAAGAAACTCGGTGTGCTCAACGTCTTGCAATTGTTGAGTTTTTTATACTTCAAGATGAAAGATGATAGTCTTTCCTATCAGTCACCCCATTTAATGCGTGGGCCACATATTAAGTTAGTAAATATCTGTCTCTTCCAGATTGCCAACACATTACTATCCGTCTGTGTATGTGTGAGCACAGATTTCTATAGTTTCAGCTTTTAGCTGTATACATTACAATTACAGTAGCACCAAGATAGGCAGCTGTAGATAATTTGATATCCACAATACGGTATGTAACTTGGTCAATAGATTGGAGAACTTTTTGGAGTTCTTCATCTAATGACTGAGTTGCACAGGTAAAACATTTTGTGTACATGATTGTAAATTGTTAATCATTAAAAATTTACATTTGTAAATAGGGGAGAAATTGGGAAATGCCTTTGTGGGCACGGGGTAGTGCAACTTTCCCCTATTTACATTTGTAAATAGTTTACAATTGTAAACTAAATAATTTACATTTGTAAATTATTGTTTACTTTCGTAAACTGTATACCAGTTTAAGGCATACCAAGTGTATCCATCTGCACTATACAATAGTGCATATACATCTTTGTTCGGCAATTTGTCTATGTTGGATACATAATAGACACCACCTTCACAAAGAAGGTGATGTCCATTTTTATATCCTTTGACCGTTCGAAGCATTATCACTTCAAGTCGATGGTCAATACAGTGCCATCAGCGGGACGGTCAGGCTGACCATTGAAGCCGCGACGAATAGTGGGCACTGTTGTAGCCTTGCTGATAACAATAGTCTTGCCAGCAAGAGTCTTCCAGATGTCCTGGTTGGTGATGCAGTCAGCGATGGCGTCTACAGCAGTACCGTTCGCATGTACAGTGACACCTGTATCTCGGTTGCGAACAGACTTGGTGAGAGTGCCTGCGAAGAGCTGCTTAACGCTCTCATTGCCATTCTTGTCGGTAACATAAACGAGGCAACGAGTGATTGGGTCACCGCCTTTAGAAAGAGGTGCAGAAATCCACTTCTTTGCATCCTCTGGGCTTGCGCTAGGAAGCTTAGGCAATACAATTACATCGCCTTCGTTAAAGAGGCTCTCTTCGATATTACGGCGACGTGGCTTGTCATCATTCTTAAAAGCATCTTCGCCGAAAGATGCTGTGCCGTTGTAAGCGCGAGCTTGAGCTTCAACAATTTGCTGTTGAGCTGAAAATAAACTGTCGTTCATCTTTTTTTTTGTTTTTTTTGTTTTTTTGTTTTAGTTTATTGTGAATTTATTTTAAATGGCTTCAAACCATTAAGTAAATACATAATACATATACGTATTTTACTCAAATACATATTCTGGATTTTAAAAGAACTAAAAGGCCGAAGGCGCTTTGCCCTCTGGCAAAGCACGTTCACACTTTAAATAATTTCACGGGGGACGGAACACAGTGTCGACCCTGTGCCCCGTGACGCGTCTTCCCCCGTGCACGGTTTAACGTTCACCGAGAACGCCGTCTGCTCACCAGTACCCCGATGCCAAATCGGGCGGGGTTTATCGGTGCAACGGATAAACAGCGAAATTCAATACGCTTTGATTGTCATTTCGCTCAATTTAATACTCTGGATTTTATAAGAACTAAAAAAGAAAGATGGAAGACAGGTATTCCTGTCTCTCATCTTATGAGAAGAAGAGAAAGCCAAGAGTTTGAACTTCTCTGATTTTTCTGATAATGTTCAATAACTCTTGAGCGTCATCTTCTGATGCTTCATCCCTTAAAGCATTAAGGGCATAAGTAGCATTCTCGAAAGAGAATAGAGCATCATCGATGTGATTCTCTTTAAGAATGCTTTTAATTTTTTCATTAAGATTTGCATCCATAAAAATCTGAATTAAAAAATTAAAAAAGAAAACCCCCAAGGGCTAAAAGCCCCTGGGGTTTCAGAGAACGCAAGAGCGTCAGCACTCTTCGAATTCGAGCACTTGTGCGTCAGATTCGTAGCGTGCTCCTGTTAAGCGATTGCGTTTGATGGTGGGGACTTCCGAAACGGAAACGACCTTTAGTGTCTTTCCGAAGAGGAAGCGCCAGCACTGTTCTTGCGACGGGAAACCAGCGCTTTGAGCGCGGAAGGACGAGCCGTCCTTGAGTTTAACGTCTGCAAGTGCAGTGGTCTTGGTTTCGCGGTTGCGGACGCTCTTCAAGAGCGTTCCGAGGAAGACTTGGACGAAGCGGACTTGTCCGTCTTTGCCACGGACTTCCGCCAACAGGCGAACCACGGGGTCACCGCCCTTGCTCAAAGGAGTAGCAATCCATTGCTTGGACTTTGAGTCATTAGGGATGGTGAACTCGTCCCCGTCCTGGAGAAGGACTTCTTCCAGGTTGCGGGGCACGCGGGTATTTGCGGAAAGCGCGAACGCGTCTTGTCCGTCAAGAAACTGCGCAGCTCGGCCGTCAGTGGCGAGCTGTTGAGCGCGGAGTCTTTCAGACTCAACAGCGCTCGAAAACAGGGTGTCATTCATATGCAAACTGTTTTTAAAGGGGTTAATAAATAAAACGAAGTTTTTTTAACCCCACACTGTGGATTTTAAAAGAACTAAAATAGAAGAAAACCGCGTAAGCGGTTTTAAGAAGGTTTAGCGAAGCCACCAATCTTTGTAGGATTCGGTAACCTGCGCCTTGACCTGGTGGAAGCGGTCGTCGCCAGTGGTGAGCATCGCTTCAGGTCCGCCTAAAGCGAAAATTACTCTTGAAGCAATTTGAGCGTCACGCTGACGCTTATAAAGCACTTCGTACTGCTCTTTGGTTCCAAAGACACCAAAGAACTCAGTGTTGTGAGAGCAATCTGCTGATGGGTTTAAGAAGACCCCTGGGTATTCTCCCTTCAGCACGTCTTGCACGAACTGCGACATATCCTCTATGGGATACGCCGTGATGAGGTGCATCCCATCAGAATAGTTGTTGGCGCCAAAGTCATTGAAAATGACGCCATTAATTTTAAAAGTTTTCATATATGAAAAGTTTAAAATGGGCGGGACTTACTGCGCGTGCCCGCCCTATACGCTCACTCATCGATTGGTTCAATTGTAACTTCGATTACAATTGGGCAATCTATGATGTGCTCTTTCATAACTTTTATCCTATAGGCAATTGCCTGCCTTTGGGTCAGGAATGCCTTTGGGATAATAGTAACAGGATGGCAACGTACAATGTGGTCATCCGATACTTTATAAAGGGGAGTGAAACCTACTCCCTGAATCATATAAACTTTCATTGGGTTAATATGAAAGGTTATAAACTCTGGGGGAGACCTTTAGCCTGCTCCCCCATTCAGGCGGTTGTTGATGATTAGCCTTGCCTAATTATTGACAACTGCTCGTCATCGTGAGTTCTGACGTAGGCTTTGGCCTCGGCAGATGAAAGTCCAGTTGCAACCACGCACTGGCTTTCATTTACGATGAAGTACAACATAAAATGAAATTTTATGGTCATACTTTTGATTTTAAAAGAACTAAAAAAGAGAGAGGAGGGAAATTCCCTAAACGGGAACCTCCTCAACGATAGTGAGACCAACAATTTCTGCCTCGTAAGCTGAGGCAAGGTCATCTATCTCACTCAACACGAACTCAGGATAAGTTTGGATGCTTATCTCCTGGGTGCTGCCATCGCTGAACTCGATGGTAGCAAAGTAGAATTTCTCTTCCATAATAGTAAATTTTAAAATGAATAATTTTCAGAACAAATTATTGATTTTAAAGAACTAAAAACGAACCTAGGGGCACATAATAAAAAAGAATGCTTATGCCCCCTCCCCAGGGGGTGGCTTTGCGATTTTGAAATTCATTTTCCATCGCAAGAGGGGGAGGGGTCTCTCCCCCTACACTACTCTCTCCCCCACAACTCACATAATTTTTTATTTTCCCCAATTTTTAATATCTTTGTAAAAAATTTTCATTATGAAGTTAATATCTAAATATCAATATGGGGCATTCATTAAATCGCTCCCCAAATATCAATAGTCAGATAAGGACTTTAATATACATCGCTACTGGGAATTAAACGGCAAGCCCGCCAATTTCCTAGAAGCTATAGATAGAGGTATGTACAATCTTGACCCCAGAGATGGAAAATTTCACGCTAATACAGTAGCCTATAATGAGGATGCTGATGAGTATGAGTTTATGAAGACCTGGGATCATCCCACTATAGATTATGAATTACTATGGTACTTTAATAGCAATGACCCTAAAGCTTCTGAGTTTAGGAAGACCTATGGCTTGGATATGGATGGTACACCTTATAAATATATAAATAGGAAGAAGACAAATAAAAAGTTATTATGAGAGTAATACCAAAATATCAAGAAGGAGATAAAATTAACTATTTATCCTTGCATACTAAACTATTAAAGAAACCAGGTAGGTATCAAATGGGAGGACTTATTGATGCTATAGACGCCAAATTAGATAACTTGGGAACTTTAGGAAGACTTGGGGTTGAACTCATAGATCCTACTGGAATCACTGGATATAAATATCTAAAAGATTCATATAATGAATTTATGGGAGATAAATCTTTGAAGAATGCTGGCAAAGTAGGATTAGCTATATTAGGAGCACTTCCTGTTATTGGATCTTTAGGTAAAGCTGGGAAAGTTGCCCGTGCAGTAGATAAAATAGATGATGTATCTGATGCACATAAAGCACTTAAACTTAAAGATTTTTAGAAAGCCACAGATTTATCTAAGGAAGAATCTATTGCCCTCAGGAATCAAGTATTAGACTCTTTTACTGTGCACTATACAGGAAAGAAACATTCTGTAAGTGAGATTGTAGATTCTAAAGGTGAAATAAACGTAGAAAAATTAAAGTCTATATTAAAAGAAATAGAAACAAACCTCACAACTTCTGAAGGAACTAAACTTACTTCTCTTGAAAATGTAACAAGTCTCAATAAACGTCATATAGAAACTAATACTATAGATAAACTATCCCACACATTAGCTGTAGGAAAATCAGCACAAAATCTTCCTACTCCATTAGGGGTATCTAAATAGGATCAAGTATTTACTGCTTTAATGCATGATATTGGTAATATGGTAAATACTAATGAACATTTACATGGTCCTATTGGAGCTAAAATACTAAAAGAAGTATTCCCAGATATTAATTAGGAGCTCTTAAATAATGTAGCTGGTCACATGGCAAGGAATATGAGATCTAGCACACAGAAAGCTCTTAAAATAGCAGACATTGCTAATGGTAGAAATTACTTAGAATTTTTTAAGAAAATAGTGATTCCAAAAGATATTAAAGCTCTTGAGAACCAGGCAACAATGCTTAAAAAAGAATTATCTTCACTCCCAGAAGCTTCAGGAAAATATAAATATCTTGATAGAAAATTAAAAACACTAGAGGAGGAAAAAGGTAAATTAGAAAAAGCTTTAGCTGAAGTTGACAATATTCCAGAAAATGAAGAAGATAAAGTAAAACACTTTAAAAAATTCTGGGAAGAAGTTCTTAAATGGCCTAATGCTAAAAGTTGGGTATATAAAAGTACAGACTCATTTGTACCTGTAGGCAATCTTAACACTGCTGCTTATAATGCTGGAATACTTAAAAGAAGAATTCTTACAGCTGATACTCAGCTTTTATATTCCGTTAATAAAGATGGCACTCTTAAGGTAATGACAGATGTAAATGGATCTCCTTTAATTAATCATGCTGGTACTGTACGTACTTATGATACTTTACCAGAAGAAATGAGAATTGCAATGGAACGCAGTGGTGATGCTAGAGAACTAAAGTTAGGAAGCAAAAATCCAGGAATTCCTTTATATGATCATTCAGAATTTAAGAACCTTGCACAATAGTATTTAGGGTCTAATGAAATAGTCGCATTAAGAGAAGCAATAGAAAGAGAACGAGGCCTTAATGGAGCCTTATCTCCCCGTGGTAAAGAATTGTCCCATATTCTATTAAATGTAAAATGGGCAGCTACCCATGATATGGAAGGAATAGTATCTGTAGGTGGTAGAACCGCTGGAAAAGAAGGATCTTTATTAGAAGTAACTCGTTGGACTCCTGGTCAATTATCTGTAGTAGTAGATAACTATAAGAGAGGATACAGAGGGAAAGTTTCTCCTGTAATAAAAGGACAAGGAAATTATGCTGGAAGAATAGGTCAAGGTTATCAAACTAATGGTAATAATTTTGGTGGTAGTCTGTATGTAACAAATTCTCCTAAGATAGGTGTAAGATATGCGGATTTAAGAGTGGGATATGAAAACTTAGGCGAGCTTATAAAAGATTTAAGTCCCGAGCAATAGGCTAGAGCAACAGACATTGTAAAAGAAATTCTTGCTTTTAATAAACAAAATAATATTAAACAAGGTAATCTTATAAAAAATGTGATGGGTACTAAATACAAAAGCGGGACCTATGAAGATTTACCTAGTGAACTCTATGAAGAAATAAATAAAGATAAATTACAATGGCTTATTTCCAAATATGATGAGTTACAACATATAATAGGAAATAAGGGTATGGGTCTTGGAGGTACGAGACGTGGAGTTGCTTTCTTAAGTGATAATGCTTTAGTATAGAATTGGAATTAGAGAACTTATAAAGCTTGGCTACCGACTGACCGTATATTAAATAAGTATTTTAATAGGAGTTATAATAACCATAACAGATTTGTAGAATTTGCAAATCAATTGCGTTTCAAACAAGGTATTACAACTAATATCGGAGAGACATTTAAACTAGCTCATGAGAAAGGTGCACCTTATGGTATAGATTTCATGCTTCGCCCACAAGACTTTGAAGTTGCTCGTTATAAGGCAGGAAGCAAACTCCTGAAAAGAACCATAAACTAAAAATAAATCCCTGTTAACTTTAATTAACAGGGATTATTTTTTACCTATCACTAATTGCATTAACTTTGCTATGTAAAAATTAATTAAAAACAAATAATTATGTAGTACAGAAAAATATTGGAAAAATTTGAATGCAAATATTATGACCTAGTACAGGAATTTGCGGAAGACCTTATGTCTTAGATATCTGATGAAGAATTATTAGAGATTTATGAAACTTACCCAGAGATATTTTCAGTCCTTTCACAAGGAGAATTAAATATTGAATTAATTCACGGCGCAATACAAGCCTTTTTAGATTTTTTACAGTTCAAAGAGAATCTAGAAAACCAATTAAGTCAATTGGATGTTTCGGAACTTAAAGCTTTAGCAGCTGAGGCTGTAAAAGTTAATAACATCAATACTATAAGGGCTTTAATTAATTTTCGTAATGCTGTGAGTTAAATGCTTGCCCTATAGTATAACGGTTATTACGATGGACTCTAAATCCAAAGATCTTGGTTCGATTCCAAGTGGGGCGACCATTGACAACCTTTTAATTATACTATATGATACCAGAGAAGCCAGGAATTTATACACTAAATGGTGTATATAACAAAACAGATAACTTAGCTAAAAAAGCTAAAAAGTTTGCTGGAAAAGATTTTAAAGTTATAGAAGTATTAGATACATATTTGCCAAAAGATTTATCCTATGCTCTTAATAAATATGTTAGTAATATTAAGAAAGAAGAATCTAATGCAGTTAAATTACATCATTTTATAAACACAACAAATAATTATACTTGTACTTCTATACACGAGACGTTGGATCCAAAATTATTTAATCCAAAAGAATGGAAGAAGATAGATTAAGCAAAAAACAACAAGCATTTAATGAATTGGTAATAAAGAATTTTATAGACTATTGCAATCATTCAATAAAATATTGCAATGATTTATATAATTATGCCGAACGCTTTAATCTTTTAGATACGCAATTATTTATGCAATGGCAAGATGCTTTAAATGAAATTTCAGTGAGATATGATACCAGAGATTCGACAAGCCAGGATAATGCTGAGTAATTTAGAACAGCAACTAGAAGATTTAATTAATAGTACTAAAAGAATTCAGATGGAAAATGTAGATTTGAAGAATCATATTATGGTATTAAATAATGAGATACAGGAATTAAAAAATAAAAATGCTAATGATAATGATAGACACAATAAAGACACTGAAAAACCTGAACAAGAAGTTTCCAAGGTTTCAACTTAATACATTATTTGAAATTTTAGATTGTATAGAGGAGAAAGAAGAAATTACTACAATTCCTTGGTGTACTCCAATAACTCCAACATATACTCCAAGTACAATAACATGTACAGATACTTCTCCACATGTATGCGCAGATCTTAATACTTGTGAGAATACTATTTCTGCATGTGATAATCAAATGTTATTTGAACCAAAGAAGCATCATATGAAAGACAAGACTTCAAAGAACGTAAGAATTCTTACAGAAGAAGCTCCTGCTGATGATGACGATGAAATGGATATGGGAGACATTGAATTACTGTATAAAGAGACAGTAGATTTACTTCACGATTATTTGAGTAAATTAGACATTAATGAAATTTTAAAATAATGTAATTATGGAAGATTACGAAAAGAGAATGCTCGATGAATATAACGACCTTGCAGAGAAGGTTGATAAATTATATGTATTTACAAAAAGTGATAAGTTTAAAGAATTAGAAAAAGATGAGAAGTATGATCTGTCTGCCCAATATATTGCGATGAAAGATTACGAAGATCATCTCTTGAAGAGATTGAAGCGCAGAGGTTTGATGGATGACTAAAAAGAAAATCCCAGGCATATAAATGTCTGGGATTTTTTTGTATGTGAAAAAATTATCTAAGTCTTGTTATAGCAGCATATTTATGGTTAGCTAAGTATTCATCAATAGGACTCACTACTACCATACCATGCGTACCACTAGCATTCAACATATAAGCTTTTCCATTTCTTATAGAATGTATAATACCAATATGATTAGTATGATTACCATTTTTATCACCAAAGTAAATTATATCACCTTTTCTAAGTGTACTTTGATTAAAAGGTTTCCGTTGTCCATTCTGTTGTATTACATTATTGTAATTTCCTTTTAACTTAGAGTATATTCCTTGTGCATTAGTTTCTGGAATATTTACTCCAGCATAATTTTTAGCTAGGTAACATACTAATCCAGAGCAATCTATTCCGTTAGGTTTTGTAGAACCTCTCCATTTTCCTCCCCATTTGTAAGGAATTCCTTTAGTAGCTTTATAACCTTGATCAACCCAATGACCACCACCTCCGCCACCTTGACCTTTTGTTACATATGCGGTAGCCATTTCATTAAAATCAGGAAACAGATTCTACATTGTATTATTATCTTGTGAAATTAGATTGTCTTCTTGTAAAATAGTTCCAAATTGTGCTCTCTTTATTAGTTTCATTTTATTCCTCCTTTATTATGCACTTGCAGTTTCTACTGTCCAACCAGATGGAACACCATCTACGCCAGTCACATCCCACTCAGCAGCACTGTTCTTCACGAATGTACCTGTTGCTGCGACATTCCGTACCCAACCGTTTGTATATGAAGTTGAAGGTGTAGTTGTGAACATCGCCTTGATGTAATTAAGATTGGAGCAGTTTTGGAACATATAGCGATAACAATTAGTTGCCAATGTTGTTGCTGGTAGTGCTGGTGCTGTTGCTAATGACGTACAACCAGAGAACATGTTTGAATAACAATAAGTTGTCAAAGTTGTTGCTGGTAATATTAGATTAACAGCATCAGTTAATTTTGTTGCATCTTTAAAAATATAAGAAAAATTATAATTACTACCACTGTTAAAACTTGTGTTGTTTTGGAAATCGTCCCCATATAATAACGACATTATATTTCCACGAACATTGAAGTTACCTGTTGAAGAAAAATATGAATAATTATTATTTGATGTGTTTTTTGACATCTGATTGCCGACACCTTTCCATAACACTTTACTGCCACTTGTAATTGTTGGTGTCGTGATTGTTTGTGCTGTATTGTCAATTGCTGTATCTGTCCATGTTTCACCATTATCCGTGCTATATGACACTGAGGTCATACGAGCCGAATCAATACTTGCAGGAACTGTTAAAGTAAACGTGCCATCTTCTAATGCTTCAAATATGAGATAGTCCTTGCTATAATCTGGTTTCACCATATACCTCACATCATCAATGTCCTGTACGAATGACACTGTGGGATATTCAAATTCTGATACCTCGCTGTCGTAGGCTGTTTCTGTTTCAAATACTCTAAGATGTTTCATATTTAGTATAATATTTTAATTTAACTATTGTATTGCTATTTTTTTCTTTTTTTATTTTTTTGTTTTTTAGGGTTAGAGTTAGCATTGCGAATGTCCCAGTAGTTTACATAATTATTATTATTACTATTGGTATTAACAACTCCTGACGGTTGTTTTATATTTTCACCAGTATTGTTGAAATTTAAAACGCTATTATAATACCATCCATTCTATCCATTTTGTGTATTTCCAGTAACATTGTTAAAATTCCAATTGCTGTAATTACCAAAAGTCTACTAATTCTAATTATAATTTCTGTCTTTTCTTAAAGATGTAATATAAACATTATCATGAGAATCTACATAGTCATCAATAGGAATAGTACAAACTTTTGCTATATCATTACCAGCGGCATTAGTATAATAGATCTTACCATTTTTAATACTATGTATAATTCCTATATGTCGTGCTGAATGATTTTTATTACCAAAATATATTACATCACCTGGTAGTACATCATTTATATTAAATGCCACTGGTTTGCCATTCTTTTTCACAATTATTTCGTGACCACTCAATTTTTTTAGCTAATCATATTCATGTTTAGCAGTTCCGTCTATATTTATTCCAAGGTAGTCTTTAGCAAACCACTATACAAAACCAGAACAATCTATACCTGCATATAATCTTTCTGGATGTTTCTATCCTGGAGGATTATCGTCTTTAGTTACACCCTGCATGTAAGTACCTCGTTTTCCTCCAAAGTTATAATCCATATTTAAAAATTTTTCCAATTCTGGACGAATGGTATCGCGCCAATTAGATCCTGTATTAGGTATTACCTATGGTTCAATTGCATATCCTGCATTTGTTCCGCCATAATATTTAATCTGGCTAGTGTTAGTACCTGACGGAAAATCTTTTATACTCTTACGTCTTTTATTAAGATACTTTGCATCTTCCCATTCGCTTTCAAAAGGATTAACCTATGATGGTTCTGTTACGAGAGGTTCTGGTTCATATTCAAAATAAGGATTTTCTACTGTATTTCCAAATTTATATTTCTTTATAAGTTTCATCTTCTTCCTCCTTTGTTATTAGATGGAACAGGGGGTTTATCACCATGTCGTGGCATACTAGGAGGAGGAGTAGGTCTATTTGGTTTTACCGTAGGTCTAGAAGGTCTAGGATTATAGTAATACCATCTCTTGGGATAATATCCTCTATAGTAATAATGATAATTATAATAATAAGGAGTTACCTGATAATAATAAGGATCATAGTAACGTGTTTCTACTATATAATCATCGCTACAACTTACCATTCCTATTAATACTACTAATAATAATAATAATTTTTTCATTTTTTAAAATTTTAAAAATGGTAGTTCCGAAGAACTACCATTTATTATTATTTTCTATCTCTCATAAAATAATCATATATAAGTCTAGCATTATGCATTCTATTCGTAAAATTAGTTGACTTGGGTCTTTCATAGTACTTAGCAAAAGCTTGTGCTGCATGTTCTGGACTTGCAAATTTCATTTTACTGAATGAATTTTGCATATATGCTAGTTCGCCTGTTTCCATTCCCTTTACCCAATTACTTATATGAAGTAATTGATTGTTAGATGTTAACGAACCATATTTCTTTGTAACTAATCTTTGTAAACTCTTACTCATTTGTACATACCCATAGTAACCTGAACTGCTTCTTATTGTACTATTAAATTTACTTTCAATATACATATTTCCCATTATTCCTGCGGCTACTTGTGGGGAAATGCCATTTTGAATAAAATAGTTCCATATATAACGATATGGTTCATACTTTGATTTGCTTGTTGCATGTGTTAATTCTTTTTTCGCGCTTTCATATATAGCGTTACTACTTATTGGATTACAAATTCCGCTAATCCAAATACTTACTGTCATTACTAAAATAATTACTTTCTTCATTTATTAATTGTTTAAGTTAATATTTGAAAGAAAGCCAAGTATACCTTAATTTAAATCTGATAATTGGTATAATTTCTCGGGAAAACTTCTTCTTATAAATACATAAAATATATTTACAGGCTTGCCATTACCTTTGAAAATATAATATCATCTCTACGTTGTATTTCTAATCCTCCCAAGAAAGTTACAGTTTATAATAATAAACTTTTGACTTTCTTACTCGGTATCTATAATATACATCTATGTATTAATAATATCTTTATTTTTTACGTCGATTACGCTTATACTCCTCAACTTTATTCTTATTCAACCTTCCAAAGGCTAAAAATTCATATTTTGTGTTCTTATTAGATGGAGCATAATTAGCATAAATTTTACCTGGAGCAGCTTCATTTCCATCAAACATTTTAACCCAGTGCACAGCCCCGCCACCACTACCTGCGCTTTCGGCGACTTTTACATATGGGCCTCTAGTTTCTAATACAATAGCTATATGTGAAGGAGTACCATGAGGTCTGTACTATCCATTGTTAAATCTTTGATTTGAATTAGCTTTAAATGTCCAGAATAATAAATCTCCTTTTTTGGCTAATTTGGGATCATAAAATTTATCTGTCATCTTATTTAAGTATGTGTTTGCTGAAGAGTATATTTTATATCCCATATCATCTAGTACATCATTTACAAAACCTATACAATCTACGCCCCTTGGATTGTGATTATGTCCTCCCCAAACGTATGGTTTGCCTATATTTTTATTTATAGCCTCCATTAATCCAGGTAAAGCCAAAGAAGTACCATCTGATGGGACACTTGATAAATTCTATTGACCAAGGCTAAGTGTATTCTACTAAGGGGACTGCTAAGCAGCCTGTTGAGTCTACTGAGCAGGCTAATTATTTAGGGGCATATAATCTTGCAAATTAAAATTGCTTATAATGTCATGTCTAGGCGCCCCAAAATATGAAAAACTAAAATCACTAGCCTAGTATTTAGGCAGTCCAAAATGGTCCTGCACGTCGTTAAAATTGATATACTCGTCCTAAAAATTATACTAATTTGTATTATTGTCATTATATAACACAAACTATATTTTTTTATTTTCCTTAGGACTAATATAATTTATATAACTCATACCTTTTTATTTCTTCTTTTCTATAAATAAGCAATTGCTTTATCTTTATTTAATCGTCCAAATGCTAAAAATTCCGTTTTTCCTTTAGAATTATGAGCATAATTTGCATGTATTTTTCCTGGCGGAGTACCATTTCCATCCAATATTTTATGCCAACGAATACCAGACCTAACGCCTCCTCCAGAGCTTTCTGCTACTTTAACATATGGACCATTAACTTCTAGCACAATAGCAATGTGATTAGGAGTGCCATGTGCACGGAATTGTCCATTTCTAAATCTCTGATCTGAATTTGCTTTAAATGTATAGAATATAAAATCACCTGGTTTAGCCTAACTTGGATCAGTAAATTTATCTACCATATTTTTATACAATGAAATACTAGTACCCTGTACAGGAAGTCCCATATCATCTAATACATCGCTCACAAATCCACTACAATCTACAGTTTTTTTATGGCCTCTAACTCCCCAACCATAGGGTTTGCCTGAATTTTTATCAATAGCTGTCATTAAGTCAGATATAGAAAAATTTGACCCCTACCCGTTTGTAATAGACGTTAGACCATCGGCAACGGGCTGCAAACTCCCCGATTGCAAATTCTCCTGCTACAAAGTAGTTTGCTAAGTAGCTGATTGCTGTGCAGCTGGTTGCTATGTAGCTGTTTGTTGTGCACCTAATTGAGGCATATAATCTTGAGGATTAAAACTTCCTACAATATCCTAGCTGGGCCCTCCGAAATATGAAAAGCTATAAGTACCTCTACTAGGTGCAGGCAATCCAAAGTAATCCTATACGTCGTTAAAATTAATATAATCATCCTACAGACCAGACCAATTATTACCCTTATATAATACAGTCTAGATTTCTTTATTTTCCATAGGACTAGTGTAATCTATATAATCCATATTATTATATTAAAAATTTACTTAAATTAATCTTATTGTCCTATTGTGGTTCATTTAAAAACCTTTTGATAACTTTACCCTTAGCATTTGTAATAGGACTAATTGGAACTCTATAAAGATTTGAAAATCTTCTTACAGCTTCCTGAAAGAGCTAATCCTGATTCATTTCCATTTTGCAGCGTTACGAGCAAAATTTGCTCTCTTTACTAGTTTTCCAGAATATTTATCTTTGTTACTTAAGACATGGGAAGCAAATTGCTGTACAGACATTCCAGCTCTATTAGCTGCTTCTGTAAATTTACCTTCATTTTCTTTCTTAATATGAATTTTACTTCCCTTCTTATCTTTCTTTACTTTTTTCTTTTTCTTTACAGCGTCCATTCCCATCCATATATTAGTGTCGGTTATGTTGGGCACTGTAAAAGAGTGAGGATCTAAAGTATAATCCTTCTCTTCAAAAACATATTTATTTTTCATAATAATGTCGAAATATTTTTTTCTTTGCGAAATTATAAATAATTTTGCATACAAACAAATAAAAAGATGTAAATGTTAATATGTGGTGGATATGATAACTCGCACTTATATATTAATATATAAAAGAATGAAGAAAAAAATTGCCGATTTCCTATTTAATTGGATAGATGGCTTTAGTTCTCAAACAAAAACCATAATAATTATTTTATGTATAATATTATTCGTGGTTTTATTTGTTGGTTAGAATACAAAGGCATATATCAAAGAGAGATTTAACATTGAGCAGACCGAAAAGGAAAAATAGGAAATGTATTTAGAGAAAGCTGCTCCAGAGATTAATCACTTTGTACAAGATATAATAGAGAAAGATACTCTTATAAATAATGTATTATTATTAAATTATCATAATACATTAATTAGTTCAAACGGTTTGGCGTATAAACACCTAACAGCAATTACTGAGAAATTTAGAGGTCTAGATAATAATCCATGTATAGATGATTGGCCTGAACTTCCATACATTAATTATATATAGGAGATTAGGAAAATAAACTAGACTACTTATACTATTTGGGAAAGAAATGATGAGAACAGGGTTAACTTCCCTAACTTATCTTATAGACTTAAAAAATCAGATGCTCAGTATGCAGTACTATACCCAATAAAGGGAGTAGATGAGAATGTAGGAATGTTAATTGTAATTTATAAGGACGAAATACCAACTATTAATACTGATTATTATCACAATGTAATAGCTCCTAATATTAGTAGATTGGCAATTCTCTTAGATTATGATACTGTAAAAGAAAAGTATGAAAATTGATAAAGAAAATGGTAATGTAAAGTATAATGACGCTAGTCATGTATACTGGGATGATAATGGTAAATATATATCTGTAACGACTTTAATAGGAAAATATGGACAACCTTTTAATAGGAAATTTTGGTCAGCCTATAAAGCCCTGGAAAAAATAATGACTCCAGAGGAATTTAAAATGGAGAAAGGACAAATGTTAGCTACCAAAAAAATAGATATACCCTATATATTAGAAACATACAATATTAAAGAGGTTGATTTCAATAAGGCACAGCAAGATATTTTAGATCAATGGCAAGAGAAAAATAAGCAATCTTGTGCTCGTGGTACTAAAATTCATGCAGAGTTAGAAAATCTATATACTTCAAAGAAAGAAACTGACTTAAAAAAATTCGGTTTAGGAGGCAAGTTCAAAGTAAATACCAATGCGTCTCTCAAAGAAGAAAATTTAAAAATACTAGATATAGATAAAGGAGTATTCCCTGAATATCTGGTATACAGTAATTCTAATGATGGAAAGTTAAAACTTGCGGGACAAATTGACTTATTGATAAAAGATGGCAATGATATAATTATCTATGATTACAAAACAAACGAACATTTAGATGATACTTCGTATTTTGATATAAGAACAAAGAAAAATCAAATGATGAAATATCCTTTGAATACTCTAATGGATTGTAATAAGATACATTATACATTACAACTATCTACATATGCTTGGATGCTTCAGAAGTTAAATCCAGACTTTAAGATTAAAAAATTATGTTTAATACATTATGATCACAATGATAATGTTACAGAACATGAAGTACCATATTTGAAAAAGTCCGTAGAAATTATGCTGAAAGATTACAAGAAAAAACTCTTATTAAAAGAGAAAGCTGATAGTAGAAAGCCCATAGTTTTTTGATGTGCTGAGGAGTATCCTTCAAATTTTTTTTATTTGAGATATTAAAATTATTAATTAAAATGTCAATTCTATGGGTTTAACTGCTATTCTTGATGGACATACTAAGGAATTATTAAAACAAAATAATGATTTATATGAACAGAGAATGACTATATGCAGGAAATGTCCTTTATTTAAAGTAACTGTAGTAGGACCCGTCTGCAATAGTAATCTCTATCTAAACGTTAAAACTGGAGATGTTAGTAAGACACAAAAAGATGGTTATAAAAAAGGATGTGGATGCAGACTTAATGCTAAAACAAGATTAAGTTATACAAAGTGTCCATTAAATAAATGGTAAGGTATGAGTGATAATGGTAAAATGAATTATTTCGGTGGCGATACAGCCATCAGCATGGCAAATGCAAAGCCAATAGAGGAGTCTCTTAAAGAAGCTGCTGTAGAAGCATATAATAAAAATGTAGACTCTTATAAAAAAGCATTAGATGAAAAAACTGCTAGAGAGCTTGAAGAAGCTCGAAAGGTAACTGAGAAGATGGAATCTATGGAAATAGTCCCAGTAAATAGTTATGTACTGGTACGTCCATATGAAAAGAATCCTTTTGAAAAGATTGAAGTTACAAATAGTGGTATTGTAATACCTACATACGATGGTAGTTTTAAGAATCCTGATAGCGGAGAGCAGGATACTGAATATAATTTATCAGTGCAGGCCGATGTAATTGAAGTGGGCCCAGACTGTAAATATGTAAAAGAAGGAGATGTTGTATATTATAGACGTGCGTGTGGAGTTCCAATTCCGTTCTTCAGGCAAGGCTTTGAAGTAGTGGCAGAACAGCAAATTCATGTCGTAATAAACGAAGGAATAAAAGCACGCTTTGCAAAAATAAAGAAAAATGGAAAGTGAGAAAATATATTTTTTACCAGGAGATTTAGTAACTTTAAAAAAGGATATTCCAAATAAACCTACAATGTTAGTAGTTAAAAAAGAAACTATGACTTTTAGACCTGTAAAAGAAGAAGATGAAAAAGAAGAATTCTTCAAAGGTATAAGATGTAGATGGTTTACTACCGAAGGAGCAGTGTAGGAAGCAGTTTTTAATACAAAAGACTTGATTAAAATTTAATAATGGTACAATAGCAAACTACTTAGAATACTTAGATGAAGGTTGTAGCTTTAGCCATGCAGATATTAGGCACAAAGAATGAAACTGAATTAAAGACTGCTTTATCTAAGATGTCTGAAGTTGGAAGAACTAAATTCATCCAGCAATGTTCAAATATAATATAGACTGGTGACCAATCTCCTGAAAGTTTAAAGCAAGCACAATAGCTAGCTCAAATGGCACTAGAAGAAGGTCCCGAACAAGATTATGCACAGATGGCTAGACATGGTGCTTCTCTCCGTCGTTATTACTTTGGTGGAAGAGTTAAGACATATGATGGAAATTATATGGACTTAAGGAAACCACTTAATAAAGATTAGGTCGAAGGTAGAGAATCTATTGGTGTATATAAGGGACAATGGATGTATTTGAATGGAGATAAGATAGCTATACCCAAGCCAGGTTCTAAAGCTAAAAGCTATGATGGTACTACCCATGTAAATCGTGCATATCATGGAATGCTTCTTCCTAAACCACAAAAATATTGGGGAGGAGGCTTTTTTAATAAAGTTAGCGATTTTGTTAGTAACTTAGGGGGAGAAATACTAAGTGGAGTAAAACAAGTTCCGTAGTTGCTTAAAAAGGGAGTAGAGACTGTAGGAAATGGTGTAGGAAGAGGTATAGAATGGATGTAGAAAGGTTCAAATGATTTGAATGAAAAATATGGTATGGATATAGGAGGAGCCATCAGCACCCTAACAAATGGTTTAGCTAATACCTTTGATAAACCAGCTTTTAATACAGTAGGTACTTTATTTGATACTTTATTGACAAATACTCCTCCTCCACAAAATACAGAAGCAGAAGAAGCCAAAGAAAAGACGGATACTGAATAGGGAGAAGGAGCAGCTGGTGCAAATAATGGTACTCCTGCTACAGGCGGAGCTACTTCTGAAGTAACTAGTATAGAAGATGCGGATAAGTAGAGAATTCTTGATGCTATCAAAGCTTTAAATTTTGATATTTCTGATCCAGAAGCCCTATACAAACTAATTAGAAAACGTAGTGAAAATATTACACAATAATAAAAAATGAAATTCTTTTTATTTAATAATGCAACAAATGAAATAATAGTTAATGAACCCGAGATACTTTTAGTTAAAGAGTTTGCCGCTTTATGGGATAAGGATAGAAATAAAACCAGTAAAGATAAAAGGGGAACTAAGAGAACTAGAGCTTTTCGGGAATTAACATATATATGGTTAATGTGTGATTGGTCTTCTCCTTATGCTGATTATGCAGAATAGGAGAGACATCAAGAATGTTTAAAAGATGCTAATATGACCGAAGAAGAATGGTCAGACCCTACTTTTAGAGCGGCTGCTAGAAAGTATAGAGAACTTCAAGAATCTTCTCGCGCACTTAAATTAATTAAATCTGCTCAACAAGTAGTAGATAAGATTACAGATTATTTTGATACACTAGATGTTCAGGAACGTGATGAAGCTACTGGCAAACCTATTTTTAAAGTAAAGGATGTAATGGCAGAGTTGAATAGCGTATCCGATGTAGTAGAACAATTAAAGACTCTAGAAATTCTTTATAAGAAAGAACAAGAACAAGAAAACGGACTTATGGGAAATATAGAGACTGGAGCATTTGATTAATATTAATTATGATACAAAATTATGAATAGTTCGGAAGTAGGTATGCTGAACCTACTGTTACACCTCCTGCCACACCTCCAACCAGTGGGCCATCTAGAATATCTAAGATGATAGACCTTTCTAAACAAGCTCTTACATCAGCTGTACAAAAAAATCCAGATGCTGCTCTAAATATGTATTTAGATGGACTGTAGAAAACGAACAATATAAAATAGTATGATGAGAATTGGAATAAAACATTTGGTGAAGATGTTGTGCGTTTATCTACTATAGGCAATTATGATGTAAAAGCATCTCCAATAAATAATTAGGTTACACCTACTGGGCGCAAGGTTTTATCATAGGATGATCCTAGAGTACAAAAATTGAAAGCAAGATATGAAACACAACAAGCTTAGCTTAAGAGTGGAGAATTAAAACCTCTAGATAACAACGATACTAGAGTAAGTGGGCTTAATCTCAGAAATAATGAAGACTATTATAAGACTAACATAGCTCCTTATAATGATAATAAACCTTATTAGCCAGGCTGGGAACAAGACTGGTATGGAAAAAATCCTGTAGATAATAATATATAGAAACCAAAACCTTAGCAACCATAGCTTCCGCCTGGTATCACATCTGCCATATAGGGAGTTATAAGTCCTTTCCCTAAGAAATTTGGACAGCAATTTAAAAAAGGTGGTTCATTAAAACAAGATTATCGCTCTTGGGAAAAAGAAATGTATGATTCATATAAATGTGGTGGTAAAACCAAAAAGAAATCTTGTGGTGGAGAAATGGGCAAGAAAAAAGCTTGCGGTGGAATGAAAGTTAAAAAATAATAATATATGTGGGATATAAAAAAAGACGCTGTAATACCTTTTTTTGATCCTACTTTATCTTATGAGTTAACTCATTATAGACCTATAGATGAAGAACGTGGTCTAGACTTTGACCCATCTTGGTTTACTGAAGCTAGAGATGTTAAATTGGAAACTGGCAAATACTGCTCATATCCAAGTGGAACAAAGAAATATCACGACTTTTGGGTAGAAGAATATAGAAGATGTAATGAAGGTTTAGAATCACATGGATACAGAATAACTGGAGATCATTACTTCTTCTTAAACTACTATCAATTACCAGAGTCTCAGGTAGAAAAAACTGGTCAAGGTCGTGGTATGATTTTTCCATCTTTCTTGAGTAAACAATATGAATATTTTCATTACATAGAATTATGTGAGTTAACTAAACACGATGTACTTGCAGTAAAATCACGTGCTGTTGGTTTCTCTGAAATTGCTGCTTCACTTGGAGTAGGAACTTATACAACTAGAAGAAATGCACACTGTGTTTATACTGCATTTGCCCAAGGACATTTGGATGATGTGCTATCAAAAGCTTGGTTTTAGTTAGATAATTTAAACTCTAATACTGAAGGTGGAATGAAGCATGTCAGACAAAAATATAACTCTGATATGTATAAGAAAGCCTCTAAGATTAATAAACAACGTGAGGAAATTCCAGGGTCCTGGGGATCTGATATCGAAGGTAAAGTAGTTGATAATCCACGTAAACTTCGTGGTGATCGTATCGATAGGTTATTTTTCGAGGAGGCTGGTTCTAACCCAGTATTAAAGAAAACATATATACAAGGAAACGCCCTTGTAGAAGTTATGGGTAATAAGATTGGAACCCGTTTTGTCTGGGGTACAGGTGGTGATGGTAAATATATGACTGAGTTAAGTGATATGTTCTATAATCCACAAGGTTTCAATGTATTACCTTATAAACATAAATACACTAAAAATGGAGAATATGTTTTAACTGGATTCTTTGTTCCAGCGTTTACATTTGTAAATAAATCTGGAATGGTAGATTCTAGAGGAGTTACAGATACAAAGAAAGCTCGTTAGTTCTTAGAGGAATAGCGTGCTAACTTACTGTATGATCCTAAAGCATATTTAATACAATGTGCTGAATTCTGTTTTTGTCCTGAAGAAGCATTTGCTCTTGAAGGAGATAATCAATTTAATAAAGTATTATTAGCTGATTAGCTCACTCAAATACGTATAGGAGCAGGACCAAATATAGAACATGGTACAGTAGAATATAAGTTTAAAGATGGTAAGGTTGCAGAATCTATGGTAGAAGGCGTAATATTTAAACCATCTTTAAATGGGAAAGTACATATTTTGGAAAGACCAAAAGAAAACGAAGAAGGTAATGTACCATAGAACTTGTATGTTGCTGGAATTGATGGTATCGATATGGGTCAGGAAGATACTTCTGATTTTACTAAAGACCCATCTCAATTCTGTGTTGTAATATTTAGACGAGCTTATGGTGTGCATCCTCCTGTTATAGTAGCTTATTATAAGGATAGACCAGACAGGTTGAAGGAAGCACATATGACTTGCTTAAAGTTATTATAGTATTATAATGCACAAGCAGTTCTAGAGTCTACAAGAATATCTATTTTATAGTTCTTTAAAGAAAAAAGATGTGCTGATAGATACTTAATGCGTAGACCAAGATCTTGCCAGACTGATATATAGAATGGTAGAAGCCGCTAGTTTGGAGCTCCAGCAACACAGAATATTATAGAACACCAACTTGAATTAATAGCTAATTATATAGATGAATATTGTGGTGAAATTTGGTTCAAGGAAGTTATAGAAGAGTTAAGCCAATATTCTTATGAAAGAAAGAGAGAGTTTGATATTGTAGCCGCTCTAGGTATGGCAATGCTTGCTGACGAAGAGTTAGTATTTGTTCCTCCTAGAATTGATTTAAAAGCGAATCAATTTAAACCTTTCGGTTATTGGGTAGATGAGAATGGCATAAAACATAAAGGCGTAATTCCAGAAAAGCACCCAGGAATGGGACCAAATAATTTCAACACAGCAAAAACATACGAAACTGATTATTATGGGTACGAAAGACTTAGAATTAGCAGTGCGTGATATTATAGAGCGTCTGTATAATGTTAAATATATAGGAAGATTAAAAGTCAGTGAAACTTTTTATCAAATACCAGGGCATCCCGAAGGTAAAGACCATCATCTTGGTTTTAAACTTGAATTAGGATTAAATAAAGATGAGCGTCCTGTATCTCTGGCATGTGATGGTACAATTGAACAATTCTTAAAGTTTATATATAATGAGTTAAAGAATAATAGATATCATTATACTGACTATTTTACGGCAAATAAATTATATTTTAATCGTGGCTGTTGCGAAGAGAAATGATGATTATATAATAGAATAGGTAGATAAAGCAATAAATGAACTTGTGTATAACAAGTACACAATGTAGAAAGCCTATAACTATTATAACGGAAAACGAGACCCTGAATAGTTCAGGTATCTCGAAGAAAATTTTGGTATAGGAAATGCTACCTCAGTAGAATTTACTCCTCTTATTAAAAAACACGTAGATGCTTTAATAGGGGAGTATCTTGATATTCCTATGGTTCCTAAAATATCTTGTAAAGATAAAGAAACTGTTTCTATGATCGATAGACAAAAAGAAATTCAAATTAATAAATCGATATTTGAATTTTATAAGAAACGCTTATCTAATGATTTACTATAGTTTCTGGCTACTGATCAACAGCCTCAGGTTCAAGATGTTGCTATATAGAAATAGTTAGACAAATTAGTTGAAGATATAAATAATAACTTTGTAAGTGATTATGAAAAAGCTGCCCAGCATGTATTAGAGTATATAATACAGTCTAGAAGTGCTGATATTGAAACTAAAAAAAGAGAATTAATGTTAGATTTACTAGTGGCTGGATGTGCTTTTTATCGTGTACATCCTTCTCCAGGCGGTACAAATATATCTATAGAAGTTCTTGAACCTTTAAATACTTTTGTAGATAGAAATCCCCATTCTCAATATGTTAAAGATTGTTATAGAGTTGTCATTAGAAGATGGATGACAAAACAACAAATTTTGAATACTTATGGTGATAAATTGGATAAAGAAAGCATTAAGGAGCTTAACGACATGTATGAGCATTATTCTGATAATAATTATATATATGTTCGTAATTTTACTGGTCAAGCTGGGCACGCTTATGTAGAAGGTGATTTAAAAGGAATAGACAATGGAGTAGGAGCTGTTCCTGGTTTTCCTGTAGATCATTATGAATCCTATAATTATAAATTACTTCCAGTATACGAGGTTGAATGGATTGATATTGATAAACAAGAAGGTTACTATATATAGAATAGGTATGAAGGCATAAGAATTGGACAATCTATTTATATTCCAACTGGAAAATCTCCAAACGTAATTCGTACACAAGACGCTCTTACTGAATGTAAATTATCAGTTGGTGGTTTATTTTTACTTAACAGAAATCATCAACCATCATCCCTTATATTACAATGTTCTCACTTACAAGATAAATATGATGTCGTCACCTTCTTAAGAGATAACATTCTTGCCAACAGTGGTACAATAGGAGACTGGTTAGATGTTTCCTAGTTACCTTCGTTCCTTGGAACAGATATGACAGAACGATTAATGAAATGGCAAGCTTATAAGAAAGCAGGGTTGGCGTTGGTCGATTCCTCTTAGGAAGGTAGAGGATTTAATAATAATACATTTATGAATGGATATGATGATGCTGCTAAAGTTTAGACTATGCAAGCGTTTGAAGTTGTATTAGAAAGAATTGAAATGCAGGTATCATCAATAACAGGAGTCTTTAGAGAGAGATTGAATGGTATTACTCAAAGAGACGCTGTATCTAATATAGAAGCAGGGGCTCGAAATTCGTTTATTATTACTAAACCATTTTATCAACAAATGGATTCATTGGTAGTAGACGTCTTGGGAGATTGTCTTGATATAGGTAAAATTGTATGGAAGAATGGTCTTACTGGTACTATTATATTAGGAGACAAATTATAGAAAATTTTTACTGCTCTTCCAGAACATTTTACTCATACCGATTATGACATTCATATAGTACCATCAACTAAAATTTTAAAAGATATGCAATCAATGCAATCCATCGTAATTGAGTTGATAAAAAGTAATATGTTGGAGCCTGATATTGCTACGGAGGCGATTACAAGTAGAAGTCTTACAGAGCTTAAAGATATAGTGAACAAAGCTTGGGCTAAAAAGAAAGAAGAGAATAATCAAATAGCTTAGCTTGGACAGCAGTTAGAAGAAGCACAAAAGCAAATAAATCAACTAACACAATAGAACCAATAGTTGCAAGCTAAAGTAAGTAATTTTGAAGAAGAAAGGCTTAAGATTGAAAGAGAACGTATGCAAATAGACTCTCAAATACGATGGTTCCAGGCTCAAACTGAAAGATCTTACAAGAATGATTCTATTGAGGTTAACCGTCAAAAGGTTCAAATTGAATTAGAACAGCTTAATGATGGTAATCCTTATAACGACGAAGTTAAGTACTAATGGAGCAAATAATTAATTTAATAGTAAATAGTTTTGATTTTGGGTATATGTTTTCTGTAAACGTATTAGCCTATTTACTAATAAAAGTTTTAGATACAATAAATGGTAAGAAAGCTGTTCCTGTATGGTAGAAACGTCTTATAGCGGTTTTAGCGGGCGTTATTTTAGGAGCTATTATAATTATTTTCTAGGGCTTTAGCGTTCAAATATTATATAGCTTTATTTTAAGTTTAATCAGCTGGGATGTACTTTTTAAACCATTACTTAAGAAATTTAAAAATTTAGACTACTTTAAAGAAAATGAAAACGATCCTGACTTTGAGTAAAAAATGTGGATGTACTTTAAACATAGATGGTGCAGATCGTTGTGATTACATAGATTTAGTTAATCAGACATTATTCGATTTTACTTATGATAATACTGTTAGTGTAAACTTTTTATATTCAGTTGAGTGTGGAGAAGAAACTACTCCTGTTTTAAACGATGATGGAATGTCTCCTTATAGCGTAATTATTCACGCGTTAGATGGAGCGAGACAAAAGGATCATGACGAAATAAAGCTAAAGAATGATGGCTGGTATAGAATAATTCACGCCGTACTTCCAACTAAAAAGGCTATAGAAGAAATGTAGTTATAGAAAGGAACGGTGATAGATAGTTTCATAACAGTAACTGGTTTTGACATCCCAGATCTCGTATATGCTTTTGATACAGAAGAATATAAGCTAGTTAAAGCAAATATAGTAACTATACAAACAATTACAGATGGGAAGTTAGAATTCAAGAAGGTATTTACCTGGAAACAAGCATGCTGGGAAGAAATTATTGAAACTATTAATAGCCCATTATCTTCTACTGTTACTTATTGTGGAAAAGATTATTTCAACTACTGTAAGTTGGAATAGGCTTATATGGATAAAATTAATGATTTAATTAAATTATATACTGGAGAAAATGGTATATGTATTAAGAATTGTGATTCTTTTTCTAAAGATAATAATACTGATATATAGATAAGAGATTATTTTTGGATGGCAATGAATGCTATTAAATATTGTGTAGATATGGGAATGTATTGCAAAGCATTATCTATATTAAAATGTGTTGAAGCATGTAATATTTATAGCTCTAAATCAACTAGTAACAATGGAGACTGCGGATGTTCTTAAGGATTTAAAGTTATAGGTTATTTAGGATGTGTCTGATTTATGTAAACGATTAGGCAATGGTTATTCTAAAAATTGTTATGAACCTACTCTTCAGAAGATTTCATTAATTGAGAATTACGAAAACTTAGATAATGGTAAAACATATTTACAATTATTTTTAAATTGATATGGCAAAAAAGAATTGTACATGTTCCTAGTTATAGGAAACAATCGACAAAATTTTTATAGATGACAGTTGCTGCTGCCAAAATACAGTAGTGACTCCTACTGATAATTGCTGCAATTGTGAACCAGTAATAGATTTAATAGACACAGATAAGTTTGCATGTGCATCATTTGGTAAAGATCGCAATCTTAAATATAGAATAATAAGAGAAGAATGGCTGACAGGAGGAACTAATTCTAAGGAAGTATATGAAACTATTATAGAATGTCAAGCTTCTGGATCTATGCTGCTTATAAAAGTTATAAGAAATGATGTAAACGAAAATAGCAAAAATTATGTATTACCTCCTTTAGAAGTTTCTTAGGATGTAGAATCAGGAGTATACTTTATAAAGTACTTGAAGTTTATAGGAGGAAATCTTCATTTATGCACATATACAATTAGATAGATTGACAATGATGGAGTGATCTTCTATGAGACTTCTTGGGAATCTAAAGCAATAGATGACTTTGATATTACTCAGTATTATACTAAAGATGAAATCAATAATAAATTTGTTACTATAACTTATTTAACAAATAATTATTATACTGGTGATACTATTGATGCAGATTTTTATAGAAGAAGCGTTTTATACAGAAAAGATGAAATAGATGATATGTTTGCCAGAAAAATACTTTGGGAAAAGGGTAATGGCAGTATGTCTACTCAAAGAATTGGAGCACATTGTACCGCCAATGGTGATGCCTCATTTGTAACAGGTTATAAAAATTCAGGAAGTGGTAATGGTGCTTCAGTTACTGGTAATAATAATACGGTTTCAGGAGATTATTCATTTGCTACTGGACATGATAATATCATTGAAGGTAAAAGTAACTTTACAGCTGGTTATAGTAATCGTCTTGAATCTAATTATTCTATGGCCACAGGGTGGAATAATACAATAAACGGTAACTACTCAGAAGCTTTAGGTGCTAGTAATACAATAGACGGAAACTGCAACTTTGCAGGAGGACAAAACAATATTATAAGTGAGGACAGTGATACCAGTACTGCTTTTGGTTATAATAATCAAATATCTAGTAATTCATCTGCCGCATTTGGTTACCAGAATAAAATTATTGGTACAACTGATGAGAAGGGAAATAGACACGGCTCACGTTCATTCGCTGCTGGTAGAAATAATACAATAGAAGAAAGTAACTCTATGGCAGCTGGATCTTTAAATGTGGTAAAAGGTTCTAACTCTGCTGCTATAGGGGTTGAAAATGTTGTTAGTACTAATGTTTCATATGCAATAGGATATAATAATACTGCTAAGCGACACTACAGTTTAGCCTTAAATCATCAAAGTAGAAGTCACGGTAGAGCAAGTATTGCTGCAGGTAGACGTTCATTTACCGATGGTACTGGAGCTTTCGCTATTGGTACTCCTATTAATGTATATTATTATGCAACATTAGTAGCCCCTAACGCTTAGGGACCAACTGAGGATAATCCAACTTCAGATCCAGATTATGGATATCTTGTATTGACTGATATCTATGGTAATCGTGTCAATGTAGATCAAAACTCTATTCAAGCAAAACGTTTTACTTTTATAGCCGAAAATTCCTATTATGGAGAATTATCAATTGACTTAACTGAAGCAGAAAAAGGAAATGCTCAATATACTACTCGTTTCCCAGAGTTTGGTGCATGGCCTCAACTTATAGATGTTAAATTTGTTTAGGGCCCATCTAATAATACATATTTATATTTTAAACCCTCTGCTACTGATGATGTTGTTTGGTTATTTAAGAATACTATACGAGATGCGGAGGATAATTGGGCAGACGGTGTACGTAATATAGGATATGCATCAGGATTTGATGGTTGTAAGGCCCTTGACCACGGTGGACAAGCTGTAGGTTATGGTACAGTAGCAAGCGGTATGGGTAGTCATAGCGAAGGTATAAATACTTATACTTAGAATGATGGAGAACACGCTTGTGGAAAATATAATTATTCTGATAGTACTACTTTATTTTCAGTAGGTAGTGGTAACCAAGAATATGTTAATTATCATGATGGCACTGATATAACAATACATCGAAAAAATGCTCTTGAAATAACTAACGATAATAAAATTTATTTACGTTTTAAAGATGGAAATGGTAATGAAAATCTTTATGACTTGGGTAAGATGTTAGATCTCTTAATGAGCAATGTATTATCATCAGCGCAAATAGACAGTTTGAAAGTTACTAATAGACAAGAAGATATTGATAATGCAGACGGCCTAGTACCTCTGAGCCTTAAAGAATATTAATAAATATTATTATGAGTAATTACGAAGTCGATCCTAATATTAAATAGATATTAGATTTAAAAATCAATAAAGGAGTGTTTCCCCTTACAGTAGATAGTGCTGTAATAGCACATTCTCCTAATGGGGAAACCACTTACTTAGATTCTGTTGTAGATTACCTATATCAATAGGTAGCTAATAAATTAAGATTATATACAGAGTAGGATGGAGCTTATACAAAAGGAAAAGCTTATCCTGCTACTATGGGCGTACAAAATGCTAATAATATTAACGCTTTATAGGGTACTGTAAATAATTATGCTTCTATATTATCTGCGTTACAACAGCAAATTAATAATATGGACCCTACAGATGATATTACATCTATAAACAATACTATATAGAGATTGTGGGGTATCCTTAATAGTTTATCGGAAGCTTCTGAATATTCATATCAAGAAATTAAATTTTCTGACTCTTAGACTGTACCTCCTAGTGACCTTGATAACACCACTTATTGGAAGGCTAGACCACTAGATAATCCTCAACACTTGTGGTTAGGAATTAGAACAATAACAATTACAAGAGGAGAAGACGGTAGGCCTATAATAACTAAAGGAGATACTATGGTAGTATCCCTTCAAGGCCCTAAAGGAGAAAGAGGTGAAAAAGGAGAAAGAGGTGCAGATGGTAGTAAAGGTAGTACAGGAATTCCAGGAAAATCTTATAAACCTGTATTAATGTATAAATGGACTGAATCTAGAACTTCTGCTCCAGCTACACCTACTGATCCAAGAAATTAGGGATGGACTGAAAGCCCTAACAATCCAGTAGGAGAAAACAAGTATCTTTGGATGACATAGAATCATCTAGATGTAAGTAACAATACTTATGTCAATCCTACTTGGTCAACACCTGTTTGTCTAAGTGGAGAAGATGGTGTAGGTTCAGATGGAAAGGGAGTCGAATTTATTTATTTCTTGTCTAGTAGTCAAAATATTCCTTCTGTAGAAAGTTTAAATCGTTATTATAATAATGAAGATCCTAGATTTCAGCAGGATGATTTCCCATTTGGTGAAGATGGAGTTCCAATAGTTCCTACTGATGGATGGACTGACAACCCATCTGGAATTACCTAGGAATATCAATATGAATATGCTTCTTTTAGAGAAGGTAGTGCTGGAAATTGGAAACCATTTAGTGCTCCATTTTTATGGTCAAGATGGGGAGAAAATGGTATTGATGGAGACGGCGTAGAATATATTTATTTTACAACAACAGGAGAAAAAGAATGGCCTGAAAGTGTTTCATACACTGATCCAATGAGTGAAGACCCAAGAGCTTGGACTAATTTAGATAGATTTCAAGAGGATGATTTTATCCCAACAGAGTAGTAGGATGAATGGTTTGATGAGCCTCAAGAATTAGACCCTATTTATACTCATCAGTATGTATCCATGCGTAAGAAAACTAAAGTTGGTAAAGCTAAAAAATGGGGAGCATATACAATGCCTAAATTATGGAATGTATATTCTGGAACTGGGGATAGATATGTAATGCTATATCAATGGACGGATACTAGAGAGGCTCCAGCGGCTCCTACTACAGGGAACTTAGGAAATTGGACAGAATCCCCAGGTAATGCTGATAATTAGTATTTATGGATGGTTGGAGGCTATGCTCGAGCAGAAGATAATTATGATTCAGGGTATATTACTGTATCTCAATGGTCATCTCCCGTATGTTTATCTGGTAATGACGGCGTAGGTACAGATGGTACTGGAATTGAATTTATATTCTTTAGAACTGATGATATTAACACATCACCAAGTGTAGCTGAAATGAATGCTTATAAAGATGGCTCTGAACAATAGCAACAATGGTTCCAATATGAAGACTTCCCATTTATTGATGGAGATAATATATTTCATAATGGTTGGACAGATAATCCGCAAGGTATTACTCAAGACCAAAAGTATGAATGGGCTTCATTTAGACAAAGCAGTGGAGGGAGATGGGATTATTTCTGCACTCCATTCCGTTGGTCTATGTGGGGAGAAGATGGAGTAGATGGTGATGGAGTTGAATATATTTATTATCGCTGTAATAATGGTAATAGATGGACAGGTGTGACTCAAAGTGAGGATCCTGTTTAGCCTAAAGCACAGCCAAGTGATTCAAATTTTCAAAGTGATGATCCTGCCGATCCTAGAACGTGGTCAAATGATCCAGATTTTCAAAACCTAGAATTTATTAAAGACGGTTAGGAATGGGATGGCTAGCCTAATACTCTTGGATGGAGTGATGATCCAAGAGGGGTAACAGAAAATAATATGTATGAGTATGTAAGTTCCCGTAAAAAAGAGCCAGATCCAAGTAATCCTCGTAAAAAAATCTGGGGAGAATATTCTCAACCAGTATTATGGGCTAAATTTGGAAAGAATGGACGTGATGGTTAGGACGGACAGGCAGCTTCGCAAGGCTTAAGTGGTCCAGTTGTTCGATTTAGAGGAGCATATGATTCAAATATTCCTAGTACAGATAATCCCTATATAAATTCTTCTTTAAATACAGTTCTTCCACCTACTGCTATTCGTTATATAGATGTAGTATATGTTGATGCTAATGGTCAAAAAACCTATTACATGGTAAGACCTCAATAGGATGGAACGCGACATCCTACTACTGCTCCTACAAATACAGAAGATTGGGAAGAAGCTGTTGGATATTCATTTATTGCTGCGGAAGCCTTATATGCACACAATGCACATATAGACAATTTATCAGGTTATGAATTTGTAGTACAAGACAATATTGATAACAATTATATTGTTGCTGGTATGACTGGAGGTAATGTAGTAAATTCTGTTGTTAACAGTAATTACTAGGACAATCCTGTAAGAATTTGGGCAGGATCTCGTGCAAGGGAAGATATCGATTTGCAAGGGGAAAATATTCCATTTAAAGTATTCCAAGACGGTAAGTTAAAAGCTACTAATGCAGAAATTAAGGGTGATTTATCATTAGATTCTTTGTCCCTTACAGGGAATGAGGGCTCTTATTATTATAATAAAGAGTCAATAACATTACCACAAGTTGATACCGATAAACATACAGTTATTTTTATAATAACTACATTTAATGCCACCAAAGTAAGTCCTCATTCTGGAGATGTTTTATTTGCTCTTTCTAATAATAATATTACAACAACTAACTCGGAAGTTAGTTTAAATAAATATAAAATATATTTAGCTATTAGTATTAAAGATGGGGCGAATTCAGGATGGCTTATTTAGGATCTTAACTCTATAGAGATACCTTCACAAACCTATTATTACTCAAAAGATATAATAAATAGAAATGAAGGAGAAGCCCTGCCTTCATGGACAGTAGTTGCTGACAGTCATGATGATCAAGCATTTATTCCACTAGAAGGGACTAATCAGTAGCTTTGTACATTTTCTACTTCTACTGATATTGCTTCTACTTCAATAACAGATACTCGTAAATTTACTATATCAGGAAGTTTATTATTTTCAGTACCTGGTAGAAATGATCTTAGTGCTAGAATAACATTGAAAGAAGTCGATATAACAGACCTTGATAGTACTTTTACTGACACACACTTAAATTAGGATGGTTCTATTAACGGAAAAATTACAGTACGAAATATTATTAATATTTACTTGTAGAACATGAATTAGTTAGTTCTTGATACTGGAGGCTAGATTACTAAATAGGATTCAACAATATGGATAAAGCCAACTTTATTTAGTATAGGAGAATCTACTTCAGTGACTGTTAGACCTTCTATAATGTTAGTAGAATCTTTTCATTATACATCTTCTACAAATCATGTTGCCCCAACAACGACTAATACAGTTAGTTCTAATGGATTTGTCATAAAAGATGGCAGCATAGTAGCAACTGATATGCCTGAGGGGGCTACTGTAAATATGAAAGATTGTATCGTTTATAAAGATGTAACTGGAACAGCTGCTTAGGAACAATATGAAGTAGTTAACTTTGGAGCTTCTAATGTAACTATTGGAAATATAACAGTAAATCCTAATGAACCAACAATAATAAAAGCTAAACCTAATGTGCATATAGATTTTTCTGATATTACAGCAATAGATGCTTCAGGTATTATAGATCCTGCAGAACAAGGAGATCCAGTTAATCATTAATATTTTTATTAAAATTTTTTAACTGTTAAAAAATTGTAGTATATTTGCAGTATTATTTAGATATAAGTTTATTTTAAATTTAATTAAAAATGTTTATGAAAGTATTTTATGCATTATTGATGGCACTTATCACATTTGTAATTGGTTTAATTCCAATGTTAATGGGTGCTCCTGTAGCTGCTGGTATGGTAGTTGCTGCAATTGGCGGTGTACTTGCAGCTGGTAGTTATTGGTTTGGTGCTAGTGTAGAAGGCAACTACGGCTTTACTAAGCAGTCTTGGATTGCTATGGCTATTCAGGCAGTTGGTATTGTTTTAGGCGTAGCTGTTGCAGGTGGTATCTTCTTATTCCCAGGTGTATAATGTTTTAGCTTGATAAACTATGTCATTTTGCTGCCTGTTTATTAATTACATTAATTTGGGGAGCATTAACTTGGGCCATTACTCCAACTGTTGGAGCTATTTTAATTAGCGGAGCAGGTGCTGGTTTAGGCGCAGGTTTTGGAAAAGAATATGGTGATTTAGTTGCTAAAGATAATACTTGGGATTGGAAAGATATTATTGCAGATGTTGTAGGAGTAGCAGTAGCAGTATTGATACTTCTAATAATAATGATATTATAATATTATTACATAGGAGAGTAATTCTCCTATGTAATAATTTACATTATTTTCGTAAAAAATGGATAATTTAATAAGAGTAAAACAGATAATAGACCATATAACTAAAGAGCCTTACTATCCTACTAGTCATGCGATAGCTGTTGGATATACTGATGCAAATGGAGAATGTACGACAGTTTAGGACGCTTTGGATACTTTAAGGAATGCTTTTGAAACATTAAATAAATTTTATCTTACACTTGGTTATAATTCGGATTAGGCTTTTCCAGGAAATGAAGGTAAAGCGTTGCAAGATCAATTTGCATCCTTAACTGTAGATGATGCTTTAAGTCTAGAATCTACAAAACCAGTATAGAATAAAGTTATAACAGAAGCAGTAAATTAGTTATTTAGTTGTATTACTGATAGAGTGTGTTATTGCACACCTCGAGATGTACATTATATAAAATATTAGGTAATCGATTCTCCTGATATTAATGGAGAAATTACTTATTCTCACATTTAACTAATTAGCAATGAATACAAACAACGCTGTACAATTACAAGATAAGATAGATGGACACGACATTTATCCTAGAACATTAGCATCTTTGGTACAAACCTCTGATGGTTCAAATATCGAAGATGGAAAAGCTAATAAGAGTGATGTTTATACTAAAAATTAGGTAAATGCACTTTTAGAAGATAAATAGAATACCTTAGTAAGTGGTTCTAATATTAAAACAATAAATGGACAATCCATATTAGGAGATGGCAATATTACTGTGGCTGCAGATTCGGATAAAATAAAGCAACCTTATGCTACAGAAGATACAAATTATAGAATATTATTAAATGGAGAACCCAATAATTATGATGATACTAAGCAATCTGTAGCTCAAGCTTCTGATGTTAGTATTAATCCTGTTTTAAGATAGACAACTTTTTATTCAAATAAAGACTAGCGTTCGTATCCTATTAAAATTACAGACGGAAAAATAACTTTTGGAGATCCCGCTAATTATATAGATGAAGATAATTACACTGGAACTGCTGATAAAGCAACTAAGGATGCTTCTGGAAATGTAATTTCTGAAACTTATATGACTAAACGCGCCGCACAAGAAGAGTTAGCTGAAAAATAGGATATTTTAGAAAGTGGTATTAATATTAAAACTGTTAATAATCAGTCATTACTTGGCAGAGGAAATGTTGTAATTGATTCTGCCCCCGATTTAAGTAATTATTATACTAAAGATGAAGTAGATAGATCCTTAAGAGGAAAACAGAATACTTTAACTTTTGATGAAACTCCACAAAGAAACAGTCCTAATGTTGTAAAGAGTGGAGGCGTTGAAAGTGCTTTAGCAGCAAAACAAAACGTTCTTGTTAGTGGCTAGTCTATCAAGACTATTAATGGAGAATCTATTTTAGGAAGTGGCAATATTGATACTTAGGTTATACAAAATCTAAATAATCAAAGTACTCCAAGACATTTCTTAATGAGTACAGTAGCTCATAGCGGTGATGCGGGTGATACCGATTATTCTGATGAAGTAGCATTTACTCCTACTACAAGAATTTTTACAATTATTACAACTAAAGATCCTGATAGTGAGACACCAATTTCTTATCCTGTAAATATAGAAAACGGTGGTATGACTTTCGGATACTTAGGTAATGAGGGACATATTGATGCTGAAGAATATACTGGTAGAGCTTTAGGTTCTGAAACTCAAATTATGGAAACTCTAGCAGTTGCCGACATGGAAAATGTTGGATTAAATGACGGTGCTGCCAAGATTGGATTTTATAATGATGATACTGATGAAAATATTACAGTAAGAGAAGGTATTCTTAGTAAATAGGATAAATTAGTTAGTGGCACTAATATAAAAACAATCAATAATTCTTCCATTTTGGGAAGTGGTAATTTAGCCTTAGCAGGTTTAGATGAAGCTACAAGCAAATCTATCATTTATAAGGCTTTAAAGCAAGGAGAAGAACAAATGCTAGTACTAAAATCTATGGGAAATTTAGATATTATACCTTTAGATTCTAGTTTAGAGCAATTTGATTTAAATGAAGATGGTACTATCAACTATTCCGAAATTTCAATAATATATGCTATATTATTAGGTCGACCATACGATGGTTTCTATTATAAAGTAACCCATCAAACTGAAGGAGATCCAACTTCTCCATTACTTTTACAAAAGTCTGAAGATAATAGAACTTGGACAACTGTAGTAGGCAAAAATCCAGACATAGTTGATAACGACGGTGCAGTGACAGCGGCTGAAGTTAGTGAGCTTTATAATATAATAGAAACTGTATCTACTCAACAGGGAATTGCCTATGATCGTTCGGAATTTACTGGAAGCACTACTGTATTTTCCGCATATGATTCAAAAGAAAAGAAAATTATAATAGGCTATAATTTTGAAAGATATATTGATCCTACATATGATAGGGATACTTATACCTTATTAAAATTAGATCCAAGTCCTAATGTTATATATTGTAACTCTTTCAATAATAAGTTATATCGTTGGAATAAAAATTCTGAAACAATGGTAGAAATTAACTTAGCTGTACCCACAGAATTAAATAATCTTTTAACTCGCGTAGAACAAGTAGAAAGATAGATAGAAAACTATGAAGGAACAGTAAGTAGTGACGATCCTACTACTCCTGTAGGCCCATCTAAGCAGTAATCAAAAAATAATAAAATAACATAATAAATAAATATGAATTAATATGGCAATGACAGTAAATGACATTGATGATTACAATGACGACATCTTTGAAGAAGATCCTGTAGAAGATGGAGATAATTATCAAGAAGAAAATCAGGACGTAGATCCATTTGATGATGAAGATTTTAGTGAAGATTATGAAGATGGTGAAATTTATGGAGACCCAGAAGGTGAAGATGACGATGCCAATTCTGAAGAGTCTATAACAGATAAATTTTTAAGAACTAAGGGCATTAATCCTAGAGCTGTTAAATTTGAAAGTTCTGATGGTTATACTGAATAGGACTTTAATGATTTATCAGAAGAAGAACAACTTCAAATTCTTCAATCTAGTGAATTGGATGATGATTATGGCTTAACAGACGATGAAATTAATGTAATTAATTCAATGCGTCGTAATAATTGGAGTCCTTCTGATTACAATAATTATATAGCAAACTTGGCTATTAAAAATTATGTAAGTCAACAACAAAGTTTAGATGAACCAATATATAATATAGATAATTTTTCAGACGAAGAATTATATTTGATTGATTTAAAACAGTAGATTCCCGACATTACAGATGAAGAAGCTTATAACGAATTAGATAATGCGAAACTTAATCCTGAAGTTTTCAATAAACGAATCCAGAGTTTAAGAGAAGAGTATAAAGATAGAGAAGACTCTATACGAGAAAGAGCAGAAGCAGATGCTAAAGCGGCTGCAGATGCTCAAATGGAACAGTTTAGTAATACTATTTTAAATACTATAGAACAAAATTCCGTTATCGATTTAGGAGATTCTTCATTAGAAATGTCAAACGAAGATAAAAACGTTGTAGCAAACTTTTTATTAGGTAAAGACCAGGCAGGAGTAAGACACGTTGCGAGAGCCTTAAATGATCCCAAATCTTTAGTTGAGATGGCTTGGTATTTAACTAGAGGAAGAGAAGCGTTTAATACTTTATAGAATTACTATAAGTAGAAAATTACTGAAACAGCTAGACGTAATTATACAAAAGGTTATGAAGATGCCTCTGGTGGTCGTAAAGCTAATTCTGCCAAGGCCGTAGTAAAAAGATCCAAGAAAAATGCTCCCTTAAACAGGGAATTAACTATAGACGATATAGATTAATTTAAAATTTAAATAATATGATAGTAGCAAATTTTGTAACAAATCGCCCAACTATGAGCGAAACCCGCACATATGAGGATTTTTACAAGTTCCTCGGTGCAAAGCCTACTCGTCTCGGTGTTGTTTCGAGACTTTATCCCGAATTAACTGCTTCTTATTTAACTGAATCTTTAAGAAATATTTTCTACATGGATTCTAAGTCAAATAACAAGTATAGAAACATCGACTCAATGTACTTTGAGTGGGAAGTAGAAACTAATTATATCAAACGTGTTGAACTCGCAGCAACTCCAGAAGGTGACGGCTGCAATGGTACTTCTATTTTCTTTGCTTTCAAAGAAAATTATTATCAGAAATACGACATTTGGAAGGCTGATAATACTTTCGAACAGTTCCAGGTAATTTCTCGTCCTATCCGTAAGGCTGACGATTACTGGGTGCTTGAATGTCGTTTAATTACTACTGATCTTAACGATAAGATTGATCCTAATGATTATCACGCTGGTGATACTACTCGCTTCCAGAGTAATGCAATGCCTGAATTACACGAAGAAGGCTATGTTAAGTATCAGTCTAACGTAGAACGTCATCGTGGTTACATCTCAACTCACCGTGTTGATGATACTTATTCAGCTCTTTATAAGGCTCATGAAAATGTATTCATCTCGATTGGTAAGGGTGACGGTAACGGTAAGATGAAAGAAACCATGTATAAGATGGATACTGTAGAGAAGAACCTTCTCCAGAACTTCTTATATGTTCGTAACAATGGTTTACTTTTCAACAAGTGTAATGTTGATAAGAATGGTAAGGCCACTATTAGCGATCCTGACACTGGTCGTCCTATCTACATTGGCGACGGTATTATTCCTCAAGTAGAACGCTTCGCTTCGAAGTATGTTTATAACACTCTTTCTGTTGATGCATTCCAAACTGCAATCAGCATGATGTGTCAGAAGGCTGAAAAGGCTGAAGGTAACAAGTTCGTCTTCATCTGCAACGAAAAGATGTGGCACGATATCCAGAGAACTCTTGGTTCTTGGCTTGCTAACTTCAAGACTTGTGGTACTTATTTGTGGTCTAAGGCCGCTAATGGCTATGTAAATGTTGGCGCAACATTCAATAGCTATGAATATGCAGGCAATACTATCTCATTCAAGGTAGATAGAACCTTCTCTCGTGAGTATGGTGACAACAAGGGCTTTGGTTTATTCTTAGACCTTACTGCTGACAAGACTAGTGGAGAACCTGCTATCGAGATGTTCTCGCTTAAGGGTGGCGACTTCATCAGCAATAAACTTCCTGGTGTTGGTGGTCTTGATGGTTTAAGCTCTGGCTTGGTTGCAAGTACAGTAGCAGGTAGTAAGCTCATTAACTGGGGTTACTCAGGTGTAGCTGTATTCAATCCTTACAGAAGCTTCATCTTAAGAGAGGCGTAATCACATAATATTAATAATTGGGGAATACTAAATTTCCCCAATTATTAATTTTTTTAAACTTGAATTATATGGCAAAATTAAATAAAGGGTTTTTCCTAAAAATCCCTTATGGTAATTAGACATATAAGGGACAGAGTGCTGCAGATGTAAGTGAACTTATTCAACTTATAGAAGATTTGCAAGAAGAATTAGCAGATTTAAAGACAAAAGCTGAAAATTTAGCAGATCAAGTTGAAGCACAAGAAGATACAATCAATAACATTGTAACAGCTATAGATGCAGACGAAAATGGAGATTTAGGAGATGTTAAAAAGATATTTGATTTTCTTGATACAAATAAAGATAAAGACTTAGCTCAAAACGACAGAGTCGGTTGGGTAGAGGATTAAAAAACTTTTATATTAACTTTTTAATTTTTTAAATTTTATGGCTTTAATACAATTTAAAAGAGGCGCTATTGCTCAAAGAGGCGATTCTGGTGCCAATGGTTTAGTTTACTTTGCAACAGATACTCAGGAACTTTTCATGGCTGATGCAACTGGTAACTGGAAGAAGTATGGTGATGGTGCTACACCAGTAACTGATGTTACATACTCTGAGGGTACATTTACTGTAACTAAGAGTCAAAATGGTACTCCGACTACATTTACTATAACTCCTAGCGATTTAGGATTAGAAGGTGGTTCAGCTACTATTGCTTCTAAAAATGGAAATGTTGTAACTCTCAAGGCTGGCTTGGCCCAAAGCGATTCTACTTTAGCTATTAGTAATAATTCAGGAACTGATATTACATTAGCTGCAGTCGCTTCGACTGGTGATGCCGAAGATATTACTGTAGATTCTGATTCTTATGGCGGGTCATCAAACGTTACTAACCTTCAAGCCGCTCTGGATAATTTAGCTGATGCTGTTGATGCTGCTGCCGCTGGTGGTGTCCTTTCGCTTGCTGGAGGTACAGGTACTGGATCCGCTACAGGTGTAAGTGTAAGTGTTTCTCCAAATCAGTCTACTGGAGCTGTTACCTTAGGTGTAACTGTTGATGATAGTGCTCTTGATACTTATATTACAGGAAAGGTTGCTGGTTTATGGCATTTCAAGGGAACTGTTGCTACTGTAGCTGCTCTCGATAATGTTTCTAATCCTGCTGAAGGTGATGTATATCAAGTAACTGCTGATGGTAGTGAATATGCTTATAATGGCTCTGCATGGGTTGAACTTGGTACAGTTATGGATCTTTCTGCCTATACAGTAAAGAGCGTAGATACAACTGCTTCTAATGGTATTAACTTAAGCAATACTAATGGTGTAGTTGATGTAGTTGTAACTCCTGGTAGTGTTGCTGCTAATAATACTAGCGTTGTTCTTGGTGGGGATGTTTATACTGCAATCAATAATGCTATCACTGGTTTAGATAGTGATGCTTCTCTTTCTAATACTGATGCTGCTGCAGTAACTGGTGCTACAAAGACCTCTTATGGTAAGGCCCTTACTAAGGTCGTAATGTCTGACGGTGCTCTCCAAGATGTTGGCTCTAACGCTTCTGAAGAACAATCGTTTGACTTGGCAGGTGCTGCAAATGCTGCTTATACTGATGCTGTTGCTCACACTGTTAATGGTAGAGCTTTATCAACTAATCCAACCTTAAGTGCTAACGATATTCAAGTCAAAACAACAGGCACTCCAACTGCGGGTTCTGTAAATGCATATCTTACTTGGATTGAAGCATAATCCAATTTTACAATATAAAAAATAAGGGGGAATTATACTCCCCCTTATTATTATTAATCTTTTAATTTAAATTTACAATGAGTTTAGTTAAATTTGTTAAGGGCGACACTACAAGTAATAGTAGTACATATACAAGACAAGGAACGGGTAATATAGAATTTGACTCAACAACTAAGAAAATATACCTTGATGGTATGGATTATACTGGTGAGGTTGAAGATGAATTATTAGAAAACTCAAATAATCCCGTTTCTTCTAGTGCACTTTATGAAGTTATTACACAAAATGAATTAACTACAGCTGCTGCATTAACTGAACATGAAGACGCTATTTCCGATATAAATACTGCTTTAAATAATAAGCAGGATGCACTTACGTTTGACACAACCCCTACTACAAGCAGTACTAATCCAGTAACCTCAGGTGGTATTAAGACATATGTTGATAATAATTCTCCTTTAAAAGTTACTATCACTTATAATCAAGTTGCTGGTGCGGAGGCTTACTTATCTGACAAAAAATATAGTGTAATTAAAACAGCAATAACTAACGGTAGAGTTGTCAAACTTTATTATAATAATAAAGAGTTCGATCTTAAAGCTATTGATTCAACTGAAGTTACCTTTGAACGTAATGAAAATGACAATACTTATACTAGTATTAAAATAACAAATGTGAATCATGTTCAAGTAACAACTGGTACAACGCTTGTTAGTGGCACTAATATCAAGACTGTAAACAGTAATTCATTGTTGGGAAGTGGAGACATATCACTAGACGCAGACAATCTTTCAATGACTACTGCTGATCCTAATGGTAACTGGGATGCTAATGATAGTATAGAAGATGCTGTAATTGCAAACAGTAATGCCATTAATGATTTAGACAGTAACAAGCAAGATACTCTTGTAAGTGGTACTAATATTAAGACCATAAACAGAAACTCATTGTTAGGCAGTGGAAATGTTCAACTTGACGGCAGCAACCTGATCTATACTGGAAGTGAAAGTTATAACTTACAAGCCAGTGATACGATAGACCAAAGTCTTGATACTCTTGATGAGATAACATACAACAAACAAGATAGATTAGTTAGTGGCACTAATATTAAAACTATAAATGATCAAAGTCTACTTGGTAGTGGAAATTTAGATCTAAATCCTTTAATATTTATTACTTTTTGGACAATTGACCGACCTGTTTCACCTTCAAATAGTCAATACTGGTATAATCCTGCACAAAATGAACTTTAGGTGTATAATGGGAGTACTTGGACATCAGTTACACTTAGTTAGCAAAAATTATATATACGCTTAGCAACTAATGAAATATATCGTTATGATGGTAGGGAAATGGTTCGAATGACTCTAAATCCAACTTCTATTGTAACTACATAATAATATATAGGAAAAAAGTAAAGACTAAATAAAATAAAACTAATGGCAATAAAACAACTTAAAGACAGTACTGGTACCAATTTTTATCCTTATACAGAAGTAAATGCCATTGTTGATGCTGAAACTATAAATAAAATTCCACAGGTAATAGGAACTTCTGCAGCTTCTGTCACCATTGATCCTTACAAATTCTATGACTTTGGAACAGTTTCACAATCAATGACAATTGTGTTTAATACTTCTGCAGAGGTTAGTGGTTATATGAAAGAATATATGATAAGATTTGTTGCAGGAAATGGTTGTAATATTACATTACCTAATGGAACATTATGGAGTGGGGGCTCTGCTCCCATATTTACTGCAACACATACATATGAAATTGATATTGTAAATGGGTGTGCTGTAGTAGGAGAGTTTTATTGATATATAAACTTTTTTGAATTATGCACGTATTAAGAAGACTATTATTGATGGTGAGAGAAGTTATAATTCCTCCAACACCAGGACACATACTTACTATACAAGGTGTAAATAGTATTGAATCAACTAATGTTCAATACTCTGCCATCTATGATAACTCACCAGTTAGTTCAGGTATGACTTGGTCAATTATCTCTGGATCTCAATATGCCTCAATAGATAACTCTGGTGAAGTTATTATATTGTCTGGAGCTAATAACTCCACAGTGATTATACAAGTGTCATATTTAGGAATGACCGCAACTAAGACAATATCATTAACATATAAGTCAGGAACTACTTCACAAACTGAGACAACAACCACAACAGATCCTGAGACTGGAGAATAGACTACTAAAACAACTACTACAACTACCAATCAAGATGGTTCTTCAATAACTACTACAACAACTGTAACTACTGATGAGAATGGTGATGTAACAGGAAGTAGTGAAACTGAAACTAATGTTGCAGTTGATGGTTCATCATCAACAACTACTACTAATTACGATGAGGATGGAGATCCGACATCAGGAACTAATAATACTATTGATACATTAGGTAACTCTAATACCCAGGAAGTTGTATATGATGAAAATGGCAATACTACTGTAACATCATATATTATTGATACTACAGGCAATGAACAAGGAACTGGTGAAACTATTACAGGAACAGGTGTTAATACTGAATTCATCCCATTTGATGGAACTTCGGGATTTGAAATGCATATACGATTCTATTCAAGAAAACAAGACCAACCAAATCCACCAATCGTTACTGATACTGAGGATACTAGTTCAAATTATCACTTTACTATTCTTTGTGCTAAAGATCCTCGTTCACCATATCCTGGATTCCATATTCGTTGGACATTATCTAGAACAAATTATAATAGTGGAAACCTTGTATTAGGATATAGGGGTAGAACAGGTAGTTCAAAAAATCAGTCTCTGGCAATATCAAAAAATAATGATATGTATGATTTTACTATTACTTATGATCCTGAACTTAAGAAATATCCAAGTAAATTTAGATGTGTTGATAATTTAAATGGTGGAGCACTAGTTACATTAAATCTTGATTTTAATGCGATTAATTATGAATGTACATTAGGTTATAATATAAATCAACAAGGTCAACCATATCGTTACTCTAATTTAACTATATACGAATTTAGTATTAATAAATTATGAATTGCGTAAGAAGGCAATTATTAATGATAGAAAAGGCTAAGATAGATTTACTAGTGAACCTAATGGAGTTACATTTGAATTAGGTACATTTACAAATCAATAAAATAGCCCACCAACATTAAGCATGGAGGTTATTGATTTTAACGTACATAAATTATAAGATTCATAAAAATAAAAATTATTCATAGGACAATTATTAATATTAAGTGAGTATGGCAAGAAAACAACTTAAAGATAGTGCTGGTGTAGACTTTTACCCGTATACCGATTTAGAGAGTGTTATTGATGAAAGTAATAACACATTAGCATCAATATTATCTGAAAAACAGGATACGTTGGTTAGTGGGACTAACGTTAAGACAATAAATAGCGCCTCCCTTTTAGGGAGTGGCAATATTGCGATTAACGGAGGCACATTAGCCTACACAGGTGTTGACTTGTATGACACGGTAACGGGGGGAACTGTTGATGATGAAATTGATGCGTTAGATGCAAGGAAGGCGAGGGAAATAACCTTCACAAAAAAGACGGGTAGTACGTCAATAACATTTACATCGTCATCGCAAATATACGGACGACGAGTGTACTGTCTTTCTTCAAATGCTACCACTTGGCAGGCGATAAACTCTTTAACGTTTAACACGGGTTCGTTCAATACAGTGCAATGGACTCAAATAACTCCTGCTATTGGGGGAACATTGCCTGCGGTTGGCGATAGGGTGTCGGAGTATTACTGCATATTCTTTGCAGGAGTAAACGATATGCCAATCACTTTCCCCTCCAATATAAAATGGGAGAATGGTGAGAAACCCACAATAAAAGCAAATGATTTTTGCGAACTTGTAATAAGAAATGGTATTGCATCACTTAGGAGGACGATAATACAATAAAATAAACAACGAGGCCTAGCGCATTTTAACTAAAATTAATTATTTAATACTTTAAATATATATTGTAATATGCAAACATTAAAAAAAGGCAGTAAAGGTAATGATGTAAAGAAACTTTAGGCATTACTAAAAGTGACAACTGACGGCTTCTTTGGTCCTAAAACAGAAGCTGCAGTTAAACAATTTCAAAAAGATAAAGGCTTAGAAATTGATGGTATCTGTGGTCCCAAGACATGGGCTGCTTTAGGCGTAAGTACAGAACCAGTTAATAATTCTAAAGTAGTAGATCCTAGTGTAATATATGCCCCATTAAAGCATTGTATTACTAGTACTCCTAACAGAAATATTAAATATATTGCTATTCACTATACAGCTGGTGCAAGTTCAGCTCCTGGTCGTGCAATAGGGATGAAAAATAGTTGGGAAAAATCAAGACGTGCAAGTGCAGATTTTGGTATTGATGATAGGGATATTGTTCAATTCAACCCTGACTTGAAAAACTATAAATGTTGGAGCGTTGGAGATAAGAAGAATCCCTATGGCGGTGGTGGTAGCTTATATGGCATCGCAACTAATGGCAACACAATATCTATAGAGATTTGCTCTAATTTAAAACCTGGGTATAGTGCTTCAAAAGTCAATCACGAAGGATGGTATTACACTGATGCAGCACTAGCGAATGCAATAAAGTTAGTTAAAATCTTAATGAAAAGATTTAACATACCTGTCGAACGTGTAGTTCGACACTATGACATTAGTGGTAAAATTTGCCCAGGAATTGTTGGTTGGAATAATCATACTCTTTATGATAAAAATGGCAATGCATTAAAAACAAAAAATAATTCCAGAAAGTGGGAAGAATTTAAAAAGAAATTAATATAATATTTGTTTATATTTTTATTATTTTATAATTTTGCATTATATATCCAAAGATTTATATATAAATTTAAATTACAAATGAAATAATGACAATGGAAAAAAATTTAATTGTTTTAAGAAGCGTATACGGTAAAGTAGGATAGATTTACTACATTCAGCCAGTAAAAGATCCTAAGACTGGTCGTTTTCCTGATTGCGTCAGGAGAGTAAATAGTATGGGTGACATGATTATGTCAGACGAAGATAGAAATTCTGGTAAGGTTTTAATTCCAGAAAATAGAGTATTTGAGATTCAAGATGGTATTCAATTTGATTTGGAAGATCCATATCAGAAAGCAGAATGGGAATGTATTCGTTACGCTCCTATTATAGCCCCTTCTAGAGACGCTCGTGACAGTCATGGTAATTTACTTATCGACGGTGAGATTGCAGAAGGTAAAACTAATGCTCGTTATGGTATTGCTGAACTTTATGTAGAAGCTCCTGGTGTAGAAGTAACTAAGAAAGTTAGTAAAACTAAACAAATCTTCGATGCTCAATCTTATATCTTTAATGATACTAAGGGTGCAGAAGGACGAGTACTTAAAGCTCGCTTGTTAGGTAAGAATATGCGTAATGCTCCTGACTCAGAAGTAACAGAATACTTACTTAATATCGCATCCAAAGATCCTAAACGTATCATAGACCTTTATACAGGTACAGATATGTCTTTACGTTTGCTCTTAATAGAAGCACGCGAAAAACATGTTATTGTTGTTAAAAATAAAGTCTATGTTTATGGAGACGATATTGTTTTAGGTATCTCTGACGATGCAGTAATCGCTTTCTTAAAGGATCCAAAGAATGCTAAACTTCTTGAACTTATAAAGAGAGATACTTATCCTGAGCTCGAGGAAGACACTGAGGAAACTCCTAAGTCTAAAACCAAAGAAGCTAAGAAAAAATAATAATTATTTATATTATGACCGCAAGACAAGTATATGAAGCAATGCTTGTGGAGCTAAACAAAACAGAGGCTCCCAGCTTGTTGTTGGAAGACTTTAATTATTTCTTCAATAAAGCTATTTCCCAATATATAAATTTACACTATAATATTTATGATACTAGTCAACAAACTACAGATGATTTAAGAGTTTTAAAAGCAACTGCTGTTCTTAAACCAGTTAAATTGGAAGACGAAAATAACAATAATAAATATGGTGTAAAGACTAGTAATTCTTTATATAGTAATATATGGGAAGTAGAACTACCAGAAGATTATTTACATATACTAAATTGTATATGCGAATATAAAGTTAAGAAGCGTTTTAAATGTTATAATGCAGGTGAGTTATGGGCGCAACCTGCTTCTAGACTTACTTCTGATATGTGGTCGTAGGTTATCAACAATTTCTATATGCGCCCATCATATAGAAACCCATATTACTTTATCCATAACGTCAATCCTGTAAGAGAGGATGAAGGTTATTCTTCTGTTCAAGTTCCTACTAATCCTTATTAGGAAGCTAAAGAAGGACAAAGCAATTTAGGAACTGGTACAGACCCTGATGTAGTTGTTAAGGTAGAGAATGATATAGAAAAGATAGAACCAACAGGTTTATCTAGAATCCTTCATACTCTTGAAAGCACAGAAAGGGAGGACCAAGTAGAACATTATCCAACCATAAGATATGGCAATCCCTCACAAGTCCGAATGGAGATTCGGTATGGGAAGGATGATGGGATATTTGAATTGGATAAAGTTTATGTAGACTATTTAAAGACTCCGCAACATATTAGATTAACTCAAGAACAAATAGATTTAACTGAAGACACATCATAGATCTTGGAATTTCCAGATTATGTTTGTCAAGAGATAATAAATGGGCTGGTACGACTCGTCATGGAAAATGCGAGTGATTAGAGATTATAGACCCACATGGGTATAAATACAACTGTTGCCACGCCAGGCCAGCAACAGGAATCTAAACAAAATTAAGAAATATGTTTAATTTTACAACCACAACATTGATCCATTCAAGAGATCAATTCGAAGCTAATCCAAACGAAACTAATCAAGTTTTTCGTGTAAATGGTGTTAATCTTTTTAAGAAAGATAATGTTGTAGCTATCTACAGAAGCCGTTATGTAGACCCTTTAAACGGTAAACTCGAAGTAGTTGTTCCTACAGGCGAAAAATCTGACAGATACAGATTGAAGTTCTATCTCCGTCGTTCTGGTGATAACAACTCTTACTACTCTAACGATTTCGTATTCAAAGGCAAAGAATTTGTTTACGAATGGACAGGCAAGCAGGACACTGCTGAAAAGGTAGCTAAGCTTATTCATAAGATTCAGAGACTTTATGGTGATATCTATTTAAAGGTTTACGTTGATGATGAATCTGGCAAGCTCGTATTCGAAAGCGATAACTACGGTTTGTTTACCACTGCATCACTTGAAAAGTGGGTAGAAACTGAACCAGATTGCTGTGTTTACAGAGAACCAGGTCATTGGGAAGTTATCGATGAAATTACTGAAGAAGATCCTGTACAGAAGGATGGCCGCGAAAATTGCAGCACTACTACAGACAAGGAATTTTATGAACTTACTGTAGAATCTGAAGGCAAACAGCTTAAGATTACTAAGTGTATTAATGGCGTAGGTACTTACTGGCAGATTATGAAGGATCTTCGCTTACCAACTATGGAAAATAGCCGTCCTTGGAACATCGTTGCTACTCAGCAAGAAATGCCTATCCCAGGAAACAAGTATGTACAGTATACTTTACATTATGTATCTTGTCGCGGTATCCTCGGTGGTTCAGCTGTAGGTGAAGTAACTCACTCGAAGACTACTCACGTATTCTTTGTACCTGCTGACTGCTGCTGCGAAGGCCTTGATGGAGAATTCCAAGCTGCTTTGAAGGAAGCTTTCGGTGATGACATTATTGAAGAAGCTCCACACGATGATCCAGTTCAGCAGCCATATCTTCAGGATACAATTGATATGAAGGCTGAATCGGCTACTTATACTGCTAAAGAAACTAGTGATGAGAATTCTGAAGGTGGTGAAGGTGGTAACAGTACTGGTGGAAATTCAGAACCAACTAATGGTGGTGGCACTACAGAACCAACCGAACCAGGTAATCCTGCAGATCATTCAGACAATCCAACTGAACCAAAACCAGAAAATCCCTAATCTAAAAAGATTAATTTAAATAAACAAGGCGGTGTGCTAGAATAAGCCGCCGCCTTCTTTTAATTATAAAGTATGGTATATTCAAAGTTAGCATCTGCAATTTATAACGATATAGTATCGGGTTTATAGGGCTACACTTCGACTCCCACATTATCTTTGGAGTAGTTAGAAGATGATATTGTAGATGAAAGATTAGCCTTAATAAAAGAGTATTCTTTAAAAGGAATTATTTAGAAAAACGATCTGCTACGAGCAATTAATTGTATTCCAGTAGATTGTAAATCTATTGAAAACTGCGATGCTTGTTCAGGAGATAATTTTGAAGGTACTCCAACTATGCATTTTGAAATGCCTCCAATATTAACTGAATTCGGAGGAGGCATTGAGTACATTGGGTCTGCAGATATGCAACAACCCTTCTTATGGTATACTAATCCTTCAGTGATGCGATACCATAAATATAGAAAAAGAAACAAGAATAGACCTTATGTCTATATAAATATGGCACCTAATAGTAATAAAATGTATGATTGCTATGTTTATAATGCTCCATTCTTAAAAAGAATATCTGTATTAGGTATTTTTAAAGATGAGCGACTGCTTAAGGAATTCGGATGTGACTGTACAGACGAAGATGCAACACAGTCTTCTTTTATGAATGCCGAGATTAAAGATAGAGTAATATAGAAAAAAATCAAATATTATAGATAGCTTGCTACTGGACCTAGACCAAACGACCAAGTACCTAAATAATTATGGAAGCTTTTTATTCTGCCTATACATAGGCTAATTTATTATATGGACTTGAAATGAGTCCTGAAGACTTTGAGGAAATAGGACTTATTGCTTGGAATAGAATAGGCAATAAGCAAACTAGATTATATAGATACTCTATAGATGTAGACTGTTCTACAAAAGCAGTAACTCTTCCTTGTAATTGTGATGAAATAGAAGCTGTGACTTTACCTTATGAAGATTGGAATTATGTTACCAATACAACAGCTAATGGGGATTATGATTCTCAATTTACTGAGAATTATATAGAAATAAGAAAACACGAATAGGACCCTTTTTATATACATGGAAGATATGTAAAATATGAGAGAGTGGGAGATACTCTTTATTTAGACAAAGACTGTGGTTTAATTAATATTTTATACAAGGGAGTTGAAATGGATGACGACGGTCTTCCCTTGTTAAATAATAAAGAAGTTGATGCCATAGCATGTTTTTGCGCTTTTGTAGTATTACATAAAAGAGCCATAGCATCTAATAATTCTGCATTATTACAGTAGGCTTAGTTATTAGAAACCAGATGGGCAAAGATGTGTGATGCGGCACGAGTAGCACCAAGTATGAGTCAGAATGACTTCAATAGAATACTTGATGCTAAATCATCTTGGAATAGAAAAATATTTAATAAATCTTATAAACCACTTAAATAATGAGGTATGCTACAGGATACTGCATGAATGCAGTAGACGTAATGAAAGGATTTCCAGCTAATAAAACTGTTATAACTGCCAAGGAATGTGAGAAAATAATGAAGAATAGGCATAAGGAAAAATTAGCGGAACGAATATGGAAAGCTAATATAGCAATGGTATTAGATGATGTTATAGATAATAGTGATACATTCGTATTGCCTACTGCTTCTAAAAAAGCAGAAATATATATTAAAAGTTATCCTAGAGAAGAGTTCGTCTAGGGAAGAAAAAATGGCAAATGGAAGGACATAGATTATCTAGCATCTAATTTTACTGGAGCACAAATGATGTTTAAATATTAGAATGGTGGGGTTTTTAAGGAAAAACCTATTTATGTAGATGCAGGGCGAAAACAAAGAATCGCTGATAGACTTAATTCTGGTAAAGCATATTATTAATGATAAAGACTGTAGAAGACTATTATGATCGCTTATATGAGATGTTCCCAGAAGTTCCAAAAGAAGACGTTAGACGATCTGTAAATTATGGATGGAGGAAATTCTACTGGTATAATCTTAGAGGCTGTGACGTACAAATTAAGAGTGCAAATAATGACTTTTGGATGCACTGTGGTATTCTCACCAAAGACTCAATAAAACATTTCAATCTATATAAACAGAAATTGTCTACTAAAGTCAGATTAAAGTATGCTAAAAAATATAAAGATTGGGACGGCTTTTATTATTCAGTTATTGACGAAGACACTTATCAAAATATTAAAGATAAACAATCTTTTGATACAATATTAAAAGATAAATGTATATTTAAAATATTAGATGAGTGTAAATTGTATTATAATGATGCTCGATATTTTATAAAATTTAAAATGAATGAGGATGTTGGATGGAAAAAGTTATTCCAAGATTTAGAATGTAAAGATTGTGAAATAGTATATAAACGAACTAAAGGTTTAACCCTTAAAGATTTAATCAATTATAAATTATGAAAGAATAGGCAGTAAATACATTTAAAGGTGGTTTAGTAATGGATCTTAATCCAATAGCTGGAGATGGTACTACATTATCAAACGCTTTAAATGCTACATTTATAACTAATAATGGCAATGAATTAATGCTATAGAATGATATGGGTAATGGTCGCATTAACAAAGTGCGACTAGATGAGGGTTATATACCTGTAGGAATAAAAGAACACGGAGGGATTATCTATATAGCATCTTATAATCCTGAAAATAAAAAAGGACAAATAGGATCTTTCCCTTATCCTAAAGTAGAATGGGATAACAGTGATTTTGTTGATAAAGATCCAGACATGGAGGAAAATAGACGATTATCCTTTATTTACGGGGATAATACTATTACTAGTACTTCTTTATGTGATAACTAGACTGTAACTTTTAATGAGATTGTTAATAACTCTTAGAAAGTAAAATTATTTATAATAGTCGATGATAAGGGAGAAAAGGTATAGGCTAAATTTAAACAAGGGGACTATTTCTCTTTAACTTTTGATCCTGAAACTTCAAAGTATTTAAAATCTGATAACATTGAAGCGTCTATAGTAAGTAAAACGGCTTCTGATTATATTACATTATATACTATAAGCAAAGAAGAATTATCAGAAGATGGAACTACAATCTCCGCTACATATAATTATTCTTACTCTGGGACCTTATTTTTATAGGTATCCTTAAATGTACCAGATACATTTGACATGAGTTATACATATAATAATGGAAAGTTTACTGTTTATCCTTATGCTTATAATTCTGAAAATCCAGAAATATATACTACTATAACTGATGCAATACCAGTTAATGGTAGTTAGCATGTATCTAATTTTGATTGTGGAACTTCAATTAGCTTAGGACTCGGAGAATTTTATTTATATCCCGTAACTTAGGATAAAGGTTATTTGGACTACTTAAAATAGAAGGTTTATTTAAATTTAAAAAATAATAATATATTCAAGTATACTTTTAATGATGAACTCTTGGATTTATATTGGGATATTTACACAGATAAATCAGAGTATTAGGGAGGTACAGGTATAAGTTATAGATTTACTTATAATTTTTATGATTTAGAAACTGCTAGTAGTGTAAAAACATTACAAGCTTTGCAACAATTATCTCCTACACAACAAGTAATTAAAGAGGGATATACTGCAGTATCTGGAGTAAGAAATATTAAATGTTCTTTACCATCAGATACAATATATGTATTATTAATTACTGTTGCTAAAAAATCTTAGGATACTTATAGTGAAGATACTCCTTGTTTTGGGGGTTTTGTATATGGTACTCCAAGATATAATGATTTCTTTGATTCTGAAGATAATTTTAATAATATTAAAGAAGGAGTTCATGCAATACCATATTCATTTAATCGTCAATTATTAGAATTAAGTAGAACTGCATTTAATAATAGACACTATTTACAGAATCCTGATACATAGGAAAACTATTGGGAAGATGTTCAAGGGGTCGTATTATTTAGTGATAACCCAATTGCGCTTTCTGCTTTTCCTATAGCTTATAGTACTGAAGTAGGAGTAACTATGGCTAAAACAGAAGAACCTGTTGTTGTATCTCCTAGCTAGAGTGGTTAGAATGTTAATTTTATTTATGACTCGGATCAATTTTCTATAGAATCTTCAAAATTCAATGTTAATTTAAAGGATGATGAAGTAGAAGTAAGTGATATTCCAGCAAGAAATGAAAATACTAGAATTATAACTTCTTTAGATTAGAATGCTTATAAGGAATATGAACAAGAGGAAGATCATATTACTTTCTATAGATATATTAGTTCTGAAAGTAGTGATGGTTAGGCTCAATAGACTAGAACATTTAAATAGCTTATGCCTATATTTAATCCTAATATGACTAATTATGAAGAAGTATTTGGATTTGATCATACAGATTCAGCTGTTACTGCAGTATTAGGATCTAAGAAGTATTTAAATAAAACTAATTCGTCATTATTGTCAGTTGGATCGAATATACATGGCGAAGCGACTAGAGTTGGAGAGAGTGAAGGTAATGCTTCTCCTGGAGTAATAAAACAATTCTTATTACTACATAGCAAAGAATATAGAGGTTAGGATGTATCTTCTATATTTGATCTATTTGGAGGCGGTGTAAAAGAAGGTGGTACTAGAGATGAAGGATCTTTAAGAATAGAAGACATTAATTATATTCCTAAGAGAAAATATAGTGGGTTAGATTGGGACGGTACATGGGATGAATTTGATCATCTTTGTAGATTTTTAATACCTTCATGTCTTACTTACACCAAACAGCCTTTATTATTACCATTACCTTCAAATACTATAGGGTTATTTTATGATAGAGGCTATCAAGAAAATTATAATGAAGATAGAACTAAATTTCCAATAAACGATTGCTGGTCTGCAGATAGGTTAAAAACAAGAGAGCACGATTTATTAATTCCAGCTTTTAAAAAATTATTCTGTTTATTAAGTCAAATATTTACGTTACAAACTCAAGAAGCTTATACTTATGTTGTAGGCCCAAGTGAAGTAACAGTTAATTATAATATACAAGACGACTCATATGTTAAATATATTGTATCTTTATAGAATCAAGATATTTTTATTGATGATAATATCTAGATTAATTTAAACGAGGTTATAAAGTACTTAAAAAATAATAACTTAATTGTATTACCTCAAAATTATATTGGCAGATTAAAATTATAGGAATTATAGGATAGTTATTTCTTCTATGGTAGAGAAGTAAATATGGATAGTGATTTATATAATAATGTCTTATCTCAATATATTACAGCATATGATGAAGCCGTAGTAATAGACAATTCATCTGGGTATTCTCCTAATGATATTTACTATTTAAATGCTCTTAAAATATATAAAAAACATCCATCTAGTGATGATATAAAACAATTTGATTACAGGGGTGCACATAATAGAATAGTCAATAATAAAAATTATCCTTTGGATGATGGTTATGACGGAGCATAGGTAATCGATGGGGATTATAATCAGATATGGGAAGATCTAGATATTTACTACAATCCAGCATATAATTGTTATTAGTATGATTTATCTAAAGAGAATTTTATGCGTATGCTTACAAAGTCTGTTAATAATAGTTAGAATTTTATACTGGATTGGGCAGGGAACTGTTGGCAAATCCCTGCTTTAATTAATAGTTTTATGACAGTAGAAGAAGCTAAAACTACTTCTGGTTCAGTACTTGATACATATTCAAATAATTATATAGTACTTAGAAACTTAAATACTGTTTCTTCCACTTGGACAAAAGGATCAGATACCTCGGGCCCAAATTTTGCTAAAATTAATCTAGGATTTAGAGGATGTAATGTAGCCTACACTACTCCAAAAGTAGAAAGAAAAGTTTCAACCTTAGACTTTTTTAAAGCAATAAATGGCAAAATAAAGGAAATAGTAAACTTATACAATCATAATAAGGTAGCTATGAATGGAGGATATAACCCACCAGAAGAACCAGAAGTAGAACCTGAAGTAGAACCAGAAACCACCTAAAATTTAATATTGATAACTTATGGCAACTAAACCTATTATAAATTTAACTGATTTAAATGCCGACATAGTAGCTTTAAAAGGATCATTAGTATATGATTATAATCCATTAAGGGTTTTCAAAATAGAATCCCCTAATATGGAATATTCTAACTATACAATTGATAGCAGTATGTCTTGGGGCGACTTGTAGGAGCATAACGGAACTCTTACCATACTTTCTAATACTGGAAAGTATGACACTTTAGTATGTAATAATAAGGTTATTAGTATATTAGGGGAAGAAGTATCAGAGACTTATTTAAAAAATAACTATGTATGGGAGGATGATAAATTAGTAACATTTAAACCAGGCGAAGAAGATGATAATATAAGCATTGGAAAAATTGTAAATCTTGATACTCAATTATTAAATTTTGATATAACCAAACCGTTAACGATTGACGCGCAAGATTCTTATGATGGAACTGTTAATCTCATATATGATGACGGCTTTTCTATTCCTAAGTTAATAAATACCAGATTTTCAACAATTGGGGATAATAAATATCAAATAATAGATAGAGAAGGAGAAGACGATACAAATTTATATCCTTAGAATTCTTTTGAAAGCTCTATTGCTTTACAAAAAATAACTAAAGGAATTGTCGATATTGAATTTAGAGGGGTAAATGGTAATGGAAATCTCCCTATCGGTAATTATGTATTTTATTTTAAGTTATCTGACGAAGATCAAAATCCTACAGATTTTATAGGTGAATCGTCGGTAGTAACTTGTCATAATGGTAATCTTTTAGATCCATTTTCTGTAGAAGGAGGAGTGGAAGACTAGAATAGTCATAAGCAAGTACATTTTGTATTAAAGAACATTGATTCCGCTTATAATAGAGTTATTGTATATTATACAAGAACCACTTCATCTTCTACAGGAGTATTACAAGTTGAACATAAGATGTTACTAGAATCTTATGATATTTATAATGGATCAGCGAATATTACCATAACTGGATATGAACCAACTAATCCCGTAGATGAGTCTGAAATTAATACATCTTATGAAATAGTAGGTAGTGCAAAAGCTTAGGCTATTTGTAACAATAGATTATTCTTAGGAAATATTAAAAAACCAGAAATTAATTATAAAGCTTTAAAAAATTTAGCTTTACACTTTTATCCACATGTATTTCGCCAATCTGTGGGATATGTGGATAAGGATTATAATATTTCTTCTGGCAATGAAGGTATCTATCCTGGAGAGTATTATAATACCAAAAATATCTATCATTATACTGGTTACTGGAATGATGAAATATATAGATTTGGTATTGTATTTATTATGAAGGATGGATCTTTATCTCCAGTATTTAATATTAGAGGAAGATGTAATGTTACTACGGAAGAAGAGGAAACTAATCCCGATGTAAATAAAGTAAAAGCCTTAAAATTATTTCCTTCTGATAATATAAGCGAACTAGATAATCCTGATGTGCTTGATTATATCTATGAGGTACCATATGATTTGGATCATTATACTATTAATAATGAGGCATATTAGGAATCTGTTAGTAATACTATTTTTACTAAGTTAGAGAACACAAGAGGTGTATTTAACATTAATTCTAAAAAATCTTAGTTAACTCCAACTGATACTTATGCATACGGTATAAAAATCAGTGTAGATGATGATAGGGTTATAAAAATACTATAGTCGTTTACTAAAGGCTATTTTATAGTTCGATAGAAAAGATTAGCCACTACATTATGTTAGGCTATTACTATAGGAACAGATAGAATAAGTCACCTGCCTTTGTTGCCAGTGCCCTAGGGATACTTAACTGAAGGTTTTCTTGATTCTAATAGAATATTAAATAATTCCTTCCAATCCAGAACCATTGTAGGAACAAATGCTGTACAAGGTTCTGCAGCTATTTGTCCAGAATATGAATTAAGATAGAATTACTTTAATTCTCTATTTACTTCAACTAATTATTCTGTTCAATTAGCTCTTGACTAGTATAAAGATTATACTTTGGATAACTCTAATAATTATTTTTATCCTACAAATGCTTATATATAGTCAAATAAAGATTTTTTAGGTAAAGTTTATATACAAGCGGTTCCAGATTCTACAACAGCCATAAAGAATAAGTCTTTGGTTTATTCTTCTAAAGCAGGTGAAGCTGAAGAAGCTAAAAGATTTAGTTATGTATTCAATAAGAGAAAAACTGAAAAGAATACATCAATAGCTAGAGGAGCCTGGAGTCCTTATATAGGATTAGAATCTACGAGGGTTGGAATTATTGAGAATTTAAGAAGAATAGACATAAAAATGCCTGATTATTCTAGTTCTAATCTAGAAGATATGTTTCATATTCGTTATCAGGATTCTAATGCTTTTTATGCAGTCTCAGAGAGAAAATCTTTTGATATTTATGATATTAAAGAAAGCTCAACTATTAAAAGTTTGGATTTAATTACAGTCTTTAGAGGTGACTGCTTTATATGTAACTTTACACATAGAATGGTTAGAAATTTCCAGGATCCTTCTTTCCCAGTAAATGATGATATTTTAGACACCGAAACCTGGAAAACCCATTATAAATTAAATAAAGGTGGTAAGAGTTCTAATAAAGAAGATACTTCTATTACCTTTAAGATAGATAGCGAAGGTAAAGTAAGTTCTGTTCCTAATGAAGATGTAGATGTATCAGAAACAGCTAAAATAAATCGAGGCGATGTAAATGCTGTTAAAATCGGACACTGGGTTACATTTAAAATAATGTCCAACTTTAACCTTTCAATGAGAAGTGTGGACGAAACTCATCTTGATGAAGTAGCAACTACACATAAAGGAAGAACCTTCTATCCTTTATATCCTATGAGTACAGAAGGCACAAATAAAGTTCCTGAAGCCTTTATTATGAATGAAGGATATGGTAGAACTACATCAGACCAACATAGATTATTAAGTAAAGAATATCCAACTGAAAGAACTGATTTCAGTACCAGGATAATGTACTCTGAATTAGGAGTAAATAATGCAATATCTAATAATCTAAGAATTTTTAAATCTGGAAATCATCAAGATTATTCTACAAACTATGGACAACTAGTTAAACTTATAACTTAGAATAGTTATTTAGTGTGCATATTTGAACATGGTATAGGGACAATAGAAATCAACGAACGTGCTGCCATAAATCAAACTAAAACAGAACAAGTTTATATTAAATCTGTAAGTGTATTGCCAGAAAAGATGTCTATGCTTCATCTAGATTTTGGTAGTCAATGGCCTGAAAGTGTGATTTCTACTCCTACTGGAATATACGGTGTAGATACTGTAGCTAAAGTTATTTGGAGATTAACTGTTAATGGTGGAGTTGAAACTTTATCTGATTTTAAAGTACAAAATTTCTTAAATAATAATATAACATTCTCTCTTCAAGAAACTTCTCCAATTGTAGGTATTAGAAATGTAAAAACTCACTATAACGCCTTTAAAAAAGATGTAATATTTACATTTTATGATGATATAAATGCTGTAGAGGATAAAGCCTGGAGTCTATGTTATAATGAAGATACAAATGTTAAGACATTTACAACTTTCTATTCTTGGCTTCCTTCTTACTCTGCAAATATTGATAATGTATTCTTTACATTTGATAGGTAGGCATCGAGAGAACTAGCTATGTTATATGATTACTAGGGCAAATTAAAATTGTCTAGTGATGATAATTATTCTTACTCTGATCTTCATCTTTTTAATAAAGATGCTGCTAGTATAAAGGATAGTAATATATGTAAAGCACATATTACTTATACTGGAGCCTCAGATTATGAATTAGCTATAGACAATAAGTATATTTCTGATAAAATATTTAGTTTAGAAAAAGAAGACGAAAATAATTATTATACATTGACTTTATATGAAAAGGGCTTAAATTCTGATGTTTATCATATCCCTATTATTGTAAAAGAATACTAGACTGATAATAGAGGACAAAGGATGGTATTAAGAACACTAAATACTACCTTAATGATATGTACAGAATCATATCGTACTAAATTATAGAATTACATATGGAAGCATGGTTAGGCAGGGTTAATGTAGCTTGATACAGAAATAAAACCAACAAACTGGTATGGTAAATAGCATCCATTTGAATTTGAATTTGTAGTAAATAAGGATATTTATAGTCATAAAATATTTGAAAACCTAATTATTTTATCAAATAAAACAAAACCAGAGTCCTTACATTTTGAAGTTGTTGGAGAAGTTTATACCTTTGCAAAAGATAAACTAAATATGTTCTATCGCCAGGAAGCTACCAAATAGCTATACTAGTATTACGGTTACGATATTACATATAATAAAGAATATCTTAAATTAAATCCTGAACATAGATGGGATAAGTATAGTGGATATTTTGATAAATCTATAATATTTCCATTAAGAGTTACTAGACAGGATTCCTTAAATGAAGTTTATGATTATTATCAAAAAATGACTTCTAATTCTCTGGATTATCAATCTTTATCTGGAGCAGAAATTACCTATGATAAACTATTAAATGACTTTAATGTAAATGTTCATATCCCTGTATATCCTTTAGGAGGACACGAAGAAGTTAAGATAACTCCTGAACAATATGAATATTATAAGAAAACAAATGTATAGGTAAGAAAAGAAGGCGATAATTATTATAAGTTAGTACCTTATGGTAGAAGATTAGGAAATGCTCAATATAATGAAGATAGATGGCTGATTCAAATTCCATCTATAAACTACGTTGAGAAAAATGAAAATAAAGAGGCTTGGATTAATGATGTTCCGCCTTTGAATGTTTACTATAATCCTTTACCAGAAGACGGTCCTATTAATGATTATATTGATGATTCCGAGCAAACTAATCCTTTCCCAGATAAAAATATATTTATAAATAATGATGGTACTTCTTTATATAAATATGATAATATAAAGCAAATAAATATATCTGACTGGGGAAATTATAAATAGACTCGCTTAAGGGATAAATATATGAAGATAAAAATTAGATATGATGGGGAAGATTTAGCTGTTATTGCCGCTATTGTAACCCTATTTTAGAAAAGCGCTTAATAAATAAATTATGGCAAATACAGACGGAGGATCAGCTATTAGTGAAGCAACGAAAAGTTTAGGATCTAATATGCAAAAGTTCGGCATGATGGCCGACGCTGTTGGAAGTTTTATTCCATCTAACTATAATATGGGGAAATATGGAAAAGGTAAACTAGCAAGCTAGTTGGATAGTACCTATGATACTATATCTAATGCAGCTATGTCATTAGGCCCATATGGAATGATAGCAGGTGGAGTAATGAAAGGCCTTGGGTTACTTAATAAAGGTTTAGGAGCTATTGGCGGTGGCACAGACTAGATGACCACCACTGACGCTATCTTAAATAGTAGTTTTTTAGGATGGACTCCTATAGGAATGATTAATGGTTTCGGAGGTGCTAGAGCTAGCAATTATAATAGAGATGATGAAATTGACGCTAATTCTGGAGGTTCATATCAAGGTTTTCTTTCTGCGGAAGATGAGGCAAGTGAAAAAGCTGGTAAAAAATATGGTCTTTTCTCAAAAGGAGCATTAAATAAAGCAAATGAATTAATCGATAAAGTATCCGTATAGCAGATACAATTAGGAGCAATTGAAGATACTAATAAGTTAAATTAGAATATTGCACAGAACAATGCTCCATTTATTTCTATGCGATCTTAGATTGCCAACGATGGTGGTTTACAATATGCTAGAATAGGAAAAGAAGGTATGACTTTTGATAAAGCAATGGTGTTTGCTAAACATGTATTATAGCGAAGACCAGTTAGAAAGTTGGAAAAAGGCGATAAGAATAGTAAAGTAAAGAAGAATACTCCTTACTCTTTACCCGAATTACCTTTACTGAAACAAGGAGGCTCCTTTAACGTAATTCCTGATGGTTCTCTTCATAAAAATAAACATCATCTTGATGAAATTGATGAGAAATTTGAGGATGTTACAACAAAGGGTATACCCGTTATTACAGAACAAAATGGAGAAGTAATACAACATGCTGAAGTAGAAAAAGAAGAAATAATCTTCAGATTAGAAACAACTAAGAAAATTGAAGAATTAATGAAAGAAAATACTGATGAGGCAGCTATTGAAGCAGGAAAACTTCTCGTTAAAGAGATATTACATAATACTAAAGACAACGCTAATATTATATAATTATGCCAAATCGTTATACATCACCTTACACAGAATACGATAAATTGTTTGAACCTTATACAGATGACCAAGAGCGTTTGTAGGACTTGTTAGCGCAAATGAATTATCCTGAAATTGTATAGGCTGGTTCTGAATAGGATTATGGGCAGCGATTTAAGTGGGGAAAATATGGATTGGGAAACTTATATCAAAGAAACCATACTATGCCAAATGGTACAGAATATACCGCCGAAGATAATGCACATTTTCTTATTATCCCCTTTATGCGCCCTTAGATAGGTTATGAACCAAATACTCTAAAGGCACCAAGTGCATAGTAGCGCACAACATATGAAGAATTTCCACACGCATATTTATTCAACAATGGCATGCAAAACTATGCAGAATCTCTGTAGGATTTTCTAGTATCTGGCAGAGAACAAGATTATTTAAATCCTTTCACAATGGAAGGATTCACGCATGGACTTTTTAGTGATAATACCATAAATGCCAAAGAAAAGCAAAAAAGGTTTAAGATCACTAAAAAATTAACAAAAGATTTAGGATTAGAAAATCTACTAGTAGATTTTAATGGTGATAAACAAAAGGATTATGTTATTCCAGGTTTTAATAATGATCATGGTCCAGTTGGCGGACAATATTGGGTAGAAGCTTATCGAAGAGGAAAAATAAATTAGGAAACATTGGATAAAGCTCTTAAAATAGTTTCAGATTATCATCAAAATGGAAGAAAAGACGCTTATTATGATGCGGCTTGGAAAGCTAATAAATAGAATTATGCAGAGCAACTTCGTAAATTAGGTTTTACTGACGGAGGTGATTTAATAAGATTTGCAACGCCTACTTTAAGTATAATTAATTTTGTTGGAGAAAGTGGCAATATAATATCTACGAAACGTGAACTTGCTAAAAAAGAAAAAGAATTAGAAAAAGCTTATAAAAATAAAGAAATAACTAAAGATCAATATAATAAAATCAAGAAACAATATGAACTTGCTAATAAATCTTTACACAAAAAAATACACGCCACTATTGGGAACGATTTTTCTAATGCAGTAAAAGAAACTAAACAAGGAAATCTTAAACAAGCAGCTAAATCTGCAGGTAAAGGACTTCTCAAAGTAGCAGATTCTTCAGCAGGAGCAGGACAATCAGCAAGTAATATTATGTAGAATTTTATAGCAAATTAGCTTACTTAGGAAACTAAAAAAGCTATTAAGAAAGGTGTATACGATGCTACAGATTATGTTATGGATAAATCTCCCTAGTGGCTTAAAAATGCAAATAAGAAAGCTAATCCATATGCAAAGAAGGCAATAACATCTACATGGAACTGGATTCCTGAAGGCAGTTTCAAAGACGCTTTAAGAGATAACAAATTAATGAGATTTGGACGTGATTGGGCTAAACGTTATGGTCTGTGGAAGAAAAACGGCGGTGTATTAAATATATAGGATATGTTAATTTATTAAATTCTGTATGGAAGAAAATTTTGATATTGAACTTGCTAAAGATGGTACTACTATAGAAAAAATTGACAATGAGACTTCTAGTTCTATAGATATCGAAATTGGAAATAAAAAATATACAGTACAACTTGCAAAGACAGAAAAAGAAAAAGAAAAAGGTTTAATGGGTAAACAATCCTTACCAAAGAATGAAGGAATGTTATTTATATATGATGAACCTCAAACAGTTGGTTTTTGGATGAAAGACACTCATATACCTTTAGATATTATCTTTATTGATGAAGACTGCGAAGTTATTTCTATTTATAAAGCCAAGCCATTAGATAAAACCATTGTTGAAGAGGATGATGTAAAATATGTATTAGAAGTAAATCAAGATTCTGGTATAAAAGAGGGAGATGAGTTAGAGTACGATGAAGACCCTGATGAAGATTTACCTACTATGAAAGTTATAGGGCCCAATGGTGAAACTTAGATGGAACTTGAGGGTGGAGAAAGAATATTTAGTAGAAAAAATACCAGAACTTTAATCAGAATGGCAAAAAGAGCTGAAGAATCTAATTCTGATACAGACTATAAACGATTAGGTAAAAAAATATTCAAATATATTGAAATACAAGATAATAGAGAGCCAGAATACGTAGAGTTAAAAACTGACTCCGATGATTAATAATTATGATTAATTATTTTATCATAAAAATAATTTTTTATAAATTTGTAGCAGTTTAACTGTTAAACATTATTTTATTATGAGAATTGTAAACAAATACAGAAAATTTCAAGACGGTGGAGCTATGCCTCCCGAAGGTGCCCCTATGGAAGCTCCTATGGAAGCTCCAATGGAAGGAGCACCCGCACCTGAAGAAGGTGGCGATCCTTTAACACAAATCTTACAAGTTGCAGCTATGGCTTTGCAAAATCAAGACTGTGAAGCAGCTATGGCAGTATGCCAAGCTTTTATTGAATTAGCTCAAGGCGGACCTCAAGGCGGTGCTCCAGCACCTGCACCAGAAGGTGAACCTACATTTGCTAGATACGGAGCTAAACTCGTAAGGGTTAGAAGATAAACTTAACTTTAAGGTTTATAATAGGGGCTTATATGTTTAGCTATAAGTCCCTTTTATTTAATTTATAGTAACTATGGCATAGGTAATAGAAAAATTTAAAGAAGGAAAAAGCATATCATCTAAAAAAGGAACTTCTAAAAAAGTAGCTTCTAAAAAGCCAGTTCCTAAAAAAGAACCTTCTAGTAAAAAAGCTGAAGCTGTGGAAGAAGCAGTAGAGGTCATGACCCCTCCTTAGGTAGCACAAGCTCCTCAGACTCCAGTAGTAGACGATTATACTATACATTATAATGATAAAGAATACGATCCTACTTGGGTAAGGGATTACGTAGAAAAAAATGTTAATACTTTTATTAACAATGAAAATATGACATAGGGACAAGCAGAAAAATTTAGAGATACTATTAAGGATGTTATATTACCTAGCATAGATGCTAAAGTTTTAGACTTTTCAGATCCTTATACTTTAAATGTCCCTACAAATAATTCTAGTGACGGATATTATAATAAAGCTGGGTCAGGAATATTTAGTTATGATATAACTGATGATAATAAAGCAGGAATGATAGCCGCTACTAGATATTTACGTTCTTTATTGAGTTCTCCTGATGCAATATCTAAAAAACCAAAAGAAGCCTACAATGGTGATAAGGTTTTAGTCAAAGCACTGGCTGAAAAATTAGGAAATGGAAACCCTGCTGCATTTAAGTCTGTTTGGGAGGCATACACTCCAAAAGAACGCAGAAAAGCTTTGCAAGAAGTTTTAGGAAGTTTGGATTATAATAACATATTTAAACTTTATAATTTTGATGAAACTAATACTAGAGATGCTGCTGCTTTGCATGCGGCAGTTGCCAATTTACAATATGCTTTAAAACATGATAAAGCTAAAGATGATAAATTGGATTCTTCTACATTTGCAGCTGCTGGTAAAGTAGGTATTAGTTTACTAAAATCTCTTCTTTATGGAGAGGAAAAGAAACAAGCACCTCCTGTTACTCCAGTAGATGCTACTGGTGGCGCAGGTGCAGGAGCTGCAGGTGGAGCGGCAGGAACAGGGCAACAAGGTGCTGCTGGTACACAAACTGGACAAACGGCTAATGGAATTTCTTAGGCGGATATACAAGCTGCTAATAAAGTAATTTCAATATTTAGAGAACTTGAATCAGGAACTTCTTCATAGAAAATTATACTTACTCCAGACTCTAAGTACGTAGTAAATAAAGGAATGGTAAATTCTGGAACCCAACTAAAAAAAGATATTGCAGCCCTTAAGAAAGAACCCCTAGTATTTAATGGTAAAAAGTATGGATGGGGGGACCTAATAAACCATACTAATACACATATATTTAAAAATTTAGCAAATGGCAAGTTAAATGAACAAGATTCTAGTAAATGGAATAAACTTGATAAAACAGCCATTAAATTATACTTTTATTATTTACAATCATAGAATCCAGAGGCCGAACATGTGTTTGCATATTATGAACCTAGCACTAAAAAGGTAATTGTTGCAAATCTTAAGGATAACACATTCTCTGTTGGACAGCTTGGCATAGATCAGATATATGCTTCTCCTGATGGTAAGAAAGAAATTGATAAAATATTAAGTGCAAATAATCTAACTTATGATAAATATCTACAAATATTAAGTAGTGTTCCTTCTAGTAAAAAAGGAGGAGCATTAAAACGTAAATATTTAGAAGGTGGAAAAGCTGATGAGTATGCTCAACAAGTTGATGCTGCTATAAAAGCTAATAATGATGCTGCAAAGCCAGAAGGCATGGATCAGAAAACGTGGGATGCTAAAACCAAATTAATGGCAGATGAAGAGGGCATAAATCTTTCTGGCACAGATATTACTAGACTGACTGCTCTTGCATAGGATATTGTAGCTTTAGGAGCTTCCTTTGCTGGTCCTTATGGTATGGCAGCTGCTGGAGCATTAGGAATAACAAGTGCTCTTACTGACTTAGGTGCTGACATATTCGATGATAGTGTAACCACAGGAGAAGTGTTAACAAATCTGGCAGTTAATTTAGGTTTAGGAATTGCAGGCGCACTTCCTGGAGGTAAGCTAGGTTCTTTAGGTGCTAAATTAGTTAAATGGGGCCCTAAACTAGCAAAAGCTGCAATGTTATATGGAGGTGTGAAGATGGGAATGGATGTTATATAGACTCTAAACAGAGGAAGCTAGGTAGGATGGAATAACCTTTCAAAAGATGATTGGAATAATTTAATTAGAGCAGCACAGCTTATTATAGGAGGTAAAGCCTCTACTAGAGTAGCTAAAGCAAGAGCAGGAGCTTTAGAGTATACTAATTCCAATAGAACAACTAAAACAGCTGATGTAGGTTCTGTAACTCTTAAAGGTAAATTTAAACAACCTACTAATAATACTGGAGGAGTATTTAAAAGTGGTAAAGAACTTAAATTTGATCTTACTAATCCAGAACATGCAGCACACTGGGAGGCTTTAAAAGGTAAAGCAACTAATGCTGAGCGTGTAGCATATTTGAAAGAAAAAGGACTTATAGCTAATGAAGCTGGTCAAAAAATACGAGGAACTGGACCTAAATGGTTAACAAACTGGCTTTTTGGTAATGAAACTGGAATGTTTAGAACGAGAACAGGACGTCTTTATAATTGGGAAGAATTTAAAGCTGCTAATCCAAACTGGAAAACAATTATTAAAGGTGGTAAAGAAGGTCGAGACTTATTTATTGATAGGGAAATTAAGTCTCCGTGGTTAGTACCAGATTGGCTTGACGTAAGAAGATACATACCAGGAATGTCAGGAAGAATAGGTCTTCTTCAAGAGAAAGATATGATAAGAGGGTATCTAGAGAATTTACGTCATACAGATCCTGATGAATACTTGAGAGCTATACGTGAAATAGACAGTACCATAAGAACAAAGAGATGGAAAATCCTTAAAAAGATGGATGAACGTGCTGTTAAAGCTGCAAAGAGACACATGAAATGGTTCCCAAGATACTTTGAACCCAAAAATTAGCCTATTGGTCCTACTGGTAGTCCTATATAGTCTGTTGATCCTCGTAGTGTCCCTGATAGATAGTGGGAATAGGGCAGTCTATTTAAAAACGGAGGTATTCTTTCTTCAGATGTTCAATTTGCTAAGTAGGTATTATCATATAGAGGAGGTGGTAGATCTTCTAGAAATAATCAGCCTTCTAGAGGCAGTCAATCTTCAGGAATTATGTATTCTTCTGTAATTAGTTCTCCAGAATACAGAAGAGCCTGGGAAAAAATATTAGATGAATTGGATACTAATCCTAATTCTAATATACTAGAACAGATAAATGATCTTTAGAAATCTTGGCAAACTAATAGTAATACCTTATTTGGAAGTGCTGGATGGAATGGAACAGACAAAAAAGGTAATGGAGCAGTCACTGCTCGCAGAAAAATATTTAACAATACTGAATTAGGTAAAGCTATAAATACTATTATAAGAGCTAACGATGGTTTAGATGATTATTTTGGTCCTTTAGAAAATGTTAGACATTTTGGTAAAAAAGAGCACCTTTCTTAGGTATCTAGAATGATCTAGGACATAATAAAAAATGGTCAAAAAAATAAAAAATACAAAAATATAAAATCATTTAAAGTAGTTAATAATAATGGTGTACTAGGATTTCAATTAAATACTTCTGGTAAATCAACAGGTACAAATATTAAAAACACAGAAGGCAAAGGTACAGATGTTACTAGTCCAACTAGTGCTGATAATATAGCTAGCGCTGTAGAAGCTGTTAAGGGCTAGGTTAAGGGTTAGACTGATGCTAAACCAAAGGATCAGTCTGTTTCTGGAACATCAGTTGATGTTGGAACTCCTTTATCGACAAAAAGCGATAAAAAGGTTAATATAAATCTTCCATAGTTATATGCTGATCTTAGATACAAAGACAGTATAAATGCTCAAAAACGTGTAAATGATTTATATCATACTTATAAAATAGGATTTGATGACCCAACAAGGCAATCATTTATATATAATGATAACTATTCTCTTCTTAAGAAAATGGAGCAACAAGCAGCTTCTAATCTTAATACTATACAAGGAGGAGCCTTATCAACCGATCCTTCTGTAAATAATGCTGCCTTATTAGAAGGAATTAGAGAAAATAATAAAGCATTGGCAGATGCAAGAGTACAAACAGATGCTAATATTAGAGAAAATAATAAGTAGAATCAGACTATAGCAGATGCTAATGCGAAAGAAGCAGTTGAGACAGCAAATAGGAATCGTGCAGAACTTGATAAGTTTAACAACGGGATGGTAGACATCGATATTACTAACGAATTAGCTTTACATAATAGTAAGGATCGTTACATGGCTGAACAACAACAAATTGCTACTCAGAAACAAATGCTTGCTAATGCAATGGATTATAGTAAATACACTGAAGCTTCAAATGCTCAAGTATTCCATGAACAGTCTGAACTTGCTAAATTGGCGAGAAAAGAAATGGCCGATTTACTAGAGAGACTTAAGAAAGAAAATCCAGGAAAATCTCAGGAGGAAATTTATAATGATCCAGAACTTGTAGCACTCTCTCAATCGTTCTAGAAACAAATGCATGAAATAGTATCTAGACATAGAATAAATAGTGCAGATTATTTAGGCTCATTAATATCATTTAATCCTTATACTTGGGTAAGACCTGATAATGTGACATTTGATGTTTCTTATACTCCTTCGTTTAAATCAAGTACTCCAACAAATACAAGAGTAACAGTTGGAAAAAAAGGACTTAAATTAGGAAAAGGTGGTGAAGCTAAATATTCATATGATAAAGCGAAAGAAGCATATTTAAAATTCTTAAGAGATGATTATAAATAGGTAAGTAAACGCAATGCGAAAGTATTGCATGGTCAATATAAGTAATATGAATATAATTCCTAAACATTAGAGCGGAGGTCCTGTAACGATTGTTTATCAACCGTTAGAGAGGCCTCTTGCTTCTTTAACAATGGCAGCATATGCTGCTGGTGATAGTCACGCTAATGCTTCTTCTGCTTCTGGAGGAGAAGCAACATCATCTTCATCTTCTAAATCTAAGTCAGATGAAGGACTTTTAACAAAAGACTTAATTAAAGAAGCTTATACTAAAGGATTACCAAGCGATGTAGCTGAATTTATGAGCAAAGTAAATATCTTTGGTAATGATCTGTTTGGATTAAGTAATGGATTATCTTCTTCTAATTATAAATAGTTAGTATCAATGCTATCTAGTTTGTAGTTAAATAAAGAACAATACACTAAGGCTTTAGAACACGCTACTTCTAAAAATACACTTAATGAACCTGCAATCACATCCGATGGTAAAGTATTTGTACTAGGAAGCGATGGTTTAATTACCAAGAGTGTATCAGAAGTAGGCAAGGATGAAAAAACATTAAGTGTAGGCGAATTAAGTTAGTTGAGAGCTTATTCTAAAGACCTGGCATTTGATAATGGCACATTAACTAATGCAATAGCAGGAAGTATAAGCATACAGGATGTCTTTAAAAGCATTCAAGATATAGTAAGTAAGATAGGTAACTCAGAAGTAGAAAGCGAAGTTATAGGTAGAAAAAGCGGAAAAGCGGTTACTAAGGGACTTGAAGCCCTTTTAAGCGAGGCTGAAGATGGTACTTATAAAATCAAACAAGAGAATAAAAATCAAGTAGCTCAAGCGAAAGTTGCCTTACAATATATATTAGCATCTTTGCCTACTAATCAATAGGCATTGCTTTAGGAATATGCAAGAAGACATGGTATGGATACTTCTCAAGGACCTTTAGTATTGATTAAGAGTTTCATACAAGGACAATTAAGTGATGTATCTAAATTAACTATTGCATCTGCTCCTAATAGTAGTAGCTCTGGGGATGGAAGTGATGGTAGTAATAAGAAAACAAAGATGACATTCCCAATGTAGTTAATTACTGGTGATGGATTAGCCCATAGTACAGAACTTATATCATTTGGAACTGGCGAAGCATATAGTGTAGATGTACAAAGTTCTCCACAGATACCTTTAGCATCTGGCGGTATTGTTAAAGCTGGAGATGCCTCTAAGATTTTGGAGAGTCAGTTGGGTGGAATTATAGAATCGGATTCTATACATGTTGGAGAACAACTTATAAGTCCTATGGCATTATCTAGAATGTATTATGACGGCTCTGGTGTTAAGGCTATGTGGTTACCTGTAAAGAAGGATAATAATGGTAAAGACATGCCTAATATGGATTTGATGAAGAAGTTCATGGAAGTACAGCAGAGAATTAAGAATTTAAGTACACCTCCTACACCTCAACAAGTAAATGCTATGCTTAGAGAGGCAGGTTTATCGGACTACTATTCTGCAGATGGTCAAGTATTAAGTAATTACAGACGATTCGCTGTAATATCAGTATTAGGAGATGAAGCCGCTTTCAAAGATCCTGATGAAAGTAAAGCCTTTACTGAAGTTGACGATGATGCTATTCGTGAAACATTTAGTAGAAGTTTAGGTACTGAAAAGAACCCTCTTAAGATAGAAGGCGATCTTTATAGAACTAATCTATTTATTCCATTGTATGATAGTCCTTCACTTGCTAGACAGGCAGGAGGAAATCCTGGATGGGTGCCAGATAATGGATGGTAGGCCGAAGAACAAGCCTATTCAGAAGTACAAGCTTAGAAAAATTTTAAACAACCACAACCTAAAAGTGCATTATAATAATGGATAATAAGCAGAATGATTGGGTATTGGCTACATTAGCAAACCCAGACTTTAATTTTACTGACTTTAGTGCTGTAGGCATTACTGCCGATAATACTTCACTATATGACAGACAAAAATATTTAAATAGCAATTTAATTCAAAATACCCCTGAGTTTTAGACTGAGGGGCATTTTGATGAAGCAAAGTTCAATACTTTTTATGATAATGCTTTGAAAGACTATAACGCGTTATCTGAGCATACTGACCAACAAAACGTTAGCCAGGCTATGTTCAGCTATAACAACATATGGGTAGACAAAGAAAAAAGGAAAAAGTAGGTGGATTTTAATGTAGTAAAAATTAATAATCCCGATAGACGAAACTTTGGTATAGAAAGAATAGGATATATTAGTAATCCTACAATGACCCCAGAAGAAATTGCTCAAAATGAAAAAGTATGGGACAATGCTACTCATTCTTGGAAGGAATCTCCCAATGATGCTTGGTTATTTAGAAACTGGCTTGATCCTGTAGCCTTAGCAGTATATGACACAGACGTTGATGCCGATGGCAATCCTACAACTGATGAGTCAAAAATAGCTCATAGAAAAGGAGAATATAAAATTAATCCTGATACTGGAACATACTATTATGAAACATTAAATGGTAAAACACCACATGATAGATAGGTTCTTACTATGTTTGATGTAATTACTAAGGATGGTTCTGCAGCAAATAAATATGATTTCTTTGATGCGGATGGTGTAAATAAAAGTATAATTGGTACAGTAGCAAAGAATGTCGTGCGTATAGCTCCTGCATTTATAAAATATGTGAAGGGTCCCTATATAGCATTAAATGTTGCTCTTGAAGCTGCAAAATTTCTACCTACTATATATAAATCTACTTTCGGATTGGTGTCAGAAGACAATTCTGCAGCTAATGGTATAGAAGCCTTTGCCATGTAGTTTGATAATAATAAATCATCCTTAGAAGGACAGCAAAGTTTCTTCTCTTCCGAAAGTATAGTTAATATGATTGGTGATGTTGCTAGTTAGTTAATACAATAGCGTTGGTTATTTACAAAAGCTCCTAGAGCTTTTAAGAAGTATGATATTACAGGAACAGCCGAAAAACCTTCTCAATTACAATTAGCAGCAAACGAAAAAGCTAATCAATGGGCATCAGACTTAATATAGAAAGGTATTGCTGGTGAAACTATGATAACAGCAGATGAAGCTGTTGCAGCTTCTTTAGCTAAAGCAAGTGTTTGGCAGGAAAATTATATAAAGGAATATCAGGAGATAGGTAAGTATATATCCAGGTTATATATGACTGGTACTTCGTCTTATCAAGCATATGAAGATGCTAAAGCTGAAGGTGCAACTGATGCAGAAGCAGCTGCATTATTCTGGGGATATTTCGCTGGTATGTATGGAATTATGTCTAAGGATATCGGTGAACACGTATTACCAGAATTACGTATGCAGAAACGTGAAATTCGTGATATCTTATTAAAAGCAAACGAATAGGGATTAAAGAAGGGAGTGACAAAAGCTGCTACTACATCTACTGCAGAAGAAGTTAGTAAATTCAAAGGCATATTTTAGAAAGCAGGTAAAAAAGCACAAGAAATATGGCAAAAGGCTTCTTCTCCTACAATTGCTGGAGGTTCTTCTATAATGGCTAATATGTTAGCAGAAGGTGTAGAAGAAGTTTCAGAAGAAGTAGTATATGACTTAACAAGAGCTACTTTTAATGTTCTTAATAATTTTAGAGGGGGAAAAACTCAATTATCTGCATTTGATAATGCATTAGAACGCTATGGTAGTTCATTTTTTGGTGGCTTCATTGGCGGTGGTATCTTCGAAGGTATTAATGTAAAAGAGCACATAAATTCTAATATTAATAGGCCATACGATCCAACTAACAAAGAGGCAAATGAGTCTCTTATTTATATGATTCGTAATGGAGAGAAGAAATAGGTACTAGAATCGTTAGAGTATCTTCGTAAGCATGGAATGCTTGGCGATACCAATTTAAGTGCTGATATAGACCATATTGAAGGAGACCAAGTTGTTTATAAGCCTGGTACACAAACTGACAATCAAAATGAGTTTGCTTATAAATTGATGAAAAACTACATAAATAACATCGACACTGTATTATCCGAAGAAAATATGCAACTTGGTGATGACAACCTAATTAGTGGTGAGGGTGTTACACAGAACGATGTTATTAAGTATTTAAGATCTTCTTATTTAATTTCGTCTAGTCCGTCTGTAGGTAAGATGTTGTAGGATTACAACAGTATGGGAGATCGTTTTGTAGCTTTACATAGTGAGTTAAACGAACTTAACCTAATGGATGACCAGAAAAAACGTGCAGACGTTCATTGGCAAGAAAAAGTAGATCGTGTTTAGAAAGACTTGGATGAACTAAGAAAAAAGAGAGAAGAATATCTTAGTGATGAAAATTAGAAATATTACACAGGTTTAATGATGTTTAACGGTAATAGTGAAATTGCTAATGCTTTCACTCATGTAACTTACCGTTCTTTTGCCGAAGCAAAATTTAAAAAAGACTTTGAAGATCTTACTGATTATGAAAAGGAATATGCTCGACAGTCTTATGAAAGTTATTTAGCTTTGGAAGCCAATGAAAAAATGGCAAAGGCTTATGAAGTATTTATGAACTTAAATAGACGCTTCGGAGCATCTTTAGAAGCCATAGGACATAATGCAGAAGCTTACGCAGAAGCTCGTAGAAAAGTATTAGAATCTGTAGTAGAATTTGATGAAATTAATCCAGAAACAGGAGAAGTAGCTCTAGATGATGATGGATAGCCAAAAAAATAGAAGCTTAACTTGGCTGGTATTATTGTTAAGATGTTTGGAGATTATAACCAAACAGATGAACAAGTACAATAGAGAGCAAGAGAGCTTATTAAATATGCCAATCCATTTAGCGAATTACGCAGATTCGTTTTATAGGGAGCTGGAAAAATTTCACAACATTCTCACGTAAACGATCCTGCAGTAACTGCTGCTTTTGAATAGGGTAATCCAAATATAGATATCCAAAGAGGGGCTGGTAATAATCCATATTATGACCAAGCTATCAAGATTATGGATACCTTTATATAGAATCTTTAGTATCTTATAGGTGATGGTGGCAGAGTAGACGAAGAAGTTGCAAATTCTATACGTGATATAAAGAATGAATTAATAAAAATTGAAGGTAATTTGTTGTTGCAAGACGTCATCATGGGAGATGATTTTATTCAGAATTCAGATGCAAGTTTTGCATTATTCGATAAGTTCTTTACTGGTTTAACTTTAGATAATTTAAACGATAGATACCAGGATTTACGTTAGCATTACAATGAAATATTAGCAGAAGCTTAGCAAGATGACCCAGCTTCGGTTGCTGCTGTACAAGCTTTATTACAAGAATTTGATGATAGAATTAGTCGTTTTACACAAGCTAATGCTGACTTAATTTAGAAAAATACTACTATAAATGGTCTATTGGCACAACAAATAGATAATCCTATCTTTAAAGTTTTAAATGAATTAGCTATTACTACTACTGGAAATCCAAGAAGTGTTATAGCATTATTAAGGGAAATTGAGTAGCAGTTCATCTTAAAAACAAAAGATGGTGATATTAGTAAATTCCTTCTTGATGGTACTATTACAAGAGATGATATAAAAAATGCCGAAACTTTAATTACTCAAGTTTAGGCGATGATTAGAGCTGCGCAGGTTGATAAATTATATAAAGAAAATCCTTTTAGTTTCAATTCATCTATGAATGCAATAGGTGGAGACGAGAAATTAGGAGAAATTGACCATATTACAGCTTCTTTACTTATCAGTGACCTTGAAGCCTTTAAACGTAAATTAAACTTTGTTAAGAGCTTACATGATATTAATGATAAGGCTTCTTTAAAAGAACATACTGAAGTAGGAGTTAATTTAAATTACCTTGCTTATGATTTAATAGGTAATCCTGACAGTGAATTATATAAAACTATTTCTGTAAATGGAGCGGGCGAGAGAGTAATTAAGGATAAAGTTGTTAATGGTCAAGCTATTCTAGAAAAAGGATCTGAGTTAGATAAGGCTATAACAGCTGCTGAAACTTTAAAAAAATATACAGAAGATCCTAAAAGACCTACTAATATTCCATTAGAAGATCAAATAGCTATAGCAAAAGAAAAACTCAACATTGAAAATGCATTATACGATAGAGTTTAGGAACTTATTAATTCTGGTAATACTGCAGAAGAACGAGAGCAGATTAAAGAAGAATTAATATCAGTATTATTCTCTAAATATATTTCTAACGCTGAAAATATTGGTATAAATAACTAGCCAATTAAAAAGGATTCTACTACAATGGGCGACAGTGTAGAATTATCCTATTTAACTTCTATTATAGCATATAAGTCTGGCGATTTCTTATACAAATACCATGCTCTTCTAGAGAAAAAGAATTCAAATTTAGCACCACTTCCCGCACAAACTTTGAGTGTCCAAATCTGTTATGCAATGACACAGAATAAGGACTTATTTAATTCTGTATTAAAAGCATTAAATGTAGAAGATTATGGCAGAACTCCTATGGATAGTTTTATAATGGTAGCAGGTATTCCTGGCGCAGGTAAAACTTCAGCGGTATCTAAAATGGTATACGATATGGCTAAAGCAGATAATCCTAAAGTCAGAACTATGACTGTTGGACCTACTAATACTCAAGTGCAAAACTTAGTTAAAGCTTTAAATCCTTCTACTAAACGCAATAATCCATTTACAAAGGATGAACTGCTAGAATTCTTAGGAACAAACGAAGAAGCCATAAATGCTTCTGATGCTATGGAATTCACAGACTTTGATGACGGTAGAATCTATTATCGCCTTAAATAGGAGATTATAGATGGCCTAGATACAAGTGTTAAGCCAGATATAATCTTTATCGACGAGTCTACCATCTTTACAAATGCTGAATTACAATTGATTAAAGGCTATGCTAACAGAGTAGGAGCAGTTGTAATAATAACAGGTGACTTACAACAGAGTGCTAGAAGAATGTTCTGGAATCATAATAATAACAACGATGAAACTAGAACATTGTATAATTCAATTACTACTTGTGTTCCTTTCTGTGCTCCTCCGCTTAGTGTATCTATGAGAGCTTCTAATTCAAATAAAAGAGATAATACCAATGCTACTAGCGAGTTAGCATAGAATTTTACAATGCAAAGTATAAGAGATCGCAATTTTTCTGGTACTACAGAAGTATTAGATTATATTAGAGATCTTTTATCTAAGGCTAAAATTAAAGGTTCAATAGATCCTACAGGAGCAATAAAAGGTGACTTGCTTTATGATAAACCTGATTTAACTACCCCAGAAGGTAGAAGTGCATTCAAAAAGCAAGTATAGCAAATGATTGATACTTTGGCTGAAGGGGAAAAGATAGGCTGCATTTATGAAGATGAGTCTTCTGAAATCTATAAGTTCTTAACTGAAAACTTCAGTGCCGATAAAATCGAAATGATTAATAAACTTGAGTTTTATTCTGAAGCTAAAGCTCATGGTAGCGAACATCAATATTTTATAATTGATGTAAACTGGGATGGAAAGTATTAGAATTTACTAAGTAATACCAACTTAACCCCTGAAATAATAAATGATATATTATCATTTATACAATCATTACATACAACTATTTCTCGTTCTAAATAGGGATCTGTCATTATAGATAATGGCTTAACTAACTTATTAGGATTGGATGTATTCACAACCATAGATTATAACCAAGTAAATGAAGTTAGACCTTCTGAGGAAATGCTAGAGTTATATAGAAATGAACAAACTGCTATATTTGAAGCTGTATTAAGTGGCTATACTCCAACTGATCCTACAGCAGTAGCGGCTGCTACAGAAGGTGCAACAGAAGGAGAAGGAGAAGAAGGCGGTGAAGAAGGCGAAGGTGAAGGTGAAGAAGGTGAAGGCGAAGAAAACGATGACAATGATGATGGTGGTGAAGAAGACGACGGTGAAGGGGAACAAGATGTAGATTTAGTTCCTATCAGTGAAATGAAGGTACCATTTAAGAATAAAGTAGTAGTAGTATTAAAGTTAAAGAAAGACCAAATTGACTATGTACTAGAAAATGGATACCTTATTAAATCTGATCCAGTTGTTGTAACTAATAAAACTACCTTAAAAACCGCTGTATAGAATATTAGAAATGATTTGATTGCAGGAGTAGCTGTTATACCCGCTGGAACAGAATTAGCTACAAAGATTTAGAACGGTGAGAATGATATAAGTATTCCTGCTGAATATATATATCCTAAATTTACTAAAGACGTAGTAAAGAAATCTAAAGGCAAATCTAAAACTCCTAGTACAAAAAATAAAAATACTAAATTTGATGTAGGGGATATTATTACGATTAAACAATAGAAAGGTAAAAAAGCTTCTACTATTTAGTATAAAATATAGGATATATCATCTAAGAAAATATTTAGTAAGAAAACAAAACGTTGGTCTACTAAACAAGTATATAAGTTACAACAAGTAGGTAAACCTGCTAATGTAAAAGAATGGACTGCGGATTTTGTAGATAGTAATTATAAGAAAGTAAAAAGTGCAACTGCTTCTAAAACTACTAAAAAGCAAGTATCTACTTTAGAGAAGATAATGGCGAGAGAAATTAAACCTGCAACTACAGGAGATACTGCTCCAGTATCTGATACTGAGTTATAGAATATTCTTAATTATGCTGATAACTAGGTAATGGGAGTTAAGTTATATTCTGGTTTATGTTTCAGTAGCGGT